TTGGAAATTATCCAAGGTCTACCTTCTGTTTTGTTAGAAACAACAACAATATCTATGATTGTAACAGTATCAGTATAATTAAAAACAGATTCTGATAAATCAAGAATTTGTTCCTTGTTTCTATCTGTTATCTCTCTCTTGTTGTTTATTGTTGCTAAGGATAGCATTAGATGGCTTTATTATTTCAATATTTATCAGATTTTCAAGATAATAATCCTCTTCATAATAATCCTCATCTGTTATGATTGAGATATCAATACTGTATAATTTATCGAATTTTGGTATTATATTTTGTTTTATGTTGTTTATTACATCCTCTGGCTCAGATTTGTAAAGAAGATAAATTATATTTTCATATTTTTTATTTTTTAATTTTTCTATAAAATCTTCCTCGGCTTTGTTGTTAAAAAGGAATCTTCTTATTGGATTCCTCTCTAATTCGAGAAAGGATTTTTGGAAATCAAGACCTTTAAGCGTTTGATATTTGTCGTAAATTAGATATTTATATAGACCAAAATGTTTATCAAAAAACTGTTTATCGTTGATATCGCTTAGAAAAATGTGTTTTTTCTTCATGTTTTGTTTTTAGGCAATTTTTGGCTTATCCCCATTGTATTTATCCTTTATCGCCTCTGTTAATGCTGTTTTTATTGCCTTTTGATCTATAGATTTCAATACAAAATTGATAATACTGTCAACCGATTCATCACCAAAAGAATCTATAATAGTCTCATAAAGACTGCTCTTTGGTAACAATGCTTCAATATTTATGGTGAGAGAAGATTTTTGCAATTTAGCTTGACTTAACAACGTTTCAATCGGGTTTTTTTGAACAGATGATTGAGGTCTATTTGGTGATGAAGAATTTGATATTTCCAATGTTACCATAGAACCTTGTTCATTGTTATGCCCTATAGATTCCACAATTGGGTTTCCGAATTCATCTTCTTGTATATCAAAAAATCCACCACCTTGCTCATCATCCTCTGTTGGTTGGTAATTATCAGCATATCCGATGTCATGGGCAATCTCCTCGAAATTTTGGTAAGGAATAGCAGTACCATCTGACATCACAATGGCTTTCATTGGTGACATTTTATAAGATACTGCAGTACCCTCAACTTCTATATTGTGTTGGTTCGTAAACACAAATTTTCTGTTTGCTAATTGTGAAAAATAAAAATCTATTTTCATTTTCTTGTTGCTAAAATTTTTCTTATTTGGTTATCCAATTCTTTATCTTCTATCTCAAGTTTCCAATTATCTTTGAGTCTTTCATAGTAGATAAGACCTTCACCATGTTTTATATCAACAATTTCGATATAGGATAACATTAATCTCAAAAGGGGGTTAGAAAATGTATCATTCTTTATGCTCAATTCTTGACCCCTAAACTTCACTGTTGTACAATCCATAGAAGAAACCACTTTGTGATAGAATATATACACAAAAATAAAACAGTTTCAATATGAAAGTATTTAGCAAAATTAAACTATCATCTACAGAAGTTGACAACTCCATTTTTATAGATTCTCATTGGTTTTCAATGACAGACCATTTGGAAAAATCGGAAGAGATGGAACTCGTTGATAAAATTAAAACGATGCCATTTTTGGATAGAAAGGATATGTCATTCACATTCAACGAAATTTCCCATTATTTCGATCATGATTATGTTATGATCAGAAAATTCATGTATGCTATGACATTACTAAAAAATGCTTCTGGTGTACAGTTGTACAAATTTGATTCTAGAAATGGCATTGCTGGTATCAGACTTGTAGGAGATATAAAAGATTTTATATTCAATTATGACAACACTGATACTAAACTTGAAACAGTTATAGAAAAGGAGAAAACGGATGAGGCCACAACAGGGGATGTCGAAGCCATAATCGACATAGATGAAACAAAATCGGAGGAGATTGTTTCTGAAGTTGAAACCATTGGAACAACTGAAGAGGTGGAAGTTTCTGCTGAAGAGATTACTTCTGAAACTGTTACAGAATCTTTAGAAGTAACTACCGAAACTGAAACTACTGTAGAGGTTAGTTCTGAAACTGTTACAGAATCTTTAGAAGAGGCTTCCAAAAAACCAAAGGTTACAGCCAAGAAAAAATAATAAAAAAGAAACCTTTATTGCATCCATACATACAAACAATATGGATGCAATAAAATTACCGAAAAAACTCATATTAATAGGGAATAGTGGCTCTGGTAAGACCACAATAAAAAATCTACTACTACAAGATCATTTCCTAAAAGCTAAATATTGCTACGATTTCATTGGTGATGTTTCACACACCACAAGACCAAAAAGAGATTCTGAAATAGACGGTAAAGACTACAATTTTGTATCAGACAAAGAATTTGAAGATCTTGGTTTTATACAAAAAGTTGAGCATAACGGATTCAAATATGGCACTTCCACCGAACAATTCAAAGAAAAGAATCTGTTTATAATGAATCCTACTGGTGTCAATATAATACCACAACATTTTTTTGAGGAATTTGATATTAAAATCGTAAAACTCATGGTTTCTGGATCTATATCTCAAGCAAGACAACTTGAAAGATATGATAGTGATGAAAAAAGAATAGCAATGCTTTCCAAAGCTGTGATCAGATGCAGATTTGAGAAAGAAGAATTTGCAAAAGATATTATACACCCCTATTTTAATATCCACAACGATAATCTATCCATAGATAAAACCCTTGAATTAATATTAAATTTTTATAAATCAAATAAAAATGGTTGAAAATTTTGATCCAAAAAGTAATTCAAATAACATTTGGCATACCATAAATTTATATGCCTCAAAGCAAGATCACGAAGTTATTATAAAACAGCAAAACAGCACTGTTATTTGTGATATCTACAAGAAAAATAAAGTTCTTTTTTTGTTCAGTAATAGAAAATTCGTCAACAGATTCTATTATACTTTAAAAGAACCATATGATCAGACACCATTCTCTAATGCCATACTTGAGACAATACTTGGTGATACAAATATTGATTTTACATCATATATGGGTTTTGTCACTTCTGTATTCAATAGAAAAGATGATGTCTCCGATATCTTACAAGCCACATTAAAAATGTCAACAGAAATGGCTGAAGTTTCTGATATTGTTGCGGATGAAATATTCTTTAAGAAAGAAATTTCAAGGTCTTCGAAAATTGCTGAAATGGGTGATATACTTTTCTACTACACATTGATTTTGGCTAAATGGAAATTTTCTCTCTCAGAGGTTATGGCTACAAATTTCATAAAATTGAAATCAAGATATCCGAATGGTAGATATGGAAACAATTTCATATATAATAAGGACATAAAGTCTGAAAATAAACAGATAGAAGACTACTTATCAGAAAATGAAAGATCCAATACTTAAGAATTTAGGAACAGACAATATAAGATTTTCTGATATTATCGATATGTATGGTAATGGTGAAGTAACTTCACCATATGGTAGAGCAAAACTCATATCGATAAACAGAAAGAAGAAGACATGTATAATATCGAATCAGAAGGTAGACAATCTGGAGGTTTCAATAAACAGCATAAAGTTTATGCTCAGGAAAATGTCATCCATAGCAAGAGCAGATATTATAAATGTTGCAAAACTTGCCGTTAATGATAAGAATTTCAAATTCAAAACAAAAAGAAGTGGAAACAACATTGTTTGCCAAGGAGATGACTATGATGTAACAATAAACCCAGACACATTATCAATAATAGTTTCTGACAAAAATCTAAACAAGAAATATATTTCTAATAACATACCTTTTATCATAGCGTACCTTTTTAAGAGGAACTATGATATTTTTGGTCTTATAAAGAAAGGCTTGGCTGTGCAATCATTTACTTCAAAAACACCTTGAAATTGAAACTAAAATCTTTTTAAATAATAAAACCCATATGCAGGAAATTAAATTTAAAAATCTAAATGTCTGTGCACTATTAGATTTCATAAAAGAATCAAAATGTGGAGATTTTCCACACACATATGATATAGACAACGATTATATCATATCAAAAGGTCATCCAACTCAGAAAACTTATGTAAAATATGTAAGACAAAATATGTCTGATATATTGGAATGGGATGACAAGACCTTGAAAATTGATATTAAATTTCCATTCTTTAAATTGAAACACATAATGTGTGTACTTGAGATTTATAAATCTCAAAAGATCGATTTAATAGAAGGTAAATTTTTGGTTGAACACGATCCAACAGTTGGTGGTCTTGTTGGTAAATCATTGGAACTTAAGCACAAAAAACTATCTTTCAAGATAAATCCAGCTGAATTCACAAAAAATATACCATACATGCCGAATAATGTATGGCAACAGATATCTTCTACACAGGATTCACTTGTGCATTTTGTCGTTACACAGGATATTGCAGATAAGATCTGTGATTGTATTGATGCGGAAGGTAAGGATGCCAATGTTACAACAGCATTTAGAATTGACATTTCAGATGTCATAACATTCTCATCTAAATCAGATGCGTGGAGTTTTGATTATGAATCAGATTTCGAAAAATCAGATTCTTTCACACAAGGATCTTATCTTGTTCCAAAACAGGTTTTCGATCTTATGTCTAAGAACATTTACGATTTCTTCATTTCTAAACACCCAAAATCTGATGATATGTTTTTGCTTTTGGCTAAAAAAGATATCAATGATCAAATCCTAGTAACATTGTCAAATCTTAAAAAATAATAACCATGAACAAATTTAGCCTTGTATATTCAGCAATATTTAATAAAAAGGTTCTAACGGAGATTTTTGTCAGATGTATCATAGATTCAATAATACTTTCTTTAATATTGTTGGTTTTTGGTACTACCTTCGATATTACATTTTTGTATAAGATACCTTTAATATCGATTCTTGTTAAATTGTTTTTACAGATCCCAATATTTAAAGCGAGAGTATAAAAATGTATGAATTCAAGCATTCTTCTGTCGATGAAAATTCAAGCATTGATGATATAGAGAATGAAATACAGAGGCTTGAATCATCAAAACTCTTTAATAGGAATTATGATCAAGGCTGTAAAGTTATTCTAAATTCTGTCTATGGTGTTGAGGGGTTTAACAGATTCCCTTTCTATCTTAGAAACATTGCGGAATCAACAACTTTACAATCACAAGATATAATCCAATATACAGAAAGGGTTTTCAATCATTATTTCAAAGAAATCTGGTATAGAGATTCAGAATTGCACAACAGAATTGGTATTGAATCTGTATCAAGAATACATCACAATGTTGTTAATTATCTTGATACAGATTCAGTTTTTGTTGTTTTTGATTCAGTTTACGATGGTATTGTTTGGAAAGATGGTCAAAAATTGGATTTTGTTGATTTCATACAAAATATTTGTAAATTTCGAATCAACAATTTCATAATTGATTCTTTATCTTCCTATGTAAAGAAATTCAATGGATTTGAAATTAAAACCGATGGTAGTCCAGCCTTCAAATTAGTATTTGAACAAATTTGTGAATCTGTTATCTGGTTAGCCAAGAAAAAATATATCAAAGATACTATTTGGAAGAAAGGCAATAGATTCAAGTCATTGGAGAAAATTGAAACCAAGGGGATTGAAACCTCTCAATCCTCTATACCAAAATTTTGCAGAAACAAACTCAAGGATATGATAAAGTTCATCATATCCAATGAGTTCAATCAAAATAAACTTTTAGACATACTTCTATCTTTGAGAAATGAATTTGAAACCACTGATATAGACAACATCTGTAAAACAGAGAGGATCTCAAATTATTATGATTTTATCTTGAATGATAAAACAGCCATTGAAATTGGTAAAAATTGTAAACCACATACGAAAGGTTCTGCAGTTTACAACTATCTTTTGTACAACACGAAGTACAAAAACAAATATCAACTCATTCAATCTGGTGATAGGGTTAAGTATTACTATACGAAAAATGATGAAATTGAAACTTTCTCTTTTTTACCAGGAACTTATCCGATAGAAATTGCAAAGGATATTGATTATGATTTGCAATTCGAAAAATTAATACTTGCTCCAATAAACAATATCCTAAAATCTATGAATTTAATGGAGTTGGATAGAAACTTGATATTATTCCCATCATTATTTTAAAAGATGATAAATTCAGAACAGATAAAAGATCAGCTTATTATCTCTTATATAAAAGAGGATGGTTCTATTGGATTCCATAAAATACAAATACCAGAATCAGAATTTTATAAATGGGTTTATTGCTCAGAAAAAGATCCAAGTAGAAGTACATCAATGCTTTCTCATGATGAGAAGGCTATTAAAAAAATAAAAACTAAATATCTTACCCAACACAGAGTAACAGAATTGATACAGAGGTTACCAGATGAAATAAAATCAACTCTTTTCAAATTCCACAAGGTTGATAAATGGTTTATGGATATTGAAACATCAATGACACACGGACTCAAAATCCAAGAATTGATGGAGAACCCGATAGAACAAATCCTAACCAACACCTTCTATAGCCAAAAAACAAAGGTAGCAACTTCTACTGGTCTTGTGAAATTGACTGGTCTTCAAATAGAAAAGATACAAGCGAGAATTGATGCTCATTTTAAACAACTAAACAGAACTTTCAGATGGGAGTATCGTTATTACACTTCCGAAGAACTCATGATTCTTGATCTCCTAAGAAATGATATACCGAGAATGCCTTTTATAAGTGGTTGGAATTTTAAACCATTTGACTGGGCATATATTATAGCTAGAGCAGAAAAACTCAAGCTTGATGTCTCTGTGGTATCACCAACAGGAAAGATGAAGAATTCCCTTCTGAAAAGGAAATTCGCTAAAAAAGGTGAAGGCGTTAAAACGAAGTTTCCTGTTCATAGACTTATAACCGACTATCAGGCAATGTATGAAAAATTTGATACATCTGTCGCTATCAAAGAATCATCAAAACTTGATTGGGTTGCAAATGAACTTTTTGGTGTTAAGAAAGTTGAATACAATGGTACTTTAACAGAACTTTATCAAAACGATTTTGAAACTTATATTTTCTATAATGCTGTTGATGCCATAATAGTCTCTTTAATAGATGAAAAAATAAACAGTTTCGATTCATTGAGATCCATTGCTTTTGTGGCAAATACAGAAATCGATAATGGTTTGTATGCTTCTAAAACAATCGAAGCACTCTTGGTGAAGAAACTTTATGCCAAAAATATGGTAATCGTAACAGATTATGATGAAGGGTATAAAGAAGAAATGGATGAAGTTGAATACGACTTCTTCAAAGGGGATGATGATGAATCTTATGCTGGTGGTTATGTGAAAGAACCAATGCCTGGTAAATTCAAATATGTTTGTGGTTGGGATTTTCAGAGTTTGTTTCCATCAATAAAAATGATGGTAAATTCTGGTCTAGATACCTATCTTGGTATGAGAGAAGAAAATTCAAAGACCTATATTTCCCACAAAGATGGTACAAGGCAAAATATTGATGATACAATGGTAAATTCTGTGTCTGGAGCAATATTCACAAAAGAAAAATCTTCTGTTATGAGAGAAATAATTTTTGATTTATTTTTTGGTAGAGTTGAGGCAGGTAAAAATGCCGATGAGATTGAGGTGGATATCAAAAATATGAAGGAACTTCTTGAGAAAAAGAAAAATAAAACGGCATGACTGATATAGGATATTTACAAGATATTTTGCACCATGTGATAGGAATTTTGCCATATGGTGCTCGTTTTAATATTTACACAGATGATGGTGATTTTGTTGGTACATATACTTCAAATTGTGACTTTCAAATAAGACAAGACGGTGATGAAAATCGTATTGTCATGGTAACAACATCCATGTTTGAAACAAAATGGAGTTCATGTGTGACAATTTGGAAAAACGATAAATTCAACAAAGGAATTATAGATATAATAAATAATCAAAAATGAAATATTTCTTCGATACTGAATTTCATGAATACAAGTCAAAACCTCTCATGGGTAGATCAGTTCACACAATAGAACTTATCTCGATAGGTATTGTTGCAGAAAATAACAAAGAATATTATTCGATATCTAAAGATTTCGATATTGAAAAAGCTTGGAAAAATGATTGGTTAAAAGAAAATGTATTAAAATCAATCTTTGATGAGTTGTATGAATTGTACTCACATATATCTTATGATACAAAATTAAAAGAATTCGGAAGGGACAACAGAATCATATTTTGTATTGAAGATTTCAGATTTTTGATTAATAAATTTGGTAAGACCAATGAAATTATAGCAAAAGAGATAAAAGAATTCGTTGCATATAATGAAGATGAAGATTTAAGTCCAGCAGATTTGTTCAAACCGAGTTTTAAATTCAAGGATGTAGAATTTTATGCTTACTATTGTTCATATGATTGGGTGGTATTTTGTTTCTTGTTTGGTAGAATGATAGATTTACCAAATGGGTTTCCAATGTATTGTAGAGATTTGAAACAGACGTTTGATGAAAAAGCATCTGCTGGTACACAAGAAAACAATGAGCGTATATCTAGAGGGATTGAAGACAACAAATATTTATATGATTTGAAATCAAGAGAAGATTATCCTAAACAGGATAATGAACATAATGCTCTTGATGATGCAAAATGGAATTTGAATTTGTATAAATTTCTTAAAACAATATGATAAAAATCGGTATTGTAGTTAGGAAGATAAGTAAATATATGCGCTTGAAAATGCTCACTAAATAGATAATGATAACTGGAATCATGAAAGATATATCTAATAATTATTTGAATCACGAAAGACGTATTGAATTTCAGACATCTGTTTTAGCTAAAAAACTGGAATTCATGTTTGGATCTTCAGATCCAACATATGTGAATGGATTCTATTGTGAAACTGATGATAATGGTCATCTTGATTTGTCTACATTTAAAGAATGTGAAATACAAGTAGAAGACTGTAGCAGAGAAGACTATTATCTTAGACCAACACAAACTTCATTACAGACATGGCTTAGAGATTTTCATAATATTGAGGTTTATGTTCTACCAATATTTAGAGAAAAATGTGGTTATGATAGTTTTAGGAGAGATGGTTTTTCTTTCCAAATCATTAGAACAAACCCATGTCAATTGTTGGATTGGTCTAGCTTTAATCAATGTGGAGAGGACAGAGATGAGAATCAAGAATGTTTTAATCCATCATTTAAATCTTATGAAGATGCTTTAGAAGATGGATTAAAACAAGCTTTACTAATGGCATTGGGTGTAAATCATCAATAGGTTGTACCGTTCGCAAATTTCATGAATTCCAAACTTTGATTACCATGTGCAACCATTAAGGGTGGTGCAGATTTTTCCTTGCCAAAATAATTTTTATTTTTATCATTGCCAACCTTTGATGTTGACGATTTCTTAGTAAATACAGTTTCGGTAGCGGCAGACATATTAGCTACATCGGCTACACCTTTAGATGGATGATAAATTCTTTGTCCTTCAGCGAATATCGATTCCAAATCTCCCTTATCACGAGGCCTCCCATGTTTAAGATTTATAATGAATTTCAATTTTGTTGGGAAATCGTCAACAGAAAGTTCACCATCATATGAAAAATCAAAACTTTCACAGATCAAATTACCCATTGTCATGATAGGTTTATATGGATTACCCACAACCATGTGCCACTCACCTATTGGTAATCCAGTCAAAAGTGCCTTAAAACCAAGTACTTTTGGTCTTGATTTTGCTCTTTGTAAATCACCCATGTAATTCCCTATACCTTTGGCTACACTACCAAGGCTGTTCAATGCTCCTCTGAAATCACCATTTAATACATTTTGTATCATACCACCAAGCATATTCATACCACCACCACCTGCAGTATCACCAAGTTGTTTAACAACGGTGCTTATATATCCAGCATAATCACCAGAATAGAATTTGCTTTGATCACCAAGGAAAGAATGCTGTTGTGCTTTTAAATCTGGATAATATCTGTTAACACCACCCCAAAATTTAGCATTGTTATAACAGAGTGCAAGCATATTGCACATAAGATCAAGCATGGCTATCTTCGGATTCATTCCATTGTAAGAACCCAAATCATACTCGAAAGTAACAGATATCTGTTGTTGATCTGCTTGTATACCTCTTGCTCTAATATGTGTGGAAGTTATAACATTCACCGGACCAAGAACTTTGTTTGTGTAATTTATATCTTGAGCCATTCGAAGTCTATCTTGTTGATCCAAATCAAACAGGCCTGTTTGCCCCCTTGATTGTTCAAGACCAGTAGCATGTTTTAACCCTTGCGCCACTGTATTACCATTCACAGATTTACCAGTAAAAGGTATCTTCATTTTAGATACTTTCAAATCGTCCATGAAAGGTGTATCATCAAATCCTTTTTCATTACCTTCGACTTCATTTTCTTTGGCTTCAAATTTTTCCCAATTTATACCACCAGCAAATTTGGATAATTCTGCTAATGAATTCTCGGTGTCAGCACCAAAATATGCCACTGCCTGTGCTATTGGCTTAAATTGTCTGCCACCATCGAATTTCAAATTATCATAAGTTGGGAATGGAAATCTTCTCAGTGTGATCATGTGATTTATAGGAAGAATCCTTGACCATTTGGTCATGAGAAAATCAGATCTGAAATATGGCTTTGTACTGACTACATTTTGAACAGTTCCTTTTGAATCAATTTTCTCATTTTTTGATGGGAAATCTCTTAGCAAGGAATCTATCGTATATTCTCTTGATGCTTTATCATATGGTCCAGATTTACCATCTGTATCAAAGAAGTCATTTTTATTATTGTATTGTCTGTGAACAACAATGGCAAGATCATTGAATATTGATGGTGCACCTTTTGTGTTTGCTGGTGCTTTATCAACTTCTTTCATATCATCATAGGCATAGGCAAGATTTTTATCCTGAACAGAATTCATCTGTCTTACTATAGCTGGGTTGTTTGCAATATCACGATTTGAATAATCAATGGATTTATTGAATTTCGAAGAATCAACAGTATCTTTTGTTATAGCACCAGTTCTATCTTGTAAAGATGATTTTAAATCTGGCTTTTTAAAATTACTGTGTTTCTGTGCAGCTATATTACCTTTTTTGTTTCTGTTTTCAGATGATTTGGTGTCCTTTGGTCCAGCCATAATATATTAATCTTTTTGCCATTCTCTCCTAACCAAAATAAGCCTTTGATAAGTGTTAATACCATCATAGATTATTTTGATATCTTTTATTATATAATCACCAGACAAAAAATTGTCCACTGAAGCTGTTTGATCTGTCTTGGTGTTGTTTGATTTCGATAATGATTCATTATAAGAGTGGAATATTGCAACGGGTATTACCATGAATCTCCTTAATGTTGGGTTGAATGTTGGTAAATCGACTGTGATACCAGTCTTATTTATATCTTCTAAATTTTGATAATTTAGAATACTTGCGTACCTATAATTTTTATGAACATTATCATCATCGATCTCACCAACATATTTATATTTTAATCTTTTTGTATAATCTTCATCTTCTCTGCCTTTATTGGTTTTCTTTGTTTCTGCACCATCTGTGGTGAAGGATTCTATGAAATTTTCAACATATTTTATATTCGAGGCATCATAGTATTGGATGTATCTCCTGTAACCATTTCTTATGTTCACATCACCAGAATTGTTGAAAATAGATATAGAAGCCACATAATTTGGCGATCTTGTATAAGATGGTGCATTACTAAGTATTAATGGTGCAGTATCGGTTTCTATATTTTTATCATTCACTTGATCTTCTGTTTTGAATAAATCAACATAGTCAACATAAATTGGCTCTGCATCAATCTGAAAAATATCATTCACATTAACGAAATTTAAATGATAATTTGTATCAACATATGTTGTGAAAAAAGAGTTATCATTTAAATACGAATGCAAGGTTGTTTTTTCTATGAAATTTTTGGTGTTTGAGAAAGGACAAATCCAATTTTGTTTATCATTGGTTTTTGTTTCATTTGAAGCGAAGCCAAGTTCAAGCAATTTTGAAGTATTTAGCAGAGCATCAAATGAAGTTGAATTGGACCAAGAGAAACATTGGTCAACAAACAAATTTGGTATTTTCATAACACCTTGCAATGAATATGTTGAACCTGTTAATTTGTCAGATGCTGATTGTGTACCAGATATTTTTATTATTTCAAAATCACATCTGACACCTTTATATTTATTATTTTGTGTTCTAATATGAATAGAAACAACATCACCATCTAAAGGAAAATATTTAGAAGAGAATACACCAGTTTTATCAACGAATGTCATGTTAACTGTTGGTAAGAAAGACGAAGAATCTATCACAAGACTTATTATATCGTTCTTCCCCATAACATATTTGTTTATGGATGCCATTGGTGCATAAACACCATAAGCCTTGTAATATTTTTTATCAGAATATATTGATGGATCTGCTGTGCCTTCAAAAGCATCATCCACAAAAATCTCATCAAGCTTGATTTTGGGGTTTGTTATCTTTATTATCTCTTTCATTTCTTTCTCTTGCATTACCGAGACTACCCAGAGTTACCCTTTTTATGATCTCCTCGATTGGTGATTGTTCTATATTACCAATATTATTGATGTATAATTTCAGAAGATTATCGTTTGATAAAATATTTGTCTGTGCTGGCTCAGAATTTTTTGATTGCTCCATTTCTCCAATTATGGTATTTGGAATATCATTCTTAGATATCTGTGCCTCTTCAATTTTTTTGTTTGGTATAATTGAATCAGAAGACACGGCAAAATTAAAAAAACCCAAATCTGTATCGGTAAGATTTTTAGCGCTTGGTTCATTTGATAAAATATTTTGAACACCAATATTTGAATCAGAATTTTTTGATCTTTCGATGAATTTTTGATCAATACTGTTATTGGTTATTGATTCATCTATTATGATTCTGTTTGATATCCCAGATTCAGAATTTTCTGATTTTTCAATAATTTTATTTGATATTTCTGAATTTGATGGCTCTTGTCTTTCAATTTTTTCGGCAATTTTTGAATTTGAAATATTGGCATTTTCTATAAATTTTGAACCAATGCTATTATCTGATTGTGTTTCTTTCAAAACTTTGTCGGAAATCTGATCTTCAGACAATTCTGATTTCTCAATGAATCTCGAACCTATATTATTATCAGATTTTGATATAGATTCGATTTTTAAGGGTATTTTATTTTCAGATGAGTCAGATTTTTCAATAAATTTTGAACCAATGCTATTATCTGATTCTGTTTCTTCTAATATTTTATTGGGTATCTTGTTATCAGATTTTTCAGCATCCTCTATAATCTTTGAATTGATGCTGTTGTCTGAAATATCGGATTGTAATAATGTTCTATTTATTTTGTTTGAACTTTGATTTCCTACCTCTATTGAATTCTGTTGTATTGAATTATCTGATTTTTTAGTTTTATCAATGTTTCCTATATCTGATACTTTTGTTAAGTCAAGATTTGGTAAAGTCATTGGATCTATAACATTTTTATTTTGTTTTTTTATTTTTGCTTCGACAAAATCTTTTATTTGAGAATATAAATCGTTTGTGTTGGTATTTGTGTAAATATTACCAAGAAGAAGATTGTTTATTTTATATTTTATCTGATTTAAAACATCGTTTATACCTCTTTCTGCCAAGGATTCAAGTGTTAAATTACCAGTGGGTTTTTTCAATAAAGCTGTTGCTATATAGCCATTTATGTCTGAATTTATTCTGTCTTGTGTTCTAGACAGAAGCGATGTATTAACTTCTTTGGGTTTAGAAAGGGCTGTTGTTGAATACTCAGAATTTGAATTGAAATCAGATCCTTTTATTGAATCTATAACAACTTGATTCAAGAAATTTGCAAAATTTAGTTTTCTGCTTGTAGTAAGTCTACCTGGGTATATGGAGAATATGTTTGAATGTGCATCTGGTGCAGTATTCAAAATTTCGGAAAAAGAAGTTGATTCATTGAAATCGAAAAGGGAATAATCATACTCAAGGATAATCATGTTCAATTTGTTTCCAACCTCATCATTATATGATTCCTTTGTGTTGAGATTTTCAAAGGTTTTAGTATCTGCAGAATATATTTTGATATTGCGGATTTCAGATATTTGAATACAAAACTTGAATCTCAGAAGGTTGTCTGGAACAACTTGCCTTCTGTTTGTAAAATCAAAAACTGCATTAATATAATCATCAATCATGGAAGTCACCCTAAAATCCATAGAATCCAAAGTTTCTATGGTAATCTTTGCATCCGTAGCATTATGCTTCACAAATGAATTTATATCACCAATACCTGATACCTTCTGGAAATAATATGGGAATTCACGATTAAGTTTTATTAATTTCTCTTTGAAAGATTTCATTAAAATTGCTCTGCCTGTCTCCCCTATGTTCTTGAGATAATTTATTGCAGAATTCCTATTCGGATCTTCTGAAAAAAGAGGTGAGCAATTTTCAAAACTATATCTTGTTGAGATGGAATCTTCGAAATCAAATAACAGAGTAAAACCAAGATAAGTTGGATCATCTATGTATGCTATGTCTTTAGACATACCAGACCTTATGAAGGTTAGTAATCTTGGATCTGTTGAATTTATCATATACTTTTATGGACTTTTAGTATATAATATAGGTTAGAATTTTTGTTTTGTAACCAAAAGTGTTTTTGGATATAATAATTTATAGATTTTGAATAAAAGAAGGTTATGTGCAAGGTTATATGTATAGATGATTCAAATAGACCAGAAGGTGTTAAAAAAACCAATTGGATACAAAAAGGCAAAGAATATACTGTAATAAAATTGCTTAGGAATCCTGTCCTAAAAACACAGGGTTTTGTCTTGCAAGAAGTTCAGCCAGATAGTCCATATAAATGTTATTTGGTCCAAAGATTTGGTGCTGATATTGGTAATTTGGAAGAATGGTGTGAATTGTTTGGTATAGAGATTGATATAGAAGATATTAAGGAAAGTCTTGGTGCTGGGGAACTTGCTGAAAATATATGACAGGAGAGAAAATTAAAGATTGGTTAGATAGCAATGGTGTCAGAAATTACACAATCAACAAGGATTTAACTATCGATGTTAAAGGAAATGTTGATATTTCACACAGAAATTTAAGAGAGATACCAGTTCAATTCGGTATTGTTGATGGATTTTTCAATTGTAGTGTGAATAAACTAATTTCTTTAAAAGGTTCACCAAGAGAATGCTTTGTCTTTTATTGTTCAAACAACAAATTGACCTCTCTTGAATTTTGCCCTAAGTGTGAAAGATTATATTGTAAATACAACAATTTTGAAAATCTCAATTTTGCTCCCGTTAGTACTACCATAATTTCTGATTTGAAACAAGAAACACCAAAAAGAATTGCCGCAGATAAGGAAATTATTACATTTTCTAGTACACAAATTTCAGATATTGTTAAGAAATTCAATTCTTTACCTAACAAATACAACAATAATGTGAATAACAGATTTTTCACAAATATAGTCAAAGAGATAATAAAAGAAAAGAAATGTTCAAAAAAACAATATGAACATTTGAGTTATCTTTTCAAGAATGGTGTATCTATGCACGAAGCAGGTGCTTTATCATCAAAAAATTAAAAGCCAAGAAGTTCATCATATTTATCAAGTATAACCTGTAAGTTTTGATCTTTTAATTCTGTTAAATCTCTTTTAATACAGAAACCATCACAATCATAAAAGAAATTCCTAACATCTTCTATTAAATCACTAACCTGCTTATTCCTATTTAGAGATTTTTGTTCTCTCTTGTGAGATTGTTCAATTTCTTCAGACATCGACTGACACAAAGATTTAACAAGATTATCATATTCATCTTTTGTTAAATTTATATTTATGTTTGGTGAAAGATCTAAACTTATGGTTTTGTCTATCAAATTGTTGTTTCTTACTATCATTTTGCAATATAAATATTGTCGTTATCAACATCTATTCTAATAAAACCTTCTCCTCCTAATAACATATCCCCACCAATTTTCACTGCTTCATCATAAGAATCTTTTACCAAGAAATCGTGTTTAATATTACCACTAGATTTCATTGTGACCAATACCATAGGCAAGGTGAATGCTTCCAAATCTTTATTAAATTGCAGGATAATACCAGGTTCCTTTAATTTAAGCATATTTTTATTCATAACAGATTCAAAAGAATTTAGAGACACATTAACTGGCTGAAAGCCTGGATAATCTGATACAAGTTTATAAGAAGCAATTTTCCTTGAAAATATGTTTTTTCTAGATTCTGTTTTAAAGAATTTGCCATATTTCTCTCCATCAAATATCTCCACAGAGAGTATATCATTCTTGTGTAAAAATATTGTTTTCCTTATATTTGATACGATTTTATTAATTCTTTGATCTTTAAATATTCCTCTGTTTCCTTATTAAAAGATGGTGTATTAGTTTTGACAATAGAGACAAATGTGTTTTCATTGATTATATCATCTATCCTATTCTGCATTTCAGACATCGGTATTTTTTCACCCATTGATAGACCTTTTATAATTTCATATGCATCACTATGACCGTAAAATCTTAAAATTGTTTGAATTTTTTCTGATAGAACTTGACCATTTTCTTGAACATCAGATTCCATTTTATCAATATTAGGTGATGTGTTTGATATTGCATCAATAATATTTTCATAAGCCAAAACACAATGACTAAATACAACACCAATATTTCTCATGACAGTTGAATCTGTCAAATCTCTTTGTAATCTTGATTTCAGAAGTTTATCAGATAAGAAAGATATTTGACAGTTTGCATATTCTAGATTCCCCTCAGCATTTTCAAACAAAATAGGATTTATTTTTTGGGGCATTGTTGAACTACCAATAGAATTCTCATCTTTTTTGATTTTAATATATCCAATTGAAATATAATACCAAAAATCTCTACAGAAATCTATTAAGATATTGTTGATTCTTTTTGTTATATCGAGATACTCGACCAAATGTTCATAATTTTCTATCTGTGTCGTACGGATTTGTCTTTTTAAACCAAAATTTTTCATGAAATCATTCATTTTTGATTCCCAATTTGTTGGTTTCACAGTATAGTGTGCATCGAGATTGCCAATAGCACCACCAAATTTAACTTCTTGATTTATCCTCTCAAGTTTTAAATATTGTGCTTTTATTCTATCTCTATATAAAACAAAAACTTCATCATTAAAAGAATTTGCTATGATAGCTGGTTGCCCATGGGTTCTTGTTATAAATCTGTTTTCAAATCTTTCTTGTCCAATATCAAGCATCTTTCTTGTTAAACTTCTAAACAACGGTTCAAATAATTCAACTCTGAAATTTAAGATATTATAATTATATGAAAAACTTACGACATCTTGTGATGTCAGGCCAAAATGTATGAAAGGTATTAAATGTTTTTGGTCCGTATCGGTAAGAACCTCTCTCAAGAAATATTCTATGGCTTTTGTATCGTGTTTTGTTACAGATTCAATCATTTTGATATTGTCATACAACAAAAAATCTTCGAGGCTATGTATATATTTTCTTATTTTTTCAATATCACAATCTTTTGAAAATTCTGTTGATATGAATTCCAAATAATCAACTTCAACCAATATTTTTGCCTTTATTATTCCTATCTCTGAAAAATATTGGTTAACATTTTCCAATTTTTTTGCATATCTTCCATCAACTGGGGATATGCTATTCATCATTTTTCTATACTCCATAACTTTGAAACTAATTCAAAATTTTTATATAATTATATTATGGAAAAAGTTTCTATTTATGATAAAAGAAAAGAACTGGTTCAAATTATTTATAAAGCTCTATTGGAATCTAGTATAAAAACGAAAAGGATCGAGGGTAAGAATAAAATAAAATCTATGTGGAAGCACCATTATATTTGTTTCAATTTAGATGATGTTGGATACAAAATTATTGTAACAGAAAGATATAGAACTATAACAAGTTTAGAAATATTATTTGACAAAGGTAAAAAACCAAAAACTGCAAATTTGGAATCAATAATCAAAAAATTGACATGACAAACTGACACAATATGTCAGTTTGTCATGTCAATGAAACCTTTCCAATGTATCAAAAGATAATTTATAAAACTTGGCACGATTTTTGCAATAATTTATATAAGGAATTTAATAAATCATTCTAAAAATTTAAAAAGCAAAAATCATGGCAACAACAGCAAAAATTCAATTGACACAAGAAGTTTTAAACTTTCAACCAAACAATGTTAGAAGTTTGGCACTATCTCTTGGTAAAAGATATCAAGATTCTAAGAAAGGGTGGGAAATAGCAAAGAAAGTTTCAGAAACATCCAACCAAGATTTCAATTCTTCAAATATTGAAGATATTTTGGCATCTTTCACAAAATCTCAATCAAAAATTACAAATTCTCAAGAGCCAAAAGCACCAAAAGGAGAGACAAAAAATGACAAAATAAGAAAATTGTTAAATTCTGGCAAAAGCATAAGTGAAGTTGCTAAAGATCTTGAATTAACTTACCAAAGGGTTAAAAATGTAGTTAAAGCAGATAAAAAGAAATTAGAAAACAAATAATATGAAAAAATTGTCGATAGTAATCGGTTTACTGTTTATTGCAGTTTCTTGTAAGGAAGAGCCTATATCAACGGTTAAAATCAACGGTTAAAAATGGAAACTTTACTGTGGAGAAGTTGTTTGAACACGATGGTTGCACCATGTATAGATTTGTGGATGGGAGTAGATATATCTATTGGTCAGATTGTAGAGGTAAGATACAATCCGACCACATCAAGAAATCTGGTAAATCAAGCAACAATGTACCAGAGGAAACTATAACGACAGAATAACAAATTGTTATGATTAAAGTCAATATTGTTACCCAAATATCATCATGTTCAGAATGTAAATTTTGTAAATATAGTGGTGAATCTTTTAGTGAATCTGTTTATGTTTGTGAAAAATCATCAAAAGAAGTTGATGGTGATACAGATAGTAGAACACCAATACCGCAAAGTTGTCCGATTTTGATTGATCAGATACGAATTCTTGAATTAAGGGAAGATTTGAGAATTGTTGAAAAGAAACTCCTCAAGCCACATGGCTATGGCAAAGATACAATCCTTGAGAAACTTAGGATACTTGAAGAAATAAATACTTTATCATAAATAATTTAAAATTATGTGGAACGTAGTTGATGATAATTTAACTTATAGCTTATTTGCTCTTGAAACAGATAAAATAAAAACACCAATAACAGCGAATTTTGATAGAGACAATCTTTTGTTTTATGTGGGTATAAAACAATACCCCAAAATGAAGAACCCTTTTGATCAGGAATTCTCCATAGATCTAAAAGAGATCCTACAATTTCTATCTGATAAGGAAATCTCAACTGGTTTCATATTCAAGAATGTCGGTAATCTAAAGGAAATTCTTGATGAAATCTCTAAACTTAGTGAAACAGTTGTATATATGGAAGAAAATGGATTATTGCTTCTATGTGATCAAGATTTTTGGGATCAAAAATATAAATATATGATAGAGGATTTATCAGAGGAATTCTGAAACTTTAACACAACGAAAACATAAAGATTATGAAATCTCGTCTGCGATTACCGCCATAAGACGCTTTTTCTATCCCGATCTGTTATCAATTCCACATCTATGTAGGGACGCAGATAACAGATCATTAGAAGCCAGGGCAATAGCATCCTGGCTTCTCTTTATAATCCCATATATGATGAAATATTAGTTATCCACATCCTCAAATAATTCAAGAACACGATATTTCTTAAAGACATTCTTTCCAGAATAGGTAAATCGTCTTTTTTGAAAGGTAAAATAAGACTTGATATTGGATCAATATTAACCCCCTTTATAACAGGCAAATTCAAAATCTCGTTACCTGTTTTTTTCTGTCTTATTGTTATATTAGAGCCTTTAGTGCCAAAAAGAATCAGCGATCTTGCTTCATCAAGTGGTATTTGATGGATTTGATAAATTGTTGGTAATATAACAATACCATTTATTGTTATAAACACCACTGTTAAAACTGGTGCAAAATAAAATGCTACAACAGCTATGTATATTGTTGGTAGTGGAACTCTAGTGCCATTGGGGAGAATTAAACCAACAGACCAAGTGTTTGGTAAGGCTGTTGAAGTTAATGTAAGATATTTTGCATATTGTCTCCAATAAGAAATCCTTGTTATGTCAGATTGAGAATATGAAGATTCACCTTGTTTTGAAATATCTTCTTTGATATCAATATCTTCTGTGATTGGTATCTGTATAGTCTCACCACATTTCTTTATGTTAAGTATCTGTTTTTTGGCGTATTCTGGATTTTGTATATTATTTATAGATTCTAAAGCATTTGATATTTTTTTGAAATTAATATTTGAATTTTCTAAATCTTCATAGAGAGAGTTTTCAATATCAGTATAAATAGAAGTATCAGATATTTTATAGGAAATCAAAGTATTAAAGAATTCTACAAAATCCTTTATATTTGATTTTAAAAATTCAGAATAAGAATTTATATCAAGATTTCTGATAGAATCTGCTCTTATTGTCCTGTTATCTAGAAAAAATTTTTCTATATTTAAAGCAGAATCCTGATCTGGTCCTCTGAATCCAACATTTAAAAATGTATTGAAGGTATTTGATTGATTATTTTTGAAATCTATTTTAAAATTATTATAGTCAATATTCAAATCAAAAATATTACTGTCAATATCTGATAAAAAATTGTTGTGTTTTCTATTTAGGGCAGTATTCTTGCCGAGAAATGCTTGTATATCAACTATTATAGATCCTTTTTTAGTCGGATCTATATAAAATTCTGAATATTCAGAAATTAAATTCAATATGTTTGAATAAAAATTATAAAATTCATTATTATCAGAATATTCAGAATTTGGGTCTTCTGTGAAATAATCTTTTATTTTAGATTTTATTCTTATTAAGATGTCATTCTTATTCTCTGATTTTGAAAGAAATATTAAAAAATAAGATTTTAAAAGTATGGGAAACTGAATCTTTATGAAATGATCAAAATTGTCGTTTAAAATTTTATAATAATCTTGTAATTTTAGAGATTCCTTGTATAGATTGTTTGATAATGTTTTTAAATCATTTATATAAGAATCTACACATGGATCTTGTTTTGGTTCTTCTGTTAGATTGTATAATATATTATCTAAATCTACTCCAGAAGCCAACAATTCTTGTTTTATATCTGATTGTTTTTTTAGGATGGGATTTTGTAAATCACAAACATCTGTTTTTGGGATAGAAATTTCTTTTTGGATTTCTATATCACACAAATCTATACTAGCGTTCGGCAGAGAATCTATTTTTGAAAGTTCTGATTTGGTAATGCTGTCTAGAATAGATTCTGATAGAAGAGGATCAACATCTGGCGATAGAATTTCTAAACCTTGTAAAATTGTGGATTTTGCTTTTGAATTTATTTGTTCACCACTATCGTTTAGATTTATTATCATTGATCTGTTTCTCTAACTTTTTGTATTTACTTTGTAAGTCAAACAATTTTATCCTATAAGCCTTCTCTCTCAAAGAAATTTTATAAAACAAATCCTCCTTTTTCATAAGAATTTTCTTTGTTATTAGTGGTGCAGTTTTGATTGTGGAAAAATTTCTATTTTCATAATAGATGAGTCCACAATATTCTGGCACTTCTGATATTTTTATCAAATTTTTTGGGCAAACGAAATAAAATCTGTTACACCTTTTACCATCTTTAATGAGATTGTGTTTATTAGATTTATAGCAAGTCTTCAAGAAATCGTTATTGAAATCAGATTTTGATATTTTAACTTCATATTCAGTAAGAATTTGTGCTTTAGATAGTTTAAAATAGTCAGCCTCAAAATTTCCTATGAAAGAATTTGGTAACCCAACATCGTATGGAGAAGATATAACTGTTTTTGGTAAATATCTACAAATTTCATCAGCCAATTTCATAGAAAATTGTAGATATAAAACAAAATTAGCCAGATTGCTATGATCACAACATATGGTTTTATTGTCAAAGGTTTAAAATCTTCATCTATTGTCTTTCTCTTTTTCACCAGTATATTTGTTTTAAATCCATATCATCGCTTATTTGTGGGAAAATCTCTGTTATATCAGAAATTTCAAAGCCAGATGCCCCTTTGTGTCCACCACCACCTTTTGATTTAGCAAATTTGGAAACATCAATATCATCTTTTTCTGTATAGATTGAGAATTTCCATTTCTTACCATCGAATTTAAAAACAATCATAATATCATAAACATCTGGATTCCATTTGCTTGAGAAAACTGCTGAACCAAGACCTGTTGTATTTAAACATATTGCTTTTTTACCAAAAACTTCTGATTCAAAAGCGTGTTTGCATTGTTCCTGATTGTATTTGTCCATGAAATCAAGTATTGTTATACCTTTTGAAATAACTGATTTGTTGAATTCTAAATCATTGTTAAAAATTTCGTCTGGGAATGTTTTTGGTGAATCACACAGAATTCTCATACCATATTGGAAAGGTTCAATTTCACAGTTCCATCTTTCAGTACCTTTTTCTCTCCAAGTATCATAGACACCAAGATAATTTATAGCAAGAGGCATATTTTCATCTGGAAAGAAAAATTCCCAACAAAGTTCACAAGCCGATTTTGTTGTTTTCAGATTTGAATCTTTTAAGAATGTTTCTCCATCTATAATAGCAGAATATTCTTCAAGATAAGCTTTATAATCATTTATAGCAGAAATGTGGTGATCAATCCAAACGAAATTACCACCATTATTTTTTGATAAAAGGTGCATATCGTTCATTGGGAATGATATATCAGCCATTATTACCAGATCTTGATCTTTAATATCTGGAATTGGCTGTCCATAATCCCACCCAATCATTGTTGCCTCTGGATATTTTCTTTTAATGATAGCACCAGATGTATAGCCATCTAAATCTCTACTGTGATACAGTCCTGTTATTTTCATAAATTTAATATAAATCGGAATTTAAAAAGTTTCAACAAATTAATATATGGATATCCCAAAAATAAGAAAAAACCTTTAATAAACAAATTTTAAAAAGTTTCACCAAAATAAGAACGAATTATAATTTATTTTATTCTTTGGATATCGATTTGAAACTGTTGCGAAGAGGGGATATAACGTGGGTGGTTAGGGTGGGTTGAGTAGGAACATATCTACGGCACTCCACGAAGACTAAATCTTAACTTTAAAAGAAAACACTTTGGATTTTAAATCATATAAAACAAGATTTATTTTATTTTCTGAAACTTGCACAAATTGGACAATTACATGGGTGTGGGGGTGGGAGAGCAAGATGAAGTTTTACGAAATGTAATGAAGTAAAACAAATCGAAGCGTTGCTTCCAAAATAAATCAGAAACTAAATTCCAAGTTCTTTTTATAAAAAACATGAAAAATTTCTTTTATTCGATCTTTCTTTCTTTTTTTGGTATATTTGTTGATATTTGGAATTTTTATCAAACAAAACAAATGTTTAAATTCATAAAAGAAGATTACAAAGATTTGTGGGATTCTTTGGATCTTGAGATTTCACCCATTGGTGTTATGTATGGATTTGTTGAATACCAAGCGGGTTTATCGGATAGACATTATCGAGATATGATAAATTCGAGATATGATAAACTTTCTGAATGTACAGTTGTTTTAGGTTTATCTGGCATAGTCAGATTTGAATATGAAAAATATGATGAAGATGATGAGAAAATAGTTTTTCTTGTAAAATATGTTCCACAACCACAATATTTAAGTTGGTGGATTCTGATAAAAAGCATTTTCTTGTTAACAATCTCGATATTGGTTTTAATGAAATACAATGGAATTCTGATAAATTTAATCGGTGGTGTTTTAAATAAAATAATCGGATTCGTGTTATAGAATAAATAAATAAATAAATAAATAAATAAATGTATGTTTAAGGCGATAGGCAAAGACAAAAACGGCGAAACAATAGAATTTGATATTACAAATGGGCTAACACGTGATCAAAAAATTATCTTTAATAACAAAGATGAAATAAAATCAGATGAAAAGGCTTGGTTGAGTTGTTCAAATAAAGATTTGGTTGAACTTACCATACCAGAGGGTGTTACACAAGTTTGTTGCGATTACAACAAATTAACAGAACTCATTGTGCCAAAATCAGTGGTGTATGTTATGTGCACTGACAACAAACTAACAAATCTTGTCATATCAGAGGGGGTGACAGAGTTGTATTGTTCGAACAACTCGTTGACAGAACTTGCCGTACCAAATACGATGATAGAGCTTTCTTGTTATAAAAACAGAATCAAAAGTTTGGATCTTCCAGATGGTATTAAATATCTTGATTGTTCAACAAACAGCATATCAGAGCTTTCTATACCAAAATCTGTTAGAACCCTTATTGTTTTTAATAACAAATTAAGAAAACTTGATTTACAAGATGGTGTTGTTGAAGTACAATGCGACCAAAATAGATTAACAGAACTTTCATTACCACAGTCAGTTAAATATTTGACTTGTTCAAACAATATGATAGAAAATCTTGATTTACCACCAAATATCCAAATTGTCAGATGTGAACAAAACGATATAGAGGAAATTTCTGTACCAAAATCTGTTATAATGAAAAAATCAAGATTTGGTGATGCAAAAATTATTGGTAATCAAATTAAAGAATCAAGACTTTCAAAATTTAGAGAATAAAAATGGATCAGTTTGACGATTTGCTATATCAAGATGATTTATACAAAGAGGTTTATCTTGGTAGAGTAGAAGATATAAGCGATCCCAAATTCAAATTTAGATGCAAAGTTAGGGTTTTTGGTATATTTGGATTTGCGGAAGATTTAAAGAATCAAATTTCAACCAAAGATTTACCCTGGGCTTCACCAATTTCATCACAATTTGGTTCAAAATCTGGTGGTGGCAATTATTCAGTACCTAAAGTTGGCACACTTGTTAGAGTTGTTTTTGATGGAGATCTTTATCATCCAAAATACCTTGGTATAAATGAAGTTCCTCAAAATCTTATAAATCTTGTTAAATCGTCATATGAAAATGCGAAAATAATTTCATATGATGAAGAGGAAAATACAGCAATTTTCTATACAAAATTGGACGGTTTGGTTATTAATATAAAGGATTCTACTTTTATTATGAAGCCAAATAATAATATTGTTATAAATCATAAAGATTCGACCTCTTCAATAGAACTAAATGGTCCAGATATTGACATTGTAACTAATAATTCGACCTCAATATCAAGTGTTAATAACATAACATTAAATACGGAACTTGCTCACATAAATGGTGGTAGAGTAAGACTTGCTTCAAATCCCATATTCAGTGTTGCCAAGGCGGAGGGTGTAATGTTACTATTTAGAAGTTTAGCTACTATCATCGATGCAAAGTTGCCTGTCAGTGGTGGTGTTGCATCAAATCTTTGTAATGCTCTTGAACCATATATTGTATCAAAAACTGTGACAGTTTCACCATAATATTCACCATTTGGTATTAAATAAAATAGAAAACATTGGTGTTATTAAGGAATTTTCAGAATATCTGGAAGAAAAATTTGACTAATCCAAAAATAAAAGGAAACCAACAATATAACCAAACATAAAAATGAGGCACAAACAATATTGTTTGTGCTTCACTTGTTTTAAAATTATTATGAATAAAAACATAGTTAAAAATATTATAATTGCACTTTTCATATCAGTGCCGTTAACCTCTTCTGTCATATCAGGATTTCACTTGATAGAATTTTTGAAACTTGGTAATTCCCTTGTTCTTGCTATTACAATTGCTATCATATATGAAATTTGTTCAATTGCAACACTTTATGCTATTGTAATAATGAATAGACTTAATCCATATTATGTTTGGTCTGCCTTTATTCTTATTACAATTATGCAATATGTGGGCAATGTCTTTTATTCTTTTGATTTCATATTAACCAAAACAGCAACAGATGAAAATTTTGTTAATCATGCTTTGAGATTCTTAGATATAATAGTTGGGAAATCACGAGATTCAGATATAAATATTTTTATTCTTTCGTTTATAATAGGTGTTCCAATACCAACACTTTCTTTATTTTTAACCAAATCTTTGACAGAATACTTGAAGAAAGAGGAAACACCAAAATCTGAATCGACACCATCACCATGGCAAATAGATCGAGAGGATCTAAACAGAAGATATAATGAGGCTTTGGACAATATGGATGAATCCCACAAAAAGCAAAATGAAGAAACATTATCTGAACACATAAAATATGATATTAGGGATCAGATAGATAAAATACTTAAAGAGAACAAAGAGATAGAAGATAGAGAATTTTCTGAAAATAGAAATTATAGTGTTGGAAAGATAGAAGAAACGACTCCAAGGGAGAACCAAGAAGAAAAATTGGAAACCACAGAACTAAAAGCTTTTGAAATAATTCTACCTACCATAGAAAAAATAGAAAATGATATAACCATCGAAAAATTTAAGCAGGAATGGGTGAATCACATCAATCAAACAAAGGATGAAGATCTGATGATAGAATACCAAGACAAATTTGAAAATATAGAACCAATAATTAAGTCAGAAGAATTGTTGATAGAAACTACAGACAAGGAAATACAAAAATCACGAGATTCACGGAAACAAGATGATTATACCAAAGGTTTCAAAAAATTTAATCTACCATAATGACATGACAATCTGTCAGATTTTGAATTTGGAACTATTTTTGTATTAAATAAGGTGGAAATCAAAAAATTATGCTAAAAATAAAGAAGAAATTCAAGCCTGGCTTGATGAAATGGGTATCAATAATTACAAGATCAATAAAGATTTAACAGTTGATGTTGATGGATATGTTAATATCACGGAAAAAGATTTAACAGAAATCCCTGTTCAATTTGGGGTTGTTAAAAAATGGTTTGATTGTTCACACAATGATAAATTAACTTCATTGAAAGGTTCTCCAAGAGAATGTAAAGAATTTAGCTGTTCTTATAACAGATTAACTTCTCTTGAAGGTTCACCTAAATATTGTCAATATTTTAGTTGTTCATGGAATGAATTAACTTCTTTAGAAGGCGCACCAAAATTTGCTGATATAATATCAGATTTTTCTAAAGAAGAGGTTGAAGCTTATAAAAATGGTGGTAAAATTGAGGAATCAAGACTTTCAAAATTTAGAAAATAAATTTCTTTATTGTTGGTGATCATTTTAATATATGAATTGGTCACCAACAATAAAGAAATCACCACCACTATTATTCCTCTTTATCTCTTCTTTACATTCAGCTAGCTCTTCTTTGCCATCATCTTTTATTTGTGAAATATTCAAGGTTGTTTCGCCGATCAATTTAAAATCGAATATGGAGCCTATTGTTCCGAGAGATTTTTTGGCCTCTGCTCTTACATATCTGTAAAAAATATCTGAATTGAAAACATCCTCTTCATCAAGATTTATTCTTGCTACAAGTATGACATCTATGTTTGGATCTCTACCTTGTATCAAAAGGTCATTTGAAAGATCATTATAATCAAAACCAATATCTCTTAATATGAATTTTCTTGTGAAATCATAATAGAATTGAGCAGTAACAGCATAAACCATATTATCTGAATTACCCATTACTGCAGTTCCCCAAAAATTGCCTGTTTTTCTATAATCTGGATTTATGTTATTTATGAAAAGACCACCATTAGTTTCTTTGCATTCATAAACAGCTCTTACACAAGATGGTAATTTTATTCTCCTTGTGTTTTTAAAAGATTCTGTTTGGAACATTTTAACATCAAGTATGATATATTCAGTTTGAGTAGCAGGTTCGTAATGTTGCCAAAAATGTCTTAAGGTATTATTAACAATTGTGTCAATTCTTTTTGGTTTCAATGCAAGAGATATGCTATAATCCTCTGAAACATCCGATCTTATTTTCTCAATAAACTCTGCTCTTGTCATTTTTCATTATATATTTAAAATCCTCTTTATGCTTATAAATTTAGACAATAAAAATACTGTAAACACATTGTGTGTATGTACATGTGATGACAATAAAGCATATTTCGAGGCAAATAAATTAAAATATAATTCAAACGGAAATGTTTATGATGGTATTGATCTAACAGGTATTTCTTATGATATTTCTAATGTTTCCAAGAAGACTATTAACATAAAACCAAATTCAAGCATAGTTTTAACCAATTTTGAGGATGACATCAGGATGTTGTTTTTAAAATCTAAAGATAAATTGAAATATCGTTACATTTCAAAATATACAAGAAATACCCATGCTATAAATTATAAATTCAAATTGAATTTTACGATTTCAAACCAAAATTCTACTCAATCAGACGTTAGTGGTGTATTTTCCATAAAAAACGATTTTGATTTAGATTCTATAACATGGATTATTATTGTCGTTGACCAACAAACCTACACATCTTGGCTATCAAACCCCTATACTTGGAGAGATTTGTCTGATTCTTCAATTTCGAACGAAGTTAATTATCCAGAATTTGAAGTTCCTTTTGTGGCGGTTTATGAACAAGATACTTTGGGTAATAAAACAATAAACATTGAAATTTCAAAGACAGTTGATTTCTTTGTTTACAACATAAAATTTGATTTATCTGGTGCAGATCTTTCGAATATGGTCATAACACCAAATTTTATTATAACAGGTGTTATGGATGGTGTTTTGTTGAGTTCATCATCACAATCTTTTAATATAGATATAATGAACATATCTGGTAAATTTTCAACTATAAATGCAAAGAAATTTTTAAAGATGGATCAGACTTTATTTTTGACTTCGTATGATATGCCAATAGAGAATATTGAAATTCTAAACAAAAACGACAAATCAGCAAATCTGGAAATTCTTGGTGCTGAAACAATAGGTAAAGATTCAAATAACATATCAGAGGGGTGTGGTTGTTAAATAAAAAACTAAAACACCAAGAAATAAATATAATAATTATTAGTTTAGCTGATGTTGACAGTAATTATAGAAATGGTATCAAATCACCAGTGTAAAATGCAACCAAATCGTTTTTAAGATATTCATTATGTTCTTCAATCCAGATATCCAAAGCTTGGTGCTTGTAGTTGTTTGGATTTTTCCATTTTTCTATCTCCGTCTCTTTATGGATAAGAATTTGGATCTCGCCTATTTTTAAATGTGTCCGAAGGTTTTGAATATCATACACAAGATAGATGTGTTGTTTTGCTAGATCCATAGATAAAAATAATTACCATTAGTAATATTTCCTTAGTTAGTTCGTTTATCATTTACTGTGTTTAGGAACTCTCTGAATTCTTTATTGGTTTTTTTTAATTTTTCCAAGGTATAATAGCTCTTTGCCATCAAGGTTGACTGAGATTCTGAGATCTTTTCAATAGCTTCCATGCTATCTTTCAATAAAATACTATTTTTGATTGCTATATTCATTTTAGGGATGTTTTTATTGATGTATATATCTATTTATGTCTGGTTTCTTATAAAGAGATAAAATAGTTATCACCAAACAGTTATATCACAACCCTATAGAAACATAGAGAATATTTGGCATTAAATAAAATAGAAATCAAAAACATTATGTTAAAGACTAAAGAAGAAATTCAGGCATGGCTTGATAAAATGGAGATTAAAAATTACACTATAAATAGTGATTTAACAGTTGACGTTGATGGTGTTGACGGTGTTGGACTATTATGGAGAAAATTAACAAAAATCCCTGTTCAATTCGGGGTTGTAAAAGATATTTTTTCGGTCTATGGTAACAAATTAACCTCTTTGAAAGGATCACCAAGAGAATGTAGAGTTTTCAACTGTGTAGATAATGAATTAACTTCGCTTGAATTTGCACCAGAAAAATGTGTACATTTTCATTGTGGTTATAATAAATTGACTTCGCTTGAAGGTGCACCAAAACACTGTGAGTCAATTGATTGTCGCAATAATCAATTGACTTCATTGGAAAGTGCACCTGAATACTGCGAAAGAATTGATTGTTCCAATAACCCATTAACTTCACTTGAAGGTGCACCGAAAGGTGCTAAAATTATTTCAAATCATTTGGAGACAAAGAAAGAGATGCCAGAAATAACAGACGAAGATGAATTTGAACAATTCATAGATGATTATGATATAGCAAGCGATTTTGCCAAAGCACTTAAAAACGGTGGTAAAATAGATTCTATAGAAATAATTGATGAATTTACTGATGATCATTTACCTTGTGTCAATTTTATAGCAAAAGTTGGTGGTAAAGAATACAAAGCAACAAGTTGGTATACCAACTTGAAATTATTCTATAAAGCCGAAACAGGCAACAGAAAACATTTAGATCAATTGAAAGAATATGTCTTGCAACGTGTAGAAGATGGGGGCGGGTCATATGATGATAAAATTGTTGAATCTTTAAAACCAACAAGACTTTCGAAATTTAGAATATAAAAAGAAACTTTTAAAATAATCTTTATTACAATTTTGACTAAGTAATTACTTGGTCAAAATTGTTTTTCACAATATGAAGCCTCTCAAAAATAATATAATTGTTGTTCAAGACGGTCAACCAATCACAACAAAATCTGGTATTTTCATAAATATATTTGGTTCACAAAGACAACACAGACCAAATTCTGGTACAATAGAATCAATCGGTGACAATGTTAAAAGCCTCAAGGTTGGAGATAGAATATTTTTTACTCAATATTCTGGTGTTTATTTCTTGAATGAAGAATCAGAGGATAGAATTTTGATGACAGATTCAGAAGTTCTTGGTAGATATTTCGATGACACAACAAGAATTCAAACATTCTTTGATCCATCGCAATTCCATGAAAATATGAAAGGTGTTGGTGTTGATGATTTGTATTAAATAAAATAGAAACCAAAAACATTATGTTAAAAACCAAAGAAGAAATTCAAGCATGGCTTGACGAAATGAGAATCAAAAATTACACAATCAATGATGATCTAACAGTTGATGTTGATGGTACTGTAAAAATATCAAACAAAAAATTAGTAGAAATTCCAGTTCAATTTGGAATTGTGGTACGTGATTTTGATTGTTCAAGAAATAAATTAACTTCATTAAAAGGATCACCAAGAGAATGTGTTGGGTTTTATTGTTCACATAATAAATTGACTTCGCTAGTGGGTGCACCACAAAAATGTTGGTATTTCAATTGTTCCAACAATAAATTAACTTCATTAGAATTTGCACCAAAAGAATGCACAGAATTTGATTGTTACAACAATAAATTGACCACATTGAAATTTGTACCAAAAGAATGTAGAGAGATTCATTGTTATAATAATAAATTAACTTCCCTTGAAGGTGCACCAAAATCTTCTGATATAATATCGGATTTTTCTAAAGAAGAAATTGAAGCTTATAAAAATGGTGGAAAAATCAAAGAATCAAGACTTTCAAAATTTAGGAAAGATTAAAAACATATAGACAATTTGGAAGACAACACAGAAATATCATTTATATCTATGGATTATTGTGATAAATCTGGAGATTTGAAATATTATAAAGATGCTGATGTCTCAATATCAGAATTGAGAGATTATATAGACACTTTCGATAAAAAAGAAAATATAGATAGAATTAGAATGGAATATTTTCTTAAAATTGTTGAATCTTTGAAACCAACAAGACTTTCAAAATTTAGAGTATAAGAATCAAAGACACAATCAACATATACTATTGTTAAAACACGAAAAGATAGGGACAGGGAAACAACTGGTACATTGGATGAACTGATTAATCATTTTAGTTATACTCTTTTAACAGGTAATGAATATGATAGTAAGATAAATAAAAACCCTAAAACTATATCACAACTTATTAGTAATTTAAATAAATCTGTATCGGTTACTCAGAATTCTTATGATAGAGATTCATATAGATTGTTATAAGAAACCATAACAATTTCCTAATATAAAATTTTGACCAAACAATTGTTTGGTCAAAATTGTTTTTATATGGCTAAAAAATCACACAAAGTACCAAAGATAAATTTACATTTCGATGTATCATTTAATACAAATAAACAAATCCAGATCTGCATAGAAAGCTTGAAATTTGAAAATTATAAATATGTCAATTTCATAACAACAAACGAAGCCCATATCCCTATTATAAAAGCTGTAGCTAATAAATTTTATATAGAACACGATATAAATTTACAATTTTTATCATCTCCAAACACCTCCGATTATGAAGGCTTGGTAGAACAGGAACAATTTGAACTCTCAATAAAGCTTGTTAAAGAATCAGAACTCCCCGATAAAAAGAAACAATCTCTTCTCAGAATAATTGACGATTCCGTTGTTTATTTCCAAAATGTCAAAATAGAAATATGAAACCAAAGATAACAAGAATTCAGACTTTGATCGAGAGATTGATATCACACGAACATGATATTAATATAGAAAACGCAACAGATTTTTCAGTGACAACAAATATTTTTTCAATAGAAGACACGGATATAGAATTTATCACCAATTGCACAACTGGCTACACATATTGTAGAATAGATGCTACTGTCGTTTTACATTTCAATACCGAATCACAGCTATATAAAAACATTAAGCAATTCTTGCAAGAAATTGCTATGGTTGGATATGATAACAACAAATCTGTCACGACAAAATAATTCCCACAGCATGACAGATTGACAGTTTGTCATGACAATTTGACATGTTGATAATAACTAAATTAAATTAAATTATTTTGGCACGATTTTTGCTATATTATTTATATAAACAAAGATAAAATGAAAAATCTCTCTAAAGTAATCGCAATCTTGATATCAATTATGGTATCAAATCAGATGTTCTCACAAGTTTCTAATGAATCGATTCAAAAAGATTATTTGGGTATCAACATTCAGAAAGTCATAGAAGTTGGCAACGAAAGATATTATCTATCAAAAGCCAAGTATAGGGGTGGTATTTTCAACAACACAGTAATCTCTGAAAAAGACAGTCTTTATAATTTCTCAATATTTAAAATCGTTGATGGGGTTACAGTCTGGAATACAAATATTCTGAAGGTACAAAGAACAGACAAATATTACCAAAATTGCGATCTCGTTGATTTCTCATACAATAATGGTAAATTGAATTTGATGTATATGGTTGATACCATACAAAACTATGTGATGGTAAATTGGGTTCTTATTGACTCAGGTAAAATTGTTACAAAGCCCAATGAACGTTGTGTGAAAAATATGGTAATAAATCCACTAAATGGTGATATAATTTCAACCAACAAAGCCAATAACAAATTTTTACCATATGATTATGGTTATGGCTATTTTGAAAATTCTGAATTGAAATCTACCAAATACAAAAATTCTTTATATGTTCAAAGTACAACATCTGAATATAAAATTGTCAACAACAAAACTGTTACAATGTATAAACACATTTTAACAAAATATAGAATACTACAAAATTATAAAATAGACAGTGTTGGATCTGTTATAGCACTCTACCAAGATAAACAATATAATTTCTCAATATTCATAAATGATTCTGATATCTATCTATCTGGTTCTGATACCTATCGACTTAATCCACGTATGATAAAACTTGATACAAATCTAAATATTAAAAATTTTAGTACAAATTTTTATTCTTATGGTGTTGGTCCACAACCGATTTTCTCAAAATCCAACAAAATATATTTACTTGGCAGAGACATGGATAGACCAGAAATCCAATTTCTGACGACAATGGATGGAACTACTGGTGCTATCGGTAATCTTATGAACATAAGCACTGCATCTAACTCACAATTGTATATTAAAAAATTCTTGGCAAGCAACAATGGTGATTTAGATTTTGTAGGATATAGCAATGATGGTAGATATTTAGTGAGAATCAGTGATGATTTGTCTAGTATGAAAACCATAAAATATGATGATAATATAACAATTGATGGGGGTTCTGTTTTATCTGATAATATTCAATACACAGATGGTAGCATAACATTTTATGAACAAAGATATTATTCATTTCATAGAATCACAATAGGTAATCAAGCCATAGTGAACGTTATAGATGAATATACTATACAAAATGATATGATCTATCCGAATCCTAGCCAAGATGGTTATTTTAATATAAAAGGCCAAATAGGTTTTGTTAAAAATATACAAGGATATGATGTGGATTACAAAATTTTTGATAACAAAATGTTCATAGAACAACAAGGTGTTTATATTGTTAAAATAGACAATGAAATCACAAAAATAATAAATTCTAAATGAGCAATATGAGATGCTTATCAATGAATCTTGAATATTGGAATTCTAACAAAAATTTTAGTTTATACTACAATTCAAACCATGTGATATCGCTTGAATCTGATATAAAACCACCAGTATCATATCTGCCTTTAGAAGATTTTGGTTTTTCATATTTCTGTTGTGGAGCAAATTCTGGTATCTTATCTGAACAAGATCAATCGCTTTTGAATTGTTATATTAAAGCCAAAGAGATGGAAAAAGAACACAAAAAGGATAGATTCAATATGAAATTCTTTAGATCTTATCTTGATTTGGGTATTGGAAATCATAAAATCCTGTTATATTACAATGGGGAAATCTCACAGAATTTTGTGAAAGATACAAATATGGTTGTAGATCCTGGTTTTCGCCACATTGTAGAATTTGATTTTGATGATGTTTGTAATAAAATATCAGAATATGCATCAAACGATGATATTAGAAAACTTAAAATCTATTACAATATACATAAACCAAGATTTTCAAAGGAAGATTTTATCAAAAAGTACAAAGGTACTTATCCAAATCTCGAATTAAAGAATCCAGCACACAATTGGAGCACATGGGCTGATTTGGAAAAAGACATGATAAAAGATTTAGATTTTTTGATACAAAATGGGAGGTAGATTATACAAGGAAATTAAAAAAACAATATTGATAGGATCATGTCATTCATCAATAGAAAGTTATAAAGATATTCTACATTCTAACCAAAGAGTTGATACTGTACAACTTGGTGATTTTGGTTTTAGAGAAGATCATGAATGGCATGAAAATTGTACTAACAACAGCAAGAATAAAATTTTGTTTGGAAATAATGATGATTTGAATTATCTTGGTTCGAAGTACAGTCTTGGTGATTTTGGTATGCACAACGGGATGTTCTTCGTAAGAGGTGCACAATCAAGAGATAGGATATTTAGAACATTGGATGTTGATTATTTTGAAAGAGAAGAATTATCATTTTATGACATGCAACAATGTTCTGTATCTTATGCTACCCACAAACCATATGTTGTTATAAGCCATGAATGTCCTTCGTCAGTATCGCACCATTTCGCAGATACCACGCAACTTACTCCAACCAATAAATTTCTTGATAGACTGTTAGAGATACATATACCATCGATGTTCATATTTTCTCATTATGGTATATCAAAAAGCGTAGAAGTTGGTAATACAATTTTTAAATCTCTGGGTGAGTTAGAAGTGTTTAATATAGGATCAAGAAAATTTTGATATAAAAATGAGTACAATTACAATTAATGGCAATACATATTCAGGTAATAGTATTGTAGTAACAAATGGCAAAGTCATAATTAACGGCAAAGATGTAACGCCTGACAGCAAAGAAATTAATATTTCAGTTGTTGGTAATATTGAACAATTGAAGGTAGACGCTTGCAACAAGGTATCAGTTGAAGGAAGTGTAAAATCAATTTCAACTCAAAGTGGTGATGTTGAAGTTACTGGCGATGTTGATGGCTCTATTTCTACAATGTCTGGTGATGTTGATTGCAATATGGTTGGTGGTTCTATTTCTACTATGTCAGGAGATATTAAGCACAGACGTTCTTAACATTACGGCTAACGTCCGCAGGTATATTTAGTGCCTTATATAGAAGTAGTAACAGTCAAAATATAAAAAATGGTAGCAGTCAAAATATAAAAAATGGTAACAAAATTTGATAGAGATTCACTAAATAGATTGCATGATGTGATTTTTGATGCAACTGGTTTAAATATAAAAAGCGATGAGGGTATAGTTGCTTGCTATAATAAACTACCAGATCATATAAAATATGATGCAATAAAATTTAGTGTGCACGACACACCAACACGAGATAAGATGTCCATATGGTTTGAACAAAATTTGACAGCCATTATTGAAAATCCATAAGACAATGACAAAGAAAATAGAAAATATCATCCATACTGAATCAGAGCAGAAATACAATATGCTTTATAATGGTGATGATATACAACTTGCTACTATTTGCTTAAAGAACAATCTCTTGAACAAATATCCTATTCAATCATTGTGTTTGAATTGTTCTGTGAAATCTGATTTTCTAAATATCTGCTTAATAGAAATAAAAGAAGAATATAGAAGACAGGGGTTTGGTACTAAAGTTTTGGAAGAAATTTCTGATTTTTGCGATAAACATAAATTGAAATCTTTTATAAAGCCAGATTCTTCTTTTGGTACTGATATAGATGCTCTTATAAAATTATATAGGAAATTTGGTTTTGATAAAATCAAAGGTGTTGCAAACAACACCATGATAAGGAAACCACACATTTTCACAAAATTAAATCATGGAGTGATATGAAATTAAAAACATTTATAAAGGAACAGGATCTTAGCATCATAAATGCTTATTGCCAAAAAAATTTTAATGGAGATTGTGGTATTTTGATACGCCAAAATGATGGGATTTATTTTGGTACTTACTATGATTGGGAAATATTCTTGAATAACAATAAAATAATCGAATGCTTTGATAACAGATATTTTTTAAATATCCATGGTAAATCACACACGATTATTTTGGAAAACGATTCCATCATTCCCAATGAAATAGATATTGCCTCTAAATTTGCCCAATCCATGGGTGTCATGGGCAATTTACCAAATATCTTACAACCATTTTTACATCTTTCGAAATCTTCAGATAAAGATGGATATGATAAATATTTGTATAACTATATAAAAGAAAATAAAATAAAAAATGTTTTCATAGATTCTACATTTTCAAACAAAAAACAGTTTGAATTGATAGCAAAAAATGTTTTCAGATGGACTCTTGGTATTAATTTGTTCATTAATTCCCATGATACCTTATTGGACACTTTGAACGATTTTTATATAGATGATGATTTTAAAAGACTCGTAGATGTGTGTAATGTATATGATATTGATTTCGGTAATAATCTTGTTTATAAAATTGAGTATGATTTCGTATCAAGTAAATTTCATAAAAAGTCAAAATATTATATCAATTGGGGGGTTATATGAACTGTTAGCAGATAGTAAAATTTACGGATATGATAGATTGGACAAAAGCAACAAACAACGAAGAAGTAATCAAATTGATTAAAGAACGTGAAAAAATTGAAGAACATATTAGGGCTATTGATGAAATGGCTTTGGTAAGATATGAGTTGGAAAGATTGCAGGAGTAATATATCCACCGCTAAAATTGCTAGTGGAGTGCAAAAGCAATATTATTTGGTATAAAATTAGTTATTGATAACGAATAAAACATGACTCACAACGAGCTTCACATGATGATACTAGCAGACATACTGAGGAATCAGATGTATATGTTAAAAGAAGATTATAAAGAAATCCCAAAGAGCAAATTAGCATCTAAAGATAAAGATATAGTTTCTCTCAAACAGAGGATTAGAGAGACTAATGATTTATATTCCTTAACAGAACGATTAATAGACGTTTTCAAAGCACACTTAAAGGTATCAATGAACGTACATAATGAAAAATATGTTACCACACTAAGTGGCCTATCAAAACGTGTAACATCACTGTTTAGTTTATCCAAAGAGGAGTTAATGGTAGTTAATAACACAATGGATGCTTTCTCGAAAGGTATTGTTCCCGTCTATTTACCAACCAATACGAGTGAGATGCAAAATTTGAGCAGAAAAATAGGGGTTGATCTTGATACAGTAAGAAAAGTGGTGTGTGCCATAACAGATCACGAATACAAGGAACATGGTGGTATCTATAGAGATATTAAAAAAGAGTGAGTTCAAAATGATAAACCATGAATATCTACAAACATAAGATCAATAAACAACTTTACACTATAGAGCATCTTGTTTTAGATATAAGACATTTAGACAGGAATGCATCTTCTGGTATATATGCAAATCCGTATAAACACAATGGTGATAGGATCATTTTTATTAATAAAAACCATGGTATGTGTACTAACTATGTTGATCAAGAATTTGAAATAGTGGCAAGAAGATAAATATAAAAAAATAGAAATATTATGTTAAAAAGCAGAGAAGAGATTCGAGTATGGCTTAATGAAATGGGTATCAATAATTACATAATTAATGACGATCTAACAGTCGACGTTAATGGGTATGTTGATATCTCAAATAAAGGATTAAAGGAAATTCCAGTTCAATTCGGAATTGTAGATGGGGTTTTTTATTGTTCTAACAATAAATTAACTTCATTAAAAGGTTCACCAAAAGAATCCTGGAGGTTTTATTGTGACCGCAACGAATTAACCTCGCTACAGGGTGCACCAAAAGAATGTGAAAGATTCTATTGTTCCGATAATCAATTGACTTCTCTTGAAGGTGCACCAAAAATGTCTAAAATCGTTTCTGATTTTTCTAAAGAAGAGATTGAAGCATATAAAAATGGTGGCAAAATTAAAGAATCAACTATGGATGATAAAGATAGAAAGAAATTCTGGAATGAATTTTACAAAAATTCAACAAGATTTGGTAAAAAAAATAAAAAATATGCCAGTTAATAGGATAACAGAACCAATATTAAACAAAATGAACGATTATATTGATGATAATGGTTACATTGATGACAGTATTGTTTCAAGATTGTTGACGAAAGAAGAAGTAAAATACTTGGGTAAAATATCAGAATCTAATTTGGAGGATTCTGGTGATCTCTATGAAATGCATCTATTATATAGAAAACAGAATGATACTGGCTGGAATATTGATTCAAAGCGTGATATAGAAGAAGCTATGGGATCTGATGGTGTTTGGTATAATATATCAACAAATTCAGACAAACAAGTTATGCTATATGCACCACCATATAGTGGTATAGAAAAATCTGACATCCAAAAATACGATGATGGAACACTCTATAATTTCATCAACAATGCCGATGTTTGCTATTGGGATTTCGATAAAGAAACATTTATTGGGGATTTTGGTAGTAAGACAGATATTACCATAGATGAATATAACGGAGAGATAAAACCAAAGAAATCTATTTCAGAATCGAGACTTTCAAAATTCAGACAATAAAAACATCAGAAAGGTTATCACAAGATCTCTGTTGAGAATTTCTTCTTTCCCAAATCAAAAATCTTGTGGTAGCCTTTTTCTTTGTTAATCAAAGTTTCATTTTTACCTCTCATCATAGATTTGTGGAATCTGTTCCTTGTGTCACACCAATAATAATCTGATTTCACATTACCACAATGCACCATTCCTATATTTAAATATATGTTTCCGTTTGATATTCTGTTTTCAGAAAATGTTGTAATAGTTCCAGTAAACAGATTTGTTCTTTCAATATATTTGAACAAAAAAGACCAAAGTCCGTTCACCCTATATTTCGTATCACAAACCATTCTTGAAATTTCATAATCTTCTTTTATATTTTGTCTTGATGGTCTATTAATTGCCATACAGGCTATTAGATTATCTTTATGATAGACAGCTATATTAAAACTTGATGGTCTGTAACCTTGTATATGGAATTTTTCAAACAATTCTTTAACCAATGGTGATTTCACAATTCTAACTTCACAATCCTTTGGTCTTAATTTTATAATATCAGAATTTATACCAAGTTTTTGTTTAATGAGATTTTTGCAAATATCTCTCTTATCTCTCCATTCATCTTCATAGAACATTAAAAAATCATATCCAATTTCTTTTGCTTTATTGAATTTTTTAATCTCACTTAATCTTGTAGCCTCTTTGTGATAATAAATTCCGTTCATTTCTATCACAAGGTTTTTATTCTTAACAAAAATATCAGAATGTAAATTTTCACCAAGATAATGTTCATATTGGATTTCAAAGCCAAGTTCTTTTATAAATGTTCCAACTTCGGTGTTCATTTGAGATATTCTGTTTGATAAACAACCACAACTCAAAATTTTGCCTCTTTTAATATCATATAAAGATGTATCAAAATCGTCACCGCACAATTTACAGTGCATTGGTATTTTGTTTTTGTTTATTGTGTATTCATTGATAGGAACAATTGGTTTTATGAATTGTGTTTCAAACCAAAGTTCCAATTTTTTGTAATCATGCAAACCTGGAAAAGGATTAGCCATTCTAATTTCTTTTGCAACATTTGAACATTTACCACAAGAAATTTTTCCTTTTGATCCATTTCTTAATATTGCAGATGTTGTTATTTCTTTTACATTGCCACACGAACATTCACATTTGAAGAAATTCTCCGATTTCTTTGGATCATTTATTCTGCCTTTTGATCCAATGAATTCTAAAATTTTAAGTCTACCAAATGTTTTTCCGATATATGATGGGTATGAAAGAATTTTGCATTTACCACAAGATTTTTGTTTCCCCGAAACAACACAATTAAAGGGTGCTTTAAATTGATTACCACAACCACAAATAAAATCTTCATTTTTTGATAAAGTTGAAGATATCGAATCAGAAGTACCATTATACAAAATGCCGTTGCTGTAAGAGATTTCTTTTGGATTTACTATATTGCATTTACCACAAGTTTTTGTATGGGAACTTGTTATCTTTCCAATATTATATTCAAAAATCTTACCACAACCACAAATAAAAGGGATTTGTTTTTTAGCCGATATTGTAAAACCAAGAAGATCATTAAAATTCAAAGGCTGTATGGGTATTTTTGAAAATATTTCTTCCCATTCTGATTCAGATAATGGTTTTGATTTTATAAAAGGCTTCCCTATTTTCTTTCTACAACCACAACCAACAGAATTGGTATAATCTTTTAAAACAGACAATAAACATATGGTTTTTTCTTTTAAACATTTGGGGCAATAAAAACCAAGATATGCTTTCTTCAAGGAATATTCTTGGTTCGGTATAATTTCAATAAATTCTTTTCCTATTTTAATATCATTGGTGTTCATGCTGTTCCTTTTCTTTATTTACCATTGGAACGTCTGAAGTTTCTTGACACCATTTATATTGAAACCCCCATGTAGTAAAGCAATAATAGAAGAAACACCAAAAAAATTAGAAATGAAAAAAGAAGACGAATTTTTCTTATCAGGTAAATTATCGGTAATACTCGATTCATGTGCTGGTTCTGCAGGCAAAGGTAGCCTTGGCTCTTTTATTACGATGCAAAATGTTGGTAAATTCCAATTTGTTTGTAATACATTTGCACCACAAGCATCACATACTGTAATCGATAGAGCCAATGGTAGCAAAGAAATTGTTTATAAACAATTTAATTCAAATGCACATCGCCATTACGAATTCGAAAAAATGTATATTGGTCAAGGTGGCATCATAGATTTGAAAGCATTTTTCAATGAAATTGAAATTACAGGTATCCCTCGTAACAAAATTGGTATCTCTCCAATGACAGCTATTGTTCAAGATATCGACAGACTCTATGAAGAAGGTAAATATGGTTTTGATGGTAAACCAGCCATTGAAGAACACAAGGGTACTTATGCAACTGGTAGCACATCAAGTGGTGTTGGATGCACTAGAGCAAGACGTGTGCTGAGAGATAAAAATCAACTTTTGGCTAAAGATGTCCCAGAACTTGCTGAGTTTATCTGTGATGTTCCAAGGGAAATTTTAACGAGACTTTCCCAAGGTCAGTCTGGTTTGTTGGAACTTGCTCAAGGATTTCCTCTTTCTAATGGCTATGGTTTGTTTGGTACGAATACCACATCAAGAAATGTGACTGTTTCTGCTGGTCTTGATGATATGTTTTTGCCTGTCACAGTTGTTGGCAATATAGCATTAAATACTAGAACATTTCCGATTCGTATCAATAGCAAGAAATATATTGATATTGTTTCAAGAAAATTCTTGACTTGGGCTGAAGTTCAATCTGGTAACTACGACTATCAGGAGGTTGATTCATATTCTGGTGATTGGTATGATGATCAAAAAGAAATAACTTGGGAAGATGTTAGACTTGGTTGTGGTGCAGACGAAGATTTAACATCATTAACAACTTTAACAAAATTACCAAGAAGAGTTGCAACATTTTCTAAAAAAAATTTGGAAGATTCAATAATCTTCAATCAAACACCACATAAAATATTCATATCAGTAAATTTTGCTAACCATGTGGATTGGAATATGAATGAGAGAACAGATATTATTACCGATAAATTCAAAGATTGGTTAGAAGAAAATATTTATTCTGTCATAAAATCTTCAAAAGAATTCTCCAATGTTAAAATGCGTTGGATTGGAACTGGTAAATATACAGAGGATAGATTTGAGATTTGAGATTTAGTTTAGTAGTTAATTTGATTTTTATTGATTTGGCTACCAATGGTAGCCAAATCTTTATTTAAGAATTTTGAAATAAAAACATCATGATGAATATCAACAGATATTTCAATTTTGAAAAATTGTTCAAGGATATTATAAAGCAAGAGCAAGAATCCATAAAAAAATTTAAATATGAATCAGATGTTTACAGAAATTTGGATGATTTCCTTGATCAATATGAATTAGAATTATATGATATATGCCACGAAGATTGTGAATTTAATCGTTTGGATGGAACATTTCTTTTTATTTTTGTTTCAAAGGATGAAGAATTGTGCATAAAAATTGAATTCAATAACTATTTGTCTGAATTTACACATTTTACGAAATCATGACGAAAGAAGAATTTGTGTCAAATGTAAAGATCCATAAAGATTATATTAAAAGATATGCATCTAAACTTTGCAATTTCGATAGGGATCAAGCAGAAGATTTAATACAGGATACCAACTTGAAATGTTTGTCATATCTTGATACTTATGTTGATGAGAAAGGGTATTTCAAATCTTGGTATTTTACTGTTATGAAAAATATGTCTGTTGATAGATATAGAAAGTCTTCAAAAACACCAATATGTTCTGATATCTCATATCAAGAAAATTCCATGGATCTATCTTGTGTAACAGTTAACAATTTCGACACCAAAATGCTTGAAGATTTTATAAAATCCTATCCAAACAAAACACATTCAGAAATCTTTTTTAAGATAATTGATGGCTATAAATATAAAGAACTTGCTGATGAATATGATGTACCAGAAGGGACTGTTAAAGGCTGAGTTTTCAAGATTAAAGTCTTCCTACAAAATAAATTATTAAGATCTGAGTTTAAGGATGTGGCGATAAAATACGCTAAAAACAATGTTCCAAAGAACACCATAGATGGTATATTTGACTGAAAAATATAAAAATTGATTATCAACAGGTCGGAAACAATTGTACATAAAATAACCTTCAAGAATTGTCGATAAAATAAAGAAACAGACAAACAACATCTTGAAGAAATGCCAAGAATCTGATAGTTGAACAGGTTTGTTGAAAATAATACCGAGAATTTTCATTTTGACAAAACCATTTTTGGGGATTCTATCAACATATTTGTTTTTCCAAGAATCACCCCCATCAAACCATTGATACCAAAATCCGTTTTTTATCTTACTAAATATTGAAACTTTGAATTTATGAACACATATATCCATAACAGAACAACAAATGGCTGATAACAATAAAGGTATTAAAGAATAAAACATAACAATATTTCTTTATATATCAATGGGAGATGTCAGTTTTGATAAAGCAAGAAATCAAATTTTTAAATATGCAAACAGTGGTAGTAAGAAAACAAATTAGTAATTTCTCTCTAACGAGAATTCAATTACAAAAATCAGAACCAAATGTTTTACCAATCAATCACATCTTTGTTGTCGATGTCTCTGGTTCTATGTCATCAGAACTTTCTAACATAAGAAGACATTTGAAAAACAAACTTTCATCTGTTATGAAAGATGGTCACACAATTTCCGTTGTTTGGTTTTCTGGTAAAAATGAAGCAGGTGTTCTAAAAGAAGAAGTTGAAATTAAATCATTGAAAGATCTTAAAGATTTTAATGATGCAGTTGATAGATGGTTAAAACCAGTTGGTCTGACTTCATTTGATTCACCTTTGAAGATAGCAAAGGAAATAATTGAAAGAATCTCAGTTAATAGACCGAATTCCCTATTTTCGATGGTTTTCTTGTCTGATGGTTATCATAACCAAGGTTCTTGGTCTGATGTTAGAGATAACTTGAAATCTCTAGTACCAATTTTACAATCTTCTACTTTTGTTGAATATGGCTATTATGCTGATACAAAAGCTATGCAGGAAATGGCTGAAATTTGTGGTGGAGATAAAATATTTTCTTCCAATTTTGAAAGTTTTGAACCAGAATTTGATGCAAAACTTTCAAATTCAAATTTATCAAGTTCAAAAACGCTCATCAATATCGGCACACAACCAAAATTCGGTATAGCTTGGACTATGATTGATGACCAAATTCTAATTTATTCTGTTCAAAATTCTGAAGTTCTATTACCATCAAATGTCGATTTCATCGATTTTATTGAAATTGTTAATGATTTTGAAGCACCGATAGAAATTGGTAAAATTACGAATGAGCAATTGTTGCTAGCCTCTTATGTTCTATCTGATAAATTTAGAACGGATGAAGTTGATGATTTGCTTATGGAACTTCGTTGTGAGGAATTGTTGAAATCTTATACAAATTCATATGGTAAACAGAAACTCAATGAATTCAGAGATCGTTTAAAATCTATACTTTTTGGGAACGAGGTCTTGCCTTTTGTAACAAAAGAAAAGATTCAGATCAAAGCGGATCAATTTTCTGTTTTATCATTGTTGAATTATCTCTCTGATTCAGAAACGATTTTATTTTATCCTGGGCATAAAGACTTTGTATACAACAGAATTGGTGCAAAAAGATCTGATGTTAATACAAAAGTAACTGAATCTGATATTTCTAAATTGAAAGATGTTAAGAATCTTTCAGATATGAAAGCCACAATGGATGAAATCGCAGATTCTAAAGCTGAATTTGTCTATGATAAAACTGTTGGCCACAATGTAAAAGATTTTGTATACAACGAAGATAGAGCCAATATTTCTGTTAGGGTAAGATATGATGGTGTGGTTAAATTACCAAAAAACGATTTTGGTTTAATTCAGTTACCCTCTTTTATCTACAGAAATTACACCATTTTGAAAGATGGTCTTTTGAATGTTCAGAAATTACCTATTTCTTGTACAGCTAATGATCTCAAATTCTTGACCTCAAATGGTGTTGAATATAAATCAGATACAGAGAAAGATACTGATTTTGAAACAGGAACATTTTTTATTATATTGGATTTAGAATCTCTGCCGATAGTAAACAGGAAACAAGTCAATTCAATTTCAGCCACAAAATTGGGCCAGCTTTCTTATGAATTACTGAAAATGCAGGCAATGAATAAAGTTCTTGGTTATTACGACAAAGTAGTTTTTGATAACAAGAAGATTTCAGAATCTTTTATTAAAGAGTATGGTGCTGATGCAGAGGTGTGGTTAGAATCAATTGGTGTTACCCAATTCAATGGATATAGTCCAGAAACCATTAAAGAGGAAACTAAGGATACTTACACAGCACTTTCTTTGGAGGTTAAAATAGCAAAATGCTCAAGTTTGCCAAAAGTTGAGGATGTTATGAAAAGCATAGAAGATGGTAAATCATTAAAAATAACTGAATCTTTGATGAAGCCCACTATAGATTCGTTTAAAAAAGAATCCACTTCGGAAGTCTTATCTAAATTTGATGAAAAAACCAAGAGCCAAATTCTTGGTGATTGGATAAATCTTTATAGGAAAGATGTAAACATCATGAAGAAGGAACTAATGAATGAAATATCTGTTATGAAATTTTCTCAGATCCTCTCAAGGAAATGGTTTCCAGAATTCTCAGAAATCGAAAATTCTAAACTTTCTATGAGGATTGATGGTCTAGATCTTGATATGAATTTCGTATTATCAGAAAAACAAATAAAATTATAATAAATCAAAGCCACCAATGAATTATTCATTGGTGGCTTTATTACATAAATAAAAATGATGTATAAATTATTGTTGGAAATATCTTCTGAAATTTCAGAAGATGAATTTAAGAATATTGTAAAATTACTTAGCTCAGACAAAGATGCCGACACAAAATATAGAGAGATAAAACCACACCTTCACCTAGACAAATGTACAATTGTTAGCAATGGGCTTTCTCATTCCAAGAAAGAGGTTTATGCCAAAATAAAGAAAAAATAGCCTAAAAGAATTTTTATGTTGCTTGTTGTTGATTCTAATATTGTGTTTAAACATATAATATTAGAAAGTGGAGAATTTTTTTATGATATAAATAAGAAATTCAAATCGTTGCTGATAGAATTATATAAAAAATTCAACATAATAATGTTGTCAGAATTCAATGTTGAATTAAAGCATAAATTCAAATTCATACTGAAAGATAATAATATACCTTTTGATGATATACATTTCTTGAGAAACGGAATATCATATATAGAATCAAAAATATTAATATTGAACACATATTTCCTTGGGCAATTTTCTCTTTTTGATAAGAATGATATAATTTTTGTAATAGATAATGATCCATCCTTCAAAGCATATCTCAGTACGCACGATATTGATTGTTTACGATATATCTGACGCAATTCTGTAACCATTTGTGTTACAAAATATAAATAAACAAAAAAGAAAATGTTTAGAAAAATAAAATTGAATTTTGTCAAACTTTGGTATCAGCTGTTCAATGAAAAAAGATTGCAAAAAACAGACTTCCAAAGAACCACAAACAAGGAGGATTACTCAATATTCCTTAAAATATTGAGCCTTGTTAATGATCCAGATTCAACCATAATACAAACAAACGACACTTTTGTTATATCAACCAAGAAATCTGATTCATTCATCCATGTCAAAATAGGTGTTCTAAATGGTAGAGATGTTTCAGTAAATTTCATAGAAACTTCACCATCTTTCTCCATAAAAGAGAGATTGAACCTTGGTGGTTATGCTATGGTTAGAATAAAGGAAATGTATGAACAAAAGAAACTTGATCAGATTTCAAGTTTAGATTCTTTAATTAAAACCAATTGTGATTTAAATAACACTCTCCAATAAAATATGGCACAAAAATTGTTCGTTCTAATAAAAGAGGCAGATCCAAATCTTTTAATCAAATTAAAAGATAGACTTATAAACATTGGATTTAACAGAGATTGTTTTAGCTTCTTTGATGATGAGGACTCGGAATCTGAATCCATCTGCATAGATGTAGAGAATTTTGAAGTCTATCAAATACCAGATGCCACAAAGAAGAAATACCATTACGATCTCGATAATGATTACGATCTCGATATAATTATTGAAGAAATAGAAAATAATATTTAAAATGGAATTTAAAGAACCAGAATACGTAGTTTATTTCACGAAAAAAACAAGTCTTATTTTATCTGATCAGACATCTGATAGTGCAACGAAAAATCTTATAACAATCTGCCAAGATTTTAAAGATCTTGTGGATAAAGTTGCTAAATATAAAGAATCTCATATAGTTAAAATATATCCAGTGTTATCAACAAATTTTGATAATATTGAAGATGCTAGAAATTTTCACCAACAGAAGATCATAGCCAATTTTGATATAGAAAAACTCAATGCAACCGTTTCACTTATTATAAAAGATATATTTGATATCGAGAAAGATGGTGATAAAACAGACAAACAAAAATTCTGTTTAGCTGTAAGAGATGTATTCCTTGCTTTACACAATTCTGGTGTTGATATAGATGAAGATAAAATAGCATTCAAGGTGGAATATAAGGAAGATAGAACACTTATTGATGTAACAGCTACGAATCTTTATACTTTACTTTTACAATTTGGCATACCAGTGAAGTATGAAGATGTAAAAGATGTGAAAGAATTCGCTTTACCATATGGTTCTTTCACCATAGAAAATGGTGAACCACAATTCATACCTATTCAAAGATAGATTTTTGTTATATATAGAAAAACATGGATTCTGCTCTTTCTAATATCATAAACATAAAATCTAATAATGATCTATCTTCTCTTTGGATAGTTTATAATGGTTCTTCCTCTGTTGAGTATTATGGTTTTAGAGGATATTCTCACATCTGTGAACATTTGATATGTGAAAGCCTCAATGATATCTTTGATGATTTACAAAAAGATTTTATAGAATGGAATGCTTACACCTCTCCTGAACAGATAGTTTTCCATTTTAAAGGTTTCGAAGATAAACTATCATTTCATAAAGAAGAAATTCTTAAAAGGATATTGAATCTAGAATTCTCTCAGGAAGTTATAGAAAAAGAAAAGAACATAATAATTCAAGAATATTATGATTCAACAGATTCACCATTTGGTAATCTGTTGATGAATGTTCACAGGAAGGTTTTTAGTGATTACATGCCAATAGGTTCTATAGAAGATATAAGATCTTGCACAAAACCAAAAATCGATGAATGGTTAAAAACAATATTTGAAAATCCATCTTCAGTAGTAAATGTTTCAAAAAATTTAGAGACCAATTTTGAGAAAAAATCCTTCACCGAATTTGATCTTTCTGATAGAAGGCCATCTAATGAATCGGATTTCATTAGAATCGGAGAATCAGATGACCTCTATCCAATATTATTTTTAACCAACAAAATATCAAGTTATCATTATCTCTCATCTTTCATTTGTGATTATTTTTCTGATGGCTTAAATAGTCCACTTTACAAAATATTCAGATATGACGAAAATCTTTGCTATAGCATTCAGATCTCTAGAACATCCTATAACAAGGATTATTACTTGTTGTTCGGTATGACTACTAGCAAGGCAAATGTTGATAAGGTAAAAGAAAAATTCGGTTTCTTTATATCAAATATCGATGATTTTTTGACTGAAAAACGTTTTGATATATTGAAATCCAATAAAATACTTTCAGATAAAAAAGAAGATATACTTAGATATTCTAATGCCGAAAAATATTTTGAAAACCCTTTATATCACGTCTATTCAGATGAAATACAAAAACTTGGATACAACAAATTCAAATCTATCATAAAAGATATTTTCTCCATTGGATATGAAGTTTATACTCCAGCTGATTTCTTAACAAATTCTTAATACAATTTTTACAAGATTTTAACACAGATATGCTTTCTTTGTTTAATAGAAACATTTTAAACGAGAGCATTTTATGAACCCAAAATCTTTAAAAATCCAGGCTGTTGCAAAACAATATTTCGAAAACCGTAGTGAAAAAAATTTCAATGAACTTTACAAAATATGTCTACCGATAGTAAAGTCAGCCTCAAACAACATTCTTAGAAATTCAGCCTTGGTTGAAGAAATCGCACAGACGGTCTTCATAAAGGTCCATTCCAACAAAAATTACACTTTCGTAGATGATAAATCTTTCTTATCTTACATCTACACTCTTTCGCAAAATTTTTCTAAAATGCTTTACAACAAATCTGCAAAAGCTAAAGTTGTAGCAATCTCAAAATTAAACGTCTTCGATGATATTGAAGATTCGAATGATCTACTAGACATCATCAATAAAGATAAAGATGATTCAATGAATTCTGTGGAGTGTTGTGAACTTTTACATAACAGTTTCGATAAACAATACAATAGAGTTCTTAACATTGTTGAAAATCTTGAGGAAGATAAATTAACATTTTTTAAAGATGCGATTTTCTCACAAAATGATTATACTCAGATAAAAGAAAAATACGAACTTAATACCGAAGGTGCTGTAAAAACAAGGGTACACAGGATTCGTGACAAAATACGTACAGCGTATAAAGAAGAATTGGCATCATCTGATTTTGAAGATGGTAACCACAATGTAAAGGGAACAATCAGACTTTATCACACAAATGGTGAATTGAAATTTGAATTCGTTTTGAATGAGAATTCGAAAATACACGGTGTAGCAAAGAAATTTGATGAAGATGGTTGCATTGTTTCAAGCATGACTTACAACAACGGTGTTCTTGATGGAAGGAACACTGTCTATTTCAATTCTGGAGAAATCAAAATATCTGGTGTTTACAAAAATGGTCTGAAACATGGTATTTTCAAAACATATGGATTTGATGATAATTCTAATCACATAATCTTCGAAACGATAGACTATTATGAAGGCCAAAAAGGCTATTATGAAATCTTTGATGAAAATGGTGTTGTTGAGGAATATGGCATTTTTGATTAATAATAAATGATTAAAGATTTCATAGCAGAGTGCAAAAGATCACAATCTTTTAAAAAATCCATTGGTTCATTAGATATAAAACTTTCATTTATAAAAAATTGTCACATTTACATTGACAATAACACAATTTCTATAGATAATGAATATTTTTGTGTTTTACAAGAAGAATTGAAAATTTTGATATTGAAATGGTTAGAAACTTTAAACTCTGAACCATATAACAAAGGTTTGAAAACATTGTGTGAATTTGAAATACTTTGTTTTATACAAGACAACAGAATTCGTACAAATTTTTACACAGACAAAATTTTATCAGTTCTTGACAAGATGAAAACAGTTGATAAAATCAGAGATTACATATCAATTTTGTGTGGATATGGTCTGAACAATGAAATGAAGAAAATTTTTTTGAAATATAAAGTATTATGACAGAAGAGAGTTTAGAATATAAGCCATTACCAGAAGAATACAAAAATTCTGGATACAATTTCAAACAAATATTTAGAGGCGAAGTTGTTGCAATATATGAAGCAAATGGTGAGTACAGCAATGATCCGAATGTGTACGAAATTTTTAAAATTAAGAGAGCAAAAGAGCAAAAACTACCAAATGGTGTAATAATGCCTGCTAGGGAGAAATTGCCAAGCAAAGAAGATTTCGGTGATTGGGCATGGTGTCCAGTTAATATAAAATCAGCCATAAACAGGGCTTTGTCTTTCGAAACATCAGAAAAATCCATAAAAGAACTTAAGAATCTTCTACTATGAAATTTGAATATAATGATAAAATTGATACTGGTGATGGTGTTGCTACCATAAAAACCACAAGGGATTGTTCAGAGATATCTTTCTTTGATGGTCTTGTTCAAGTTGATGGTATCTTTATTAAATATTCATCGAGATCATTAAAAATATCCGAGCCGCCATATGTTTGTGTTAAAGATATAATAAGTATAACAAAATAAAAACATTATCATGCAAAAATTCTATATTTTAATAATTTTTCTCGTGGCAATAAAATTCGGTTTTTACAATATGGCTGTAAACAAAAATCTGAAGAACATTAATCCACAAGAGAAAAAAGAAATTCAAAAAGAGGTTCAGATGATTGGCTCAGTATATCATCCAACGACAAGCCAAACAGATCCAACACCAACTGTTACGGCAAATCAATCTGTTATTGATACCATTAAATTGAGATTAAACAAGATAAGATGGGTCGCACTATCATTAAATCTTTTCAAAAAGAATGGTGGTGAATTCAAGTTTAATGATATTGTTATAGTGAAATCTGAATTTAAAGAAATAAATGGTGAGTGGATAGTTAAGGATGTTTTACCATCAAGAAAAAATGGCATAGATTTTTTACAACATCCAAAGACAGGATTTTATGGTTTGTATAAGAACATAACCATAAAAAAGAAAATATAGAATCAGCTATTTTATGGAGCAACAGAATTTTGGAATAGAAAATGTTTTATCATGTTTTGATGGTATGTCGTGTGGGCAGATAGCACTAAACAAAATTGGTATCAAATACAAACAATACTTTGCCTCAGAAATTTGCAGATCTTCTATTTTTATCACACAAAAGAATTTTCCTAATACAATACAACTTGGTGACGTTAGAAATATAAAGACAACAGATCTGCCAAAAATAGACCTTTTGATGGGAGGAAGCCCATGCCAAGGTTTTAGTTTTGCTGGTAAGCAGTTAAACTTTGATGATCCTAGGAGTAAATTGTTTTTTGAATTTCTGAGATTAAAGAACGAACTTCAACCAAAATATTTCTTTCTTGAAAATGTTAATATGAAAGAGGAGTATTTGGATGTCATAACAAAGTTGGTCGGAGTTTATCCAATCAGAATAGATTCTACAGATTTTTCAGCACAGGAAAGAATAAGGTGGTATTGGACGAACATACCAGTGAATCTTGAATATGAAAAATCGAAACTAACAGTGGAGGATATACTTGAGGAGGAAGTTGATCAAAAATATATCATAAATACTGAAAGATCTATAATAATTTGTGATAATGAAGTTGATAGAAGAAAGATTGCTTTTATTGGAACAGATTCACAAGGGAATAGAGTGTATAACATACATTATAAATCTGTAACATTATCAGCAAATGGTGGTGGTCTTGGTGCAAAAACAGGTTTATATGCCATACCTTGCTTAGTACCAGACAAATTGAAATCTAGGCACAATGGAGGTAGATTTAAACCACCAAAATCAAAATTCTATACATTAACTGCTGTCGATAGGCATGGTGTTTTAACAGATAATTTTATAAGAAAATTAACACCAACAGAATGTGAAAGACTACAGACAGTTGAAGATGGATACACACAGGGTGTCTCAGACAACCAAAGATATAAAATGCTAGGTAATGGCTGGACCGTTGATGTGATAGCACATATATTCAATGGTATTATTCATGGACACAAAGATCCTCTATGGTAAACGCAATAAATTTCTATCTGATGATTTCGGTTGTTGTTAAAGAGGTGGTTGGGGTAAATTGTAGTTTAATGATATAAAATCTAAAGAAAAATTAATATGAAAATAAGAAATCATAGAAATACAGAATATTGGTTTAGACCACACGAAACTTCATCTTTAAAAAAACATTTATATATTTTTAAATATAAATCATATTTGATGGAATTTCTTAATAATAATTTTGAGGGTGCTTTGGGTGGTGTTATATCAAAATGCGAACGAAGTTTTGGTGGTTCTATGACATTACGCCGATGGTTTGTTTGGTACAATCAAAAAGCATATAATAATGGTGCTAAATTAAAAATAGAGTTAAGGCAATCATATTTCAGGGGTAGGAAATATGTTAGTAAGCCACCAAAAATATCTAAATCATCTAAAAAATATTTTGCTTTTTCTAGTAAAGTTATTAATTTGATGTGTAATATAGAACAATCTGATGGTATTATTCTATCTAAAGACGCTAAAAGACTAACAGAGCTGTTTTATAAAAGAGGGTTCAAAGATTTTGAACCCAGTGATGATGATTTGTCCTATATTGATGGTCACATTTCCGATGGAATAGATTTTAGTCATTGGTCAGATAGATGTAATTTATTAAGAACGAAGACAGTGATTGAATATTTTAAACGCAAAAATTTGATATGAATCCGAACAGACTGTGTTTAGAATTATAAGAAAATTCTGTAGATAAAGGTGATATAAAATCTTTCTAATTTATTAAATCTGAGTCTTTATCTACAAGGGGGTTATAAAATTTTCTTATAGTTTTAACCTGATATACAGCCTCATTTAATATACCCTCGATTTTTTGTAGAAATTCTAGAAGATTTTGATTTTTAAAAAGATTGTTATTTAGAGAATCCAATAGCATTCTACCCTTGTAATTATATCCTGTGTTTTCAACAAGTATATTTCTTGTTTTTTTGGCTTTGTATCTAGATTCTACTATCATATGAAAAATTCGTTAATGAAGTTGATATAACAGTTTACTGCAGATGGTTTATCATTTTCTATATTAAAAGAATCCTCATAGAAAATGTTTGAAACCTGATCGGTCCAACCACCTCTTATTACAGCGATTTGATCATAAGAAACATTTATGTTACCCATTTTATCTAAACCATTACCATCCTCTGATTTAAAGATTACTTTAACAGCATCGATATAATCAATTTTTTCTGTTAAGATCTTAACAATATCTGAATTTGGTATTTTGTTATATCTTGTATTGTTAATCATATAATCAGCAAGAATCTCCTTTATTCTCTCTTTTATAAGTTCTTTAGTAACTGTAACACCTCTAAAAGATCTATAAGCATCAATCTGTATAATGATTGAATATCTTTTTATTGTTGGTCTTATATAAGAAATCGCAAGATTTGTTGATTTTATACCAGATTCATCAAAATAATCATTCAATCTTGTGGTTTCCGCTTCCGAGACCAAAAAATTGGAAATTGGCATTGAGAAATAATCATCTACTGTTAATTTGTTTTTAATATTTGGAAATAACAATATGGAGAATTCATTGGTAGTTTTTGTTGTTTGGTTTAAAACTTTGAAAACTTTAACATTTGCAAAATAATTCAATTTTTTAACATGATATTCCAAACTTTCTCTATCATGTATTGTTAGATTTCTTGAAAAAGATTGTACTAAAACCTTTGTTAGTTCTGGTGATTCCATATTAGCACCAAGGCTTGGAGGTAGTGTACAAGTTATATTGAAAAGATCATTCAAATCAACATCATTACCATCGGTATCTATACCAGAATCCACAAATATGAAAGTTAAATTTTCGGATTGATAAATATTACCAGATACACCAGAACTCAAAAGATAATCTATTCTGATTTCTTCCCCATCTTGTGGTATTTTGTGTTGCAAAGAATTACCAAAAATAAATGAAATACCATTGTTTGAATTTCTTGTGATATAACCAAGTACACCATATGGTATATCATATAGAGAATCAAATTTGGATGCTTTCACACCATTGACTTCTATATCAAAAATATCATTGTCAACCATTTTACCAAGTTCAATATTTAGGTTTATTGATTGAATATCTTCCCCAGTACCATAAAGAATCTGGTAGTCAAATTTGCCCTCAAGAATTTTGAAGTTCGTTGTTCTTGTGTTATTTATATTTATCAATTTTTCATCTTGTGCAAGGTGTATGATATAAGTTAAACCATTGTTAACACATTTAACTCTTGTTAAATTTGGTATAACGACAGAATTGCCTTTCAAATTTATCGTTGCAGATTTTGGTGACAAAGATATTTCGCCAACTGCAGTTCTCATCCTTTGAGCATCATGACCAGCTAAGGCCGCTAAACCATAAATGTTGTTAACCCTTGTGGCTTGGCTTATGACTGATTCTGAAATTGAATCTTGTATATAATATAAAATGAGTTGAAAATGATTTTGTAAGACAAGCAATATTTGACCATAGGCAGTACTATAGCTAAACATTTGTCTTGCCTGATTAAATTTTCTAACAAGATATGATGTGGTGCTATTGAACATATCTATAGCCCTTATCTCATTCTTTTTTATAAATTGATCCATATGTAAATATGCTTTTAGTATTTATCAATGTTAAAAGAAACCCCAACCGAACAAAACAATATCAGAATAAAAATCTATGAAACATACAATAGAGAAAATATCAGACGAAATAGCAGAATTTGGTGATGGAACAACTGAATTCCATACAAGAGATATTCAATCATTATTGGATCATATAACAGAACTTGAGAACAAATGCTCAGCAATAGATTATTTAGGTAAACAAAATAAAGGATTGCACCACGATAGAATTGAAGAGAATTTGCTGATGAAGGAATATGATTGGAATAATGCGGAAAAAACCTTTGCTTTTTCGTGGTGTCAAAAAGCAAACATACTTGAATCATTACTTTTTAACAACAAATTCAAATTTGGAATAAAAATCACAAATGAAATAAGAGTTTCAGTAGCCACCATTGTACAATGGCTTGGATCAAATATGGGGTGGGAATTTTTAAATTCAACATTGGAAAAAGAGGGTTACAAAATTGTTAAAATTGAAAATCCAATATTTGATCCAAGCCATTTGCGGATAGATAAAACACACAACGTAAAAATTTCTGATTATAAAAAAGCCTGTTGCATGGGTGAAATTATATCAGCACCAGTTAGATTTGAAGATGAAAATCAGAAAATCGAAATCCATGGTGTGAACTATCCCATTGATTATACAAAATTTCACAAGATATTATCAGAATTCGATTGTGAAATTTTGTATGATAATATAACAAATATTCTAACAGCAAAATTTAAACCTCTGTAACTTTTTAAATAAAAAATCATAATAAATTTTTAAAATCAAAACATGGCAAAACAACATTCGGTAGTAAAATCTGACAGCTTTGCAGATATTAACAGTTATCTCCAACAATTTGATACAGAGGGTGAACTTATCGAATCTTATGAACCAATGGAAATTTCAAATTGGATTCATACAGGTTCTTATATTTACAATGCTCATATATCTGGCTCTCTTATGAGAGGGTATGCCTGTGGTAAGATCCATTTGATAGCAGGTGACCCGAAAACAGGGAAATCTTATCTTTTGATGAATGGCATAAGAGAATCACAAAAGGAGGGCTATTTCTGTCTATTCTTTGAGACAGAGAACTCACCAGACAGAGAAAGATTTGTGAAACAAGGTATAGACATGGCTGGTTGCAGAATCTATCAGCCAGAGACAGTTGATGAAATTATTGTGAAGATAATTCAGATAACTGAACCTATGATGAAAGATTTTAAGGCAGGTAAACCGATACCAAAACTTATGATTTGTATAGATTCAATTTCTGGTGTTAATTCACAGAAACAATACAATGATGCTTTATCTGGTGATTTGAAAGCAGATCAAGGAACGGTTGCAAAACAATGGAAAATCCTTTGGAACATGCTTTCAAAAAGAGCAGGTAAACTTGGTATTCCCGTGATCTGTACTGCGCACACATACGACAAAGATATGGGTCATTACAAAAAGAAAACACCATCTGGTGGTATGGGTGTCATCTACATGGCTTCTGTTGTTGATATGCTTAAAAAGAGAATTGAGAGAGAAGATTATTCTGGTATTGATATCACGGCAAACACCTTTGAATCTAGGTACGCTAGATATAATGAAGTTCACATCTATATCAAACAAGGCGAGGGTATGAACCCATATATTGGTCTTGAAGAACATGTATCATGGGATGTTTGTGGTATCGATAGAGGTAAATTCGCTGAACTTGTCGACATAGCTTATGAATTCTACTTCAAAAAAATCATAACAAAAGATTCAGTGGTTGGATACAAATTCGACTTCGATTTCTTACAGGGTCAAACCGCAAAAGGTAAGCAAGAAGCCTTGTCTGAATCTCTCAAATTTATGATAGAGGAGGAATATATCAAACCTTTCACAGACATAGATGGTAAAGGAAAGCAAAGTTATTATTTCACAGATAAAATACTGACAAGGTTTGATGAAAATGGAAAATATGAAAAGATAGAAGATAAGGTTGGTATCGTTAACAAAGCCTCTGGTCAATTCATAGTGAAACATCTTAGATCTGCTGTTGATTTGAAAACTTTCTTTTCGGCTAAAGTATTCACAAAAGAAATCCTTGAGAAACTTGATGAGGTTACAATAAAACCGAATTTCACACTATCTTCTGGATTTGAAAATACTGGCGATGAGGGTTATTTTATGGAAGATGCTGAACTTGAAAAAGAATCTGAATCCTTCATGGATCAAATATCTAAATTTGAACAAAATATCTAAAATGAGAACAAAGATAATTTCAGCATTTCCTGGATGTGGTAAAACGTCATATTATAATGAAAACAAAGAGACAACACTTGATTCAGATTCCTCTGAATTTAGTTGGTCTGTAGACGAAAATGGCAAAAAGACAAGAAATTCAGAATTTCCAAAGAATTATATTGATCACATAAAAGCCAATATAGGAAAGTACAAGATCATTTTCGTTTCATCACACAAAGAAGTCAGAGATGCTCTACTTGATGAATGTATATTCTTCTATCTAGTATATCCAGAAATAACAAGAAAGAATGAATTTTTGGATAGATATAAAGAACGTGGAAGTGATGAAAATTTCATCAGAATGCTTGATGGAAAATGGTTCGAATGGATAGAAGCCATAGAAAAAGAGGAAGCAATTGGGTTTTCGAAAATAAGGATGGTCTTACCTTTCTTGAAGGATGAAATTAGACACATGGGTACTCATGATGCAATATGATATAGAAAATGTTGTTTCTTTATTTGATGGTATATCAGTTGGGCAACTTGCTTTATTGAAAGCACATATTAGATTTAAGAATTATTTTGCTTCGGAAATCCACAAGGATTCAATCAAAGTAACTCAACACCACCATCCTAATACAATACAACTTGGCGATGTGAGGGGAGTGAAAGGTCAAGATTTACCAAAAATAGATCTTTTGATCGGTGGCTCTCCTTGCCAAAGTTTCAGTTTCTCTGGTGATATGACTGGCTTTGATGGAAAATCTGGTTTGTTTTATCAGTATGTTAGAATTCTTGAAGAAACGAAGCCAAAATATTTCTTTCTTGAAAATGTTGTGATGAAAACACAATGGAAAGATCATATAACAAGCATACTTGGTGTCGAGCCAATTAGGATATGTTCTTCTTTGGTTTCTTGTCAGACGAGAGGGAGACTTTATTGGACTAATATCCCTGGAATAGATATTCCTAAAGATAGGAATATCCTTTTTAAAGATAATGTTTCCAAACAATATGATGAATCTTTGGTTTTAAAAGGAACACAATTGAACAAGCTGAAAAGGCCAAGGATAAGAATAATTACAACAGAATCATTGAAGATACCTTGCATAATGAAAGCTATGCACAAGAAACCATCCGATTCTATTATAATAAAAGATAAAGACATTTACAGATATCCAACCATAGAGGAAATGGAGATTGCCCAAACTCTACCGATAGGTTATACAAAAATATTAAATTCTTGGTGTAAATCTGCCCATGTTATCGGTGATTCATGGACTGTTGATGTTATAGCACATATATTTAAAAATATAAAAGATGGCAAAGAAGAATTCAAACTCTGGTGATTCAATAAAATACAAAAGTGGCATTTTTAAAATCTTGAAAGAATCACCAACCCCAGAGGATATACAAATCTGTTTCAAAGGGAAAGAATATTTCACAGATTCAGATATTGAGGATCTTTTTGGAAAAGATAAAAAGATTGTAACTGATTTATCTTTAAAAAAACTTGCGTCACAGAAAATAATAAGAGAGGAAAACAACAGATATTATTTTTGCTAAATGAATGGAATACCGAATTTTGATCAAATATGTTACCATTATATTTGTAGAAATACAAATCTTTTTCCCATAGTTGAAGAATCTTTTTTCAAAAACATCTATCTGGCAAACACTTATCTTTTAACAAAAAGATGGTATTTCCACTTCAAGGAATTACCTTTCAATGTTTCATCTCCATCTGCAGAACAACTCATTGAATATGCTGAAAGAAATATACTTGATGTTGTATCTAAATTAGATAGAGATAAAAGTTTAGATGATAATAAAACACTTTTCTATACCACGGTTAGAAATGTCATAGAATTCTCTTATACAAAATATAATGAAGATTGGATAAAAGAAAATGTCGAACCTTGGATTGAATGGGAAAAATTCCAAAAGGCACAACAACAATCCATACTTTACCAAAAGTCTGTTAAAGTTACTCCAGCCACGGTAAAAGAAATCATAAGGAAAGCCAAAGACTTTGTTGTTGATGGATCTTCTGTTCTAATAGATAGTGATGATGGTGTTTCCTTCACAGATGCTTCAGCCCATAGACAAATAGATCCATCAAATCTATTCAACACTGGCTGGCCCATTATGAATAAATGGCTTGGTGGTGGTTTTGAGCCAGGTACTCTTTCAATTTTTCTTGGTGCACCAAACGTTGGTAAATCACTATTTCTCTCCAATATTGCACTAAATATGTACAAATTTGGTTACAATGTTCTTTTGGTTAGTCTTGAAATGGGTACACCAAAGATTTTGAAAAGAATGGGTTCAAATGCTTTCAATATTCCAATTTCTGAATATAACAGCAAATCACAGGATGAAATGTATGTTGGAAATAAGATCAAAGATTTTGTTGATGGTTATAACAATGATATGACACCACTTGGCGAACTCATTGTGAAAAGATTTGCATCGGCAACAATGGATGATGTTATAGCCTATAAAAGGAAAAAAGAATCAGAATTAAAAATCAAATTCCACGCTTGTGTGGTTGATTATCTTGGTGAAATGGCTAACGCCAATGGTACAATGTCTAACGAAATGTATCAATACCACAAACAAAATGCCAACGATATGTTTAGATCATCAGTAAAAGATGATTGGGCTGTTATCACCGCTCATCAATTAAAACAGCAGGCTTATGGTCTATCTGATTATGGAATGGATGCTCTTGCTGAATCATCTGGCTTAAATCATAGAGCAGACAATATTTTCGGTATAATCCAAGATGATATGATGCATTCAAATGGGGAATACCAACTCAAAAATTTAAAAGCAAGGGATTCTGAATATAAAAATTATAAAATGAAATTGAGAGCAGATTGGACATATGCAAGACTTATAGACACAAATCTTGAAATGTTACCAATGGCTAGTGCTTTCGGTGGTTCTAGATAATAAACATTATGACAAAAGATGAATTTCTAATCAAATGGGCAACAAGTGATGGTACTGGTTTTGATACACACATTTGTGACCGAAGAAAAGAACTTGAGGAAGATTTAAAATTTATCCAAAACCAGAAAGAGATTGGAATATCAATCCCTTTTGAATTTGCCTCTTCTTTGGATATTAATAAAAAATGTAATGGTAGCTATTCAATTTTTACTGTTCCAACACAGCGTTTTATTGTTAAATCTTTATCTGAACTTACACAACAGAAATTCGAGGAACAGAAATTGAAAAACATCAAACAACAAAAATATCCTTCGGATCTTTCTGAGGAATTTCACGATTTGGGTAATGATTAAATTTGAAAGGAAATCTATAGCAGAATTATCAAATCAATATTCTGTTGGCAGGAGACAAAAAAGAGCGATCCTTAAAAATGGTGATGAAGTCACTGTACTAAACAAGAAATATAAACATCTGGCTAATAATATTTGTGATTTTCTCAATGGAAGCCATATTAAATGCCAACAGATTGAATTTAATATGGAACAACAAAGATTGGTGACCAGCATAAGATACCACATGCTTTGCGTAATGGCTAAAAGACAAGAGAAAATTGATGATCCAAATCAACCATGGAATTTTAGAAAATAAATTATATTAAATGTAACTTATTTTATTGTTATATTAAACAAGGAAACGGATTATTTTATGCTTTTTGAAGACGAAATTGAGGACACTTGTGAACAGAATGATATAAATGAGGATGAAATTGAGATGATAAGACCCTCAACTGTTTCTTACAGGCCAGATGTTTCATACTCTGCTACCTATCTTGATTCTGTTTATGAGCCAGAAAAATACAACGAATACCAAAATATAAGAAATGATTTCAAACAGGCTTTCAAAACTTCGATAGAAAAAAATCCAGCTTATGATGTTTTTAGAATTATAGACAAAGATCTTTTGAAATCTGGTGATATAATTCTAATCGGAGATGGATCTAAAAAAATATCAAGATCTGTACAAAATCAATGGACTATACTTGATATTAACAATGAAATCTTTACCATAACACAAAATTCTATAACAAGAGAAGAAAGATCAATAAACATCATACCTCTTGATGATGTTCTTTATAAGGTATCTGTTGATGTAAAATCCAAACTCTATTCAGATATAATGTTGAATATGTCAATAAAAAATCTTTATAATGTTTTTTATTTTGATATTTTTTGCGATTATTTTAAAATCCACACAAAGGATTTGTTCAATTCGATTGAAACTTTCTATCAAGAAGCCATACTAAAAGAACTAAACAGTTCTACTGGTTGTTTCAATAAGAACAATATAAAACCTTTATGGTAAAACAAAACGATATTAAAAATTTACAGCCATCTAGATTATGGTTGATTGGTGATATTCATTTCGGAGTTCATTCCTCTTCAGAATTTTGGTTTGATCAAATCAAACATTCAATAACAAATCATTTAATACCAACAATAAAACACAATTTTAAAAAGGGGGATTCAATTTTATTTTTTGGTGATCTGTTTGACAATCCAGAATTCAATAGATCCAAACTTTATAATGATGTTTGTGATATTTTTAATGATGTTGCAGAAATCTGTACTGTCATAATACTCGTTGGAAATCATGACATTTATGAAAGATATGATAACACCAAAAATGCTCTAAGAGACCTAAAGAATACTCCAAATATCTTCGTGGTAGAACACCCAACAGAAATCTCAAGTATTTGGGGTCAAACATTATCTTTGATGCCTTGGAATCATTCTGCAGAACTTGAAATTTCTGTTATTGATAAATTCAAAGAAGATTCTTTTTTGTTTTGTCATACTTTTATGTATGGATTCTGGTACAATGGCCAGTACAATCCAAAACATATACCCAATACAAAAAAGAAAGCCAACGATATAGAAGATTTTAAAAAATTCAAAAGGGTTTTATCTGGTCATATTCATAATCCACAAGAAAAAGCCAATATAAGATTTGTTGGTGCATATAATAAACTCAATTTCACCGATGCTAATACAGAGGATAGAGGTATTGTTCTTTTAGATTTTGCCGATGAATCTGAAACGTTTTTTAGAAACCCTTATTCTTTCGATTTCAAACAGATAAAATTGAAAGAATTTATAGAATTCAATCAAGAAAAAGCTAATGAATACGTCAGAAATTCTTTTGTTCAAATTTATGTTGAGGGTTATATTTTTGAAAAATTCAATTTGAATCTAATAAAGGAACTTCTTGTTGGATACATCAAACTTGAATTTGTTAGAATTGATACAGAAACACAAGAAATCACAATTTCCAACAAGGATATAGAATTCAATTCAAATGTCGATGTAGAATTTACAATACCAGCATATGTAAACCAATCTTTGATAGAGAACGATTTGAAACCAAAAATTATTGATAGGTTAAAAATTTTGTATGATGAATGCAAAATGGAACTTAAACAAAATGAGATTAACTTATAGAGATGGGAGAATTAGCAACAATTAGACTAGAGTTAGGAATCAACGCACAAAAATTTATCCAGGAGGTTCAATTACATCACGGAACTATTGAGGAACAAATTGGTAAAGGGATTGAACTTGCCTTAAATGATTTGTGTGAGGGTGATAATTTCGTTCAATCTGTTCGTGAAGCAACCAAATTAGAACTTGCCAAGATTGTAAACAAAGCAGTATTTAGTTTTGAAACCCAAAATAAGATCGAGAAAATGGTTTCTGAAAAAATTGGTAAGAAAATAGAAGAATTTGCAGATAAGATTGCAGAAAAAGTCACGACTTCATTACAATCTTGATATCATCACCAACATGGGAGAGATACATTCTATAGAACAACATAAAATCCTTGACGAGATTTTCTATGAGCAAGGAGTACTTTTTGCCAATTTTCACCTATTTGTTTTTGTTAAATTGAGAGATAATAATGTGGCAGTTTATATTTTTAATCAGGTGGGTGAAATTTATGGTTATGGTTTCTGTTCTTATTTTGATATTTTTAGTGATTTTAAAGATAAGATATTCAAAGATTTCCAACAAATCTGTGCAACAAGATTGTATGATAAAGTGGAACTTATATCCAAATCAAACACAGAAAAACCAAGGAATATACAAAAGAAAATCAGATGGTAATTGAGAGTTTAAGATTCAAGAATATTAAAATCTATGGTGACAAATGGCAAGAGATAGACTTCAAAGCATTACCAACTGGTCTATGGCTACTAAAAGGAAGAAACGGAACTGGTAAAACCACCATACTTGATATTTTAAAAATAGTATTATATTTTGATCTTGGTGGTAAAACAAAAAAACAGATTGTAAACGAAATCAACAAGAAAGGTGCTGAAATTGATATCCAGATCGTATCCAACAATACGAAATGGAGAATCCATATGGGTTATTCTCCAGATTTCATAAAATTATATAAAAATGATTCCCAAGAGGCTGAAGATCTGGGTTCTCTTGATTCATTAAAGGATTTCATCAAAAATCAAGTTTCAGACATACCTATCCACATATTCAGAAACACAATATCTCTAAATATAAGATCTTTCAAATCTTTCTTGTCTATGAAGCCAGAGGATGCAAGACAAATTAGAGATAGACTTTTCAATTTCTATGTTTTGAATTTGATGCTTACTAAAATTAAGCTATCTTATAAAGAGAAATCAGACAATATTGATATATTGAATGATGAAATATCTGGTCTAGAGCATAGTGTTGAATCCAATAAAGCAAAAATTGAGGAGATCAGAACCGATATGCTTTCTAAGAGAAATTTAGAGATCTCTGAATGTAAAGCATATGTGGATAAATATAGTCTGGAATTAGAGAATTTAAAATCTGAAGCACTTTCAAAAGAAGCTGATCGTTTAAAATTATCAAATGATTTGCTTGATATAGAGTTATTTCTTAATAAGAAAGAACTTTCTGATATAGACCAATTGATTCACAATATTGAAAGAGATATTCAGTTAAATGAATCTATTGTAAATAAAAATACGGCAGATATTGAATTGTTGTATCAGGAACTCATTTCTGCCGAATCAAATAAAATTCTTAAAGCTAAACTTGATAAATTTGAACAAATTGTAGCTTATTCTAAATTTATTCAGAATACGATCGGTGCAATAAAATCAAATATTGAAATTCATTCGAAACTTGTTGAAGATTATAATACAGACATTGCGAACAATTTAGCTACTGTCTCTGACATAAAAAATCGTTTATTTTCAAACAAGAAATATAAAGAGGTTTATGAAAAAAATGATAAATGCCCAACTTGTAATTCGGATTTACATTCGGGTTTAAATACATCTTATTTAGAAAATCTTGAACTTTCAATAAAAGAAGATGAAGACAAATTGGTTTATGTTAACTACTTTATGGAAGCCAAGATAAAAGATAAGGAGAATTCATATCTTATATCATCACAGAATTCAGAGAAACTTCGTGACATGAGAGGCAAGATTTCAGATATCAAAAATTTGCTTGATACTATAACTGATTTCGAAGAAATTTCTACTAATCTCCTTGATTTCTACAACAATCTTGGTACAACAACTGATTTTGATTTCTCCCAAACAGAAATTCTGATCCAAAAATCAAAATCCTCCTTACCAGAACAGATTTTGGAATCTGATATCAAAACGAATATATCAGAGATAAAAAATGCTTCTGAATCTATTTCAAAAACAATAACCATTAAAAGATCTGAATTATCAAGTATGGTTTCAAAGAAATCCATACTTTCTGATAAAACAAAGGATAAAAATTTGGAATCAGATGTTGATCCCTTGAAATTGATAGATATACAAAATTCTCTGAAATATATAAATCAAACTCTGGAATCCTCTTTAGCAACCCAAAATCTTTATCAAAAAGAAATCACACATCTGAATTCAAAGATATCTGTTTTAGAAGACATTTCAGATATAAATAAAGCAGTAGAAGATTTGACAAAAATCTCAAGTGTCCAAGAACTCAATATTTCAACCAAAAAAGAGGCTATAAACAAATTATTGATTGAAAAATACGAAGATTCAATTTTATTGGATATTGTTTCTGATTCTGGTATAAAAGCGTTTATATTACAACAAATTATACCAGCCATAAACAATGAAGTATCTAGAAATCTACCGAAATTTGATGTCAATGGCAATATAGCATTCAATGCGGAATTCAAACCAACATTTTATAGAAATGGTATAACAGTTGATTTTGATAGTTTTTCTGATGGTACAAGAGCCAAAATGGACATCTGTACTTTAATATCAATCATAAAAACCATAAAATCCAAATATAATGATATCAATGTCATATTTTTGGATGAAGTTTTATCTTCTATAGATGTCGAATCAAGAGATCACATTATAGGAACAATAAAACAGATATGTTGTGATGAACTTAAAATGCATACTTTTATCTGTAACCACTCAGAAATACCAAGCCACCATTTCGATTACAAACTTTCGGTAACAAACGACGGCAATTTCTCAGATATCAATATAGAAACTTTGTAAGATTCTAGATATAAATTTTTTAATGTCAACAACACGTATATATAAAACTTTGAATTATGATTATTTGAAAATTCTTCACACCAAGTATAAAGATTTGGTAGATGAAGAATTTTCAATAAAATTTGATGAATTTGTTCTAAATTTAGAAAAACCACAATTATCCTTCTATAAAGCAATATTATTACATTATGATTTTTTGGAGTTTAAAGCTAACTATCTAAAAAATAAGAGTCAGTGTGATGTATTGAATTTTATGAAGGAATTTTCAAAGAGAAAAAGATCTATTTATAATAAAAATAAGGGATCTCACCTCTTGTCTTTATCAAAAATAATTTTTAAAACAATATCAAAAGAAATATTAGAATTAAAAAAATATTAGTATGGATGATAATTCAATAATTAAATCAGAAGGCAACATAGTTAAATTTGATAATACAGCGATTTTTGTGGATTATTCAAATTTTAAATTACAAATTCCATTGGAAATGATATGGCAACCACAAGAGGATATCACAACATTCGAACTTGCCATGTGTATACCATGGATAAATAGAAATTGTGGTGTTATGCCATTTGAAGTCGATACCACACTTTCTTATTTCAGACATTTTAAAATTATTAACCATAACAAATAATTTATGTATTCTGATTTACACAGCCACCTTGGATCTTCATGCTCTGCAGAAGATTTGTGGCAAATTGCTCACGAACAGGGTATAGCGCTACCATACAAGGATTATAATGAATTCGAGAAAATTGTTTATCTCTCTGATAAAATAGATCATAGCAAATATCTAGAAAAATTCAATCTAACACAGAAGATACAATCAACACCATATGGTGTTGAATTATCCGTTTATAGATCAGCCTCTAATCTCTATATAAACCACAATGTTACTAATATTGAGTTCAGATTTAATCCAATGCTTAGGAATTTTTCTGGCCTCTATGATTTAGATGCTATCATACTATCTGCTATAAAAGGCAAAATGAAAGCAGAATCTATATATCCAATAAAAATTGGTATCATAATAGAAACAGCAAGAAATTTCAACAAAGAAAATTCTTTGATATTAGCAGATAAAGCATATAAATATTCAAAGATGGGTATAGTTGGATTTGATATGTCTGGAGAATTCAAAGATAAAAATTTTGACACACACCTTGAGGTCTTTAAATCTTTAGAATCTACAGACATTGGAATAACAATACATGCTGGTGAAACCAGAGGCTCTTCCGATGAACTGGATTTTGTGCTAAACAACATAAAAATTGATAGAATAGGGCATGGTATTCGTATTGTAGATAATGACAAACATTTGGAACTTGTATCGGAAAAAGGTATTTGCCTTGAAATTTGCCCAACATCAAATATAGTAACTGATTGTGTTACTGCCATTGAGGATTTTAAATACATTTTTGATAAACTTAATGAGTATAAAATTCTTTATACTATAAATACTGACGGATTTTCTTTTTTACAGACCTCTATTAGAAAAGAATTCAAAATTTTGAAGGAATTTTGTGGTGTTAGCGATGATCAAATTGAAAAATTAATATCGAATTCTTTCAGATGTTCGTTTAATCATGGTTTCAGATCAGATGAAAGGAAAATAGATTTGTATTGCTAGAATCATGAAAAGGATAAAAGACAGATTACAGGCTTTCAACAGTAAAATGAATACCATACTAAGAATGATGAAATCAGATGTTTACATTCTTTATTATGCCTCTAGTAATTTACAGCACAATGGTTATCAGACCAATATAGGAAGTGCACACATAAACATATGCATGTCAATATTGTATCATATGATAAACAATGGTGGTTTTGTGGTTTATGATAACATATATGAAACTATAATGTTAATGTATCCAAATTATAAAAGTATTGAAATGTACATTGAAAGACACCAAAGAATGGTGGGTCTTGATTCTGATTTGATAGAAGATATGCACAAATATTATATAGAAATTGAAGAATATGAAAAATGTTCAAAACTTTCTGATATCATAAAATTCAGAAACCAAATACACAACGGAAAATAAATTATACTAACAATAAAATAATGAATAATAAAACAAAAATTTCAGCCAAAATTGTAGCGCACAGTAAATCAATATCTGGTGGGGAGGATTTGATATCTTTTGTTTGTGTTTTACCAAGAATAGTTCTTGCTGAACTCAATACACACAATATGTTTTCAAAGAATTCAAGTTCTTCTAGGGCTATACCATTCAGCAAGATGTTATCTGTTGTAGAGGAAGATCCATTCATACCAATAGCCTGGCAAAAACAACACAAAGGTATGCAGGGTTCAGAATATTTCACTGAATCAGATGGTATCGAAAATTTGGTTGGTGGTGAAACAATTTGTGATATCGAAAGATTACAAGATAGATGGTTAATAGCAAGAAATGATGCAGTTAAAAATGCTAAATATCTTGATTCCATGGGTCTTACCAAGCAGATTTCCAATAGATTATTGGAAAGTTTCATGTGGCAAACAGTTATTTGTACAACCACTGAATCTGCTTTAAAAAATTTTTATAATCTAAGATGTCCACAATACTATCAATATGTTGGTAAAGAAAATGATCTTAGGTATAAGAGTAGGGAAGAGGCTAAAAAACATTGGTCCAGTATCAAAAACGGTTTGTCCGATTATGAGAAAATTTCCGAATGGTCAGATACAGATTGGTTATCTATGAATGATGGGATGGCAGAAATACATATATCATCTTTGGCAGAAGATATGTATGATGCTTACAATAACTCAACCCCAAAAATACTTGAATCATCTGAATGGCACACACCTTTTGGTGATGATATTGATAATACAAAACTTGTTGAAATCCTAAAATCTAAATCGGAGTTTTCAAAAGATAATTTCGTGAAAGCAAAAATTAAGATTGCAACAGCAAGATGTGCAAGGGTTTCTTATACAACAGTTGGCCATCCAGACAAACATAATTATGAAAATGATTTTAAACTTTTTGATAATTTAATTAAACAAAATCACAATAGTCCTTTGCAACATTGTGCCAAATCTATGTCTACTGATGAATATAATAGCTACTGTAGAGGTAAGATAACAGATCCAAACAATTTTGGTTGGTGTAAAAATTATAAAGGTTTCATACAATTAAGAGAGTATATTGAAACTAAAACTTTTAATCTATGATAAAATATTATTGGAACAATGAAGAGGTATCAATTGTTGGTATTAATTATGTTGTGACACCATCTGGTACTCCACTCCATTGGCAGAATTTACATGTTGGTTCTACGAGACAAGGTATAAAAATAAAGTATTGTGGAACATCATTTATTATAGATAATCACAATGGTGATGGTTTTTTAAAAATAACTGATGGTAGAGGATCACCACAATATAGCCACAAATCTGTTGAAAATCCAGATATTTTATCGGAAATTTCTGATAATGAGATAATCAAAGATATAAATCAAGACAACATCTTGAAAGAGAATCTAGAACACGATCTGTTCATGGAAAAAGAAAATCCAGATATTTTTGAGAAGATAAAAGAATTGAGAAAAACACTAGAAACTAAAATATAACATGTTTTACAAAATAGATAAAGAATCTGAATTACACCAAAAATTTAAAGATTTTTCTGATTCTTGCAAAAATGCAGTATCTGAATCTAAATCTTTATTCATGAAATTTGTAGAGGAGGATGTTGATTATTATGGATCTGATTCCATGGGTGCTGTTTGTGGTGGTATATCAGCTATCGCTTTCGACAAAAATCCAGATTCTAAGATTTGGAAGAAAGTTAGACTTGGATATATGCCAAAACAAGGAACTGAATTTGCAGATGCTATTAAAGCATTACCGATCATAACATATGATTCTCTAAATGCTTTAATAAATTTCCAGCCATTTAACATTGGTAAAAAATATTTTGGTTCTTTTAATGTTCATGAAAATTCTGAAACCTCTGAATTTTTCATTGATACAAAAGGAAATAAGAAATTTCAACCAGTTGATGGTATGATAGAAATTCTTTATTCAGAATATTTAATCAAAACAGGAGCTAAACAATAAACAAAAATGGATACAAACACAAACAAGGAGATTTAAGAAATCATAAAGAAAAATCTACCAGCACATGTTGGTGATGTCTTGAAAGTAAGACTTGAGCAGGCAGATAAAGATGCTAAGTCTTTAGAATTATATAAAAATCTTCTTGCCACCAAATCACAAGAAGTGGAAAAATTGAATTCTATTGTAGAAGAATACAGAAAACATGATGCGAGAAATTCTGAACTTGACCAAAGGGAAAGAGAATTGAATAAAATGCAATTCAATTTAGAGTTAGAGATTTTAAAATCACAACTAACTGTAGAAAAAGAAAAATCAGAATTTGTGAAATCAGTTACTATGGGACTTGTTCGCAATACTGAATATAGAAAGAGTGTTTTCGATACTGAAAATCAAATAGGTTGGATGAATGGTGGTAAATGGGTACAACCTTCACCGATCGCTAAATCATTGACTGAAACAAAAACAGAAGAATAGAAATGAAAAATCTATCTATAATAGTTGGTTTAGTAATATTGTTTATGATTTTAGTAAATCTCAATGTCTACATATTCAATTATGTTTCACCACCTCTATCCCTTCTGTCTATGGGAGCAACAATAATAGGCTTTTATTTCATATTAACAAAAATCTTTAAAAACAAATGAAAAATTTCAAAAATCTCGGATTTGGTGCTATAATTTTAGCATTAGTTATTGGTATTACATCTTGTAACAGTTGGGTGAAACCAAATTATGCAGGTGTGTTGATGGAAAATTATGGTAGAGATGGGAAAAACGATTTCCATAATGTTACTGGTAAAGTCTCAACAATTTCTTGGGGAACTGAACTCATACAAGTTCCTCTATTCGAACAAAAAGGTGAGTATGGTGATAAACTGACAATTTCATCAACGGATAATACAAATTACTATGTCTCACCGATGTATACTTATAAAGCTTTGAAAAATAGGGCAATAGATATAGTGTTTGATTATAAACATCTTGGAACTGGTGTTGATTTAGATATGATTGAAGACCAAATATTAGAACCAAGGATAAAAGATATATCAAGAGAGATCTCTAACAGTTTATCTGATGAACAATTAATGAACAATGGTGGTAAATTAAGGTATGAGAAGGCTTGTACAGATACACTAAGAAAAATATTTGAAAAAGCAGGATTCGAACTTCTAACATATTCATCACAACTTTCTTTCACAGATGCAATGATAGCAAAGATAGCTGAAAGAAACAAGGTTGAACAAGAATCTCAAATTCTGGATAAAAAACTTGCTAATACAAAGAAAGAAATTGATTTAGCAAATTTGACTTCGGAAGCAAACAGAGCAAGATCACAGGGTGTTACAGAACTTTTATTAAAAGAAAAAGAACTCTATATAAAAGAAATTGCTATCAAGGGATGGATCGATGCCAAATGCCCCATGCCACAATATGTTAACCAAAATGGGTTTTATGACATGGTTAACATCAAAAAATAAGCATTTCTACTGTCCTTAAATGGATAAGTTGTTGTAAACAAATATACTTTAATTGGAAAGTTCTAGGATGTTGAAACCTTGTATTGTTAGTTACAACAATTTTATAAATGCTAACAGTTTGCTAGTTCTGTAAAAAACTAGCATTTAAAATTACTTGCTTGAAGATAAGCAATAATATTTGCTTGAATTAACAAGTCTGTAACGGGGGTTACATGAAGTCTTAGAAAACTTCATATTATTAAATCTTACTAGAGATTGTGTCTATTGTAAAGGTATTAAATTCACTTAGCTCTTGTTGTGAGTAAATTAAGCGTTGAGTCAATAATATGAAGTTAGAATTCTTCCAAATAGTTTTATTTTAAAAGAAATTCAGATTTTAACAACAATATCATGTGGAATAAATGTAAAGCAATTTTACTTCCGACTAAAGATAAAGCACCAATTTGTTTAGAGTTTAACAAACTTGTTACAGATAGAGTAAAAATTATCAATTGTACACAATCATTTCAACATCTTTATATTATTTCATGTGATAGAATAAAAGAAGGTGATTGGAGAATGATGGCTGATAAAACTTCTAAATTATATGGTCAATTTGAAAAACATTTAGGTAAACATGAGTGTAATGGTCAGTGGAAGAAAATTATAGCCACAACAGATAATGAATTAGGTTTTGGTGATGGTACTGGTTATTTTGAACATTTGCCTCAAATACCTCAACAATTTATAGAACACTATGTTACTGAATATAATAAAAGTAATATTATTAGTGATGTATTAGTTGAGTATGGAAGAAGTTGTGGTAATAATTGTTCTACATTATGTGGAGAATGTCAACCAGAAAGGTTTAAATTAAAAACCAATCCAAACAATACAATCAATATTAAAGCTGTTAAAGATAGTTTTAGTAGAGATGAAGTTGAAATCTTATTATTTAATTTAGCTGAACATTATGGAATGACTTCAACTAAATCAGAAATAGAGGATTTTAATACTTGGATTGAACAAAATCTTTAAAAACATTAAACATTTCTACTGCCTTAAATGGTAAGTTGTTGTAGTAAGTGAGAGTAGTTACCAAACAGAGATTATACTACTATTACAACAACTGTAGAAATAAATAGCAAAGTGGTGGAATTGGTAGACACTAGTAATAAATTAAGGGTAATATCCATGTGGAAGTGAGAATGACCGATAAATTAATTATTATGACCATTGTAAGTTCAAATCTTACCTTTGCTACAAATGCTTTTCTATTCAGCCCGTTGATTGAGGTTTGGTTAAATAAGCGATAAAAGTTAGATTCTTTTACATTTAGTTGGTACTGCAAACAATTGGACAGCTTGGAAAGACAAGCACATTTTAAACATTTTGTATATGAAAATAAGTGAAACTTCCATAAATGATAAGATCAAACATTGTTCAATTGAAACTATTTTTACAGTTGTATATGTAGGAGAATGTTTTGTGATAGTTGTAGCTAATGGAATAGATGGTTATACCATTTATGAAACTAAATTAGAGGAATATGAAAAAGTAAAATCCATTATTGAGTGGAAAGAAGGTACATATATTCATAAACCCTTTGTAATCTACATTTCTGAAATAAAAAGGATGCAAAATACATTTTATAGACTTGTTAAAGTGATTTTTGATGATCACAATAAATGTCTTATATTTAAACTTGAAAATCCAAATGGAGAAATAGAAACATCTTGGACAAACTCTGAAAATATAGTCAAAATAAGAGACCAAGATTATACAGTTGTTCCAAATAAAATTGCTGATACACTTAAAAAGGGTTTTGAAGAGTATCAAGATGCAATTAATAATGGTACACTTATATCAGAAAAGTGATGATTGGATATTTTTATGAAAGGTAAAGTATAATGGGGTATTGGTTCTTCATCCATGTTAAAACTGGTTTCTAGTGGGGGTTCGAATCCCCCTACCTTTCCATTGGATGACTAATTGATGAAAGAGAAATTATTAAATTTAAACAAATAAAAATGGTAGCATACAAAGTAGCATTAATTGAAATAAGCAACCCTAGTCAAGAAATTGTAATTAAAAACTATATGGTTTGTTTAACTGAGGAGCGTGCAAATAAATTTATTAAAGACTTTAATGAGTCAACAAAACCTTTAAAACTCTTCCCTATAACTCAATGCCTTGATACAGTCATGGCTATTGAACTGAATGAACAGGAATACTCATTACTCAGTGAACTAAACTGTATTTGATTGAATGATTTAAAAAATCACCAATCATTAAAGTCAAGTAAAGACAATAAAGAAAAACTGAAACCTACTAAAAAATTTGAATACTTAACACTTAACAACAACAAAGAAAATATTACTGATAGTATTTTAAACAAGTACGGTGAGGAAGGCTGGGAACTTATTGGTTTGACACTTTCAGACCACCTAGTATTCCTGAATTAAGATATACATTTAAAAGAGAAAAACCAAAACCATAAAGTATGAACAAAGTTAATTTGCAGAAAATGGCTGATTATATCAAAACCATACCACAACAAAGTTTCGATATGTCCATATACAGGGAGGAATATAATTATTATGACCCAGAATGTGAATCTGTTGGGTGCATAATAGGTCACTGCACCATTATTGATAAAGAAAATGTGAAAGCAAATTATGTTGATGATTTATCAGGCGAGATAGATTTTCATAAATGGTCAGAACAATTTACTGGATTGAAATCGATTTCACCAGAATGGAATTTCTTATTTTCCATGGACTGGAAGGATGTGGATAATTCAATTAAAGGTGCAGTTCAAAGACTTGAATATATCATAAGCGGTGGTAAAGTTAGTGAATGGTCAAAAACCCCATTGATTGAATCAATAAAACTGTACTTCGATTTGGAACTGTACTCTGATTAAAAATTGTGTTGGATTTCAATTATAAAAATTGCCCTTTATATAAAAGGAACATAAGATTAAAAATATTATATCATACTAAAACAATTGGATTAGATAACCAAAAGGATTTATAATATGAATACCAAAATGAATTTGTGGCAGTACCATGGCATTTGGTTCAGACTAATAAATGATAATTCTTATTATGAATGCTCTGTCATAAAAGATAATATTGTGTTAAAATCTTTTCGAGATAATTCACCTATAGAGGCAGAGCTTCAAGCCAGAGCCTTCTGTTATGAATATATAGCCTCTATTAAAAATTAGGAAACCTCTATGGAATTTCTTAATAAAATTATATGACACAAAAAGAAGAAGCACACATAAAAGATCTATTAGAGACTGTTAAGATTCTGAGAGAGGAGAATCAGAATTTTAGAAGCGATATAAAGTCTTTGGTAGAAAAGATCGATAAGAAAGTCGTTAGTACCTATCAGCCAGTGGATTTGGAAAAATCAATTCTTGCTGAGGTACAAGGTGCTATAAAAGAAGCGATCAAAAAGAAATTGCAGGATTCATACCAAAATAATCTTTCACAACTCACTTCAAAAGTCATAACTGAATTCGAACCACAAATTTCTTCTATCATTAGAGAACATTTCACAGAAATTGTTGATTCTGATTTTTTCAAACAATCCATAAAAGAAGCATTTTCACATAAACTCGCCAAAAATATAGTGCAGGTTAATGATAGTTTACTTGATAAAGTACACAATGATTTGAAAAATGATAATGTTTTCAAATCAAAAATGATACTTGCGGTATCTAATACAATAGAACAACATTTAAAAACTAAATAATATGTTTGAGTACCCAATGTTGGTATAGGGATTAGTCCGCAAAACTAATTTAACAGGAGTTCAATTCTCCTCTCAAACTCAAAATAATATGTTATGAAATTGGTAGAAGGTGCAAAAATAAAGACTTACAATCAAAACACAACAATAGCACAAGTTGTTACTATTGGTGGTAAAACAAGGATATATCTTGGAACTCCAATTTGTGTTCCAGATGTTAGATATACCATAGATTACATATCAGAATCAGAAATACAACAATATGATCCAACATGAAAGACAGAATTCAAAAATACTTCAGACTTGTAATTTTCATACTTTATATCATATTTATATTCTCTATTGGTATTATTCTTTATTTTCTTTCAAAAATAGTTAGATCTGTATCTTACATCTTATTGCTTGCACCAAATTCTGCTAAAGGGCAATTAAAAAATTTTTGGTTCATAGAGAAAGATTTGTTTTAATAATGATCGAGAGCAAAAGGGTTTATATTAGCAAAGAAAACATCAAAATAGTAGCAGTTAATTTTGATGTTAATGATCATAGAGAGTTAGAGTTTGATATGAATATTCTTCAACAGCATCACAGAATTGGATATAAAATTTACGCAACTAATTGCGATGGGGTATTCTTTTTTATTAATAATATCGATGGTGACGGCAAAGATTGGTGCAAAATAACAAAAGTATGAAAACTGTATTTGTGAATAGAAACATAGCTGAAATCTTTAAAACTAAACATTTTAAAGCTGATTTTACCATGTATTATGATGGTGAAAAACCAATATATGGCAAGGCAGAAGATCCGAAAAATCTTTTACCAGTACCAACATATCAAGATGCAATAGATTGGTTCAGAACAAAACATAAAATCGATATATCACCAAGAAAAATAAAAACTATCAATGATGATAAAGGGTTTAGAAATATTTTTGATTTTGTTATATTCAAAAATGGTGTCATTTTGCATAGTTCAGACAAGAAATGGTATAACTATCATACAGCACTCAATCGTGCTATAGAAAAAGGATTTGAATTAATAAAATGAAAAATTCTGTTTTTGATACATCTGAATTTAAAATTTTTCAAAAGAATCGAAAACCTCGTCTAAAATCTAGGATAAAAGATAATTTTTATTTCAAACAGGAAGATATAAATATTGTTTTAAAAAACGCCCGAACATTCGAAGTGCTATCTAAATATTTGGTGTTAACAAAAAAAGGTTCTAATTTCCAATGTTTTTGCCCAAAATGTAAAGATTTTTCATCAAGAACTATCATGAGAGTATCTAAACGTCTTGATAGATATAAATGCTACAGATGTGGAAATTCTGGTTCAACACCAATATCTTTTTTGCAGATGTACCATGGGTGTACTTTTAGTGAAGCAATTAGAATCATATTGAAGAATTTCTATGAAAACAAAGACATAAAAGAAATACCCACACGAAAAAATGGTATAGAGATGAACAAGTCGGAATTTCCTTTTTAAGCAATCGTTATTTTGGTGTGGTTAGTGTGGATCACACCACTAATTTAATGTAACTTAATATGTTTTAAATAATAAATATGCTATGGCACGAAAAAAACACAAATTGGAATTAACAGATTTAGAATTGATATCTTTGGTATCAATTCTTGATACTTTTTCTGCTGTTAGTGACGGTTTTTGGGATAATTATGAATCGAAAAAAGATCTAAATAGAGTCGATAAAATGTTGGAGAAAAATGGATTCAAACGTGAACATCACTAAAAATAAACAATTCATAACACAAGAGATAATAGAGAAATATTTCAATCTTGGATCAGATCTTATATCAAAATTGGGTGGTAGTCGCTCAATATCAACTGATGTTTTACATCTCAGAATGTATTCTTGGGGGTTCAATATAATTGATACTATACAAAGATTCGATTTTGATTTTGTCTATGATCAAGAACAAGTTCATTTTTATGAAAATTACAATTTACCCCTTGATAGAGAGGCACATTTACTTTCTATAGAGATTATGCGAAAATTTCAGAAACTTGGTTTTCCTGAGAAAGAACACTTTAAACCTTTTAGTTCACCAATACCACCAAAAATTATAATAACTCCAATATCAAAAGGTGATAACACAATCTTTGATATTCATACATCAGAAATCCATGATAAACAATGGGTTCTTAATATTGATAACTTGGTAATATAATATATTCTATAACAATATCAGAGATATTGGATATAATTATTCTAAATTAGAAATTTTGTAACCATAGCTAATTTTGTTAATAAAAACAAAATGGAACAAGATATAAAAGAATTGCAAATACAAATAATAGGTGCTTCGGTTTATCTTCTATATCAAATGTATCTTATTAAAAAATCTGAGATTTATCTCGATTTATCAATAGGTAGAGTACAAGTATCACAAACAAACCAAGATTCTGGTTTTTTCAACAAGAAAATCTTCGCTTCAAATTCACCTATATCATATAAATATTATTTATCTAAAGCAGAATCTGATATACTTTCTAACTGTGGTTTTAAATCAATAAAACTCGATTTAAAATCTAATATAGAAGAGCAAATTTTGGATTTGGGTATTATGTGCAATAATGATGATTCTAAGCTTTATTCTAGATCTGATCTCTTTGAATTAGCTAAATCTATGAATTCTGATAGTAGTGACATCGATCATATTGTTGAAAATTTCATCAAAAGAAAAAATGACTAGTAAAATAGAAATACTGTTTCTGTCTGTGATTCTTTTTGAAATTCTTACAATTTTTATATCAGATTTATATGGTTCACACACAGATATAAATAAATTCCCAGATTCATTGGCTATATATACATCATTTTGGTGGGTTTTCTATACCTTATTATTGTATATTATTGGTATTGAAGATAAATGGCAGAATATTTATATGTACTCTTTATATTTAAGTCTTTTGAATTCGACCATTGAAATTTTTAGATTTTTTATTATTAAATATTTCCAATATAATAATGATACTGAATTTTGGTTTTTTAATATCATATTCTATTTTCCTAAAATTTTCATATTATTTCTTATTTTATCATGAGAAAGATTCATATCATATTATTGATAATTTTCAATGAAAGGTATTTTAATCTATTCATTAATACTTTAAAATATCTAAATAAAAACAGAGCATCTTTACCCAAAAAACCTGGTCTATCTGATGTTATAATGTTCATAGATCACCACGATCTTTCTGCAACACACAGATCGTCAGATATTATTTTAAGTACAAACAAATGTGACTGTGGGCATATGAACCACATAAATTTTGATAACTGTTACGAATGTGGGAGGATTATAAAATGATTATTAAAAAGATTCAAATTCTCAGATTTGATGAAATCCTGGATTCTGGTAGAATATATCCATATGAGACGAATGATATCTTGTTGTCAATGATGCGAGATAAAACCAAAATATATGGCAGAATAAGAAATATAATAGATCATATTTATAGGGATGAATCGCACCACGATTTTATTCATTTTGAATCTACTATTTATGTTGAAGATAGAACATTGTTTGCAGATATCACACTACTAACAAAAGAATCAGAAGAAATATACAATATACACAAGGAATACATAAAATTTAAGCCTGTTTTTGAAGCTATTATATCAGATCAAAATAAGGTTATAATTAAAAGATTCATATATCTTGATATGGTTGTAAATTTAATATAATAATGAATAATAAACCAATACACGCAAAGCCAAGTCTATATGCATTTTATTTCGAGATCATAAAAGAGATAGGATTAAGGTATGGATATAATATAGTTCTACATGGGTCTATGAACAGAGATTTGGATCTCATAGCTATACCCTGGCAAAAAACCATAGGAGACAAAATTCTAATGCTTGATGAGATAGCAAACACTATTGGTGGTAGTATACTCAATGAAGATGAAGAGAATTTTAATAGATTCAAACAATCACACCATGGTAGAGAAGCATATGTGATAAACATAAATAGGAGTATCAAATTAAAATATAGTGGGCTTGTGATTCAACAAACAGAACATACAGATCCTCAATATTATATAGACATTTCAATAATACCACATCTTCCATATGATAATCCTAACCATTTGTGTGTTTAATACCATAGCATACAGAATTTATCAAAACTATCTCGTTTAATAAGGTTATTTCAGAACTACTATCTTCTGTACTGAAACAAACCATGTCAGATTGTCATCCGATGAAGCACACCTAAATTTTGGTACGATTTTTGTAATAATTTTTATATAAGAACATTTTTAAAATCAAAAATTATGGCAAATTCAACAAAAGAAATCCAAAAACAGCTATCTGAATTAACAGAAGAACACATAACTTTAATCAAAGATAATTTTGAATTGATACATGGTCTATACAGAACACCAGTCTTCAAATATTGCGAAATGAAACAAAAAGATCAGAATTCCATTGATAAACTTCTTGTCTTTAATGCTTTGATATCAAAACATAAACAATGGGGTCTTGTTGGAACAAAGAAACTTTATAATCATATTAAAAATTGTCATGTCACGGTGTCATGTCTGCCAAATTGTCATGTCACAAAATCCATCTGAAAAATTTGGCACGATTTTTGCAATAATTTATATAAGAACATTTTAAAAATAAAAAATTATGAAAAATACAATGCTAAAATTGGGTTCACAAACAGGAAGTTTAATGAACCATATGATGTCTGGGTCTCAAGCAAAGCCAGAAGTTGGTAAAGGTGCAACAGTTCTATTTTGGACAGATAGACATGCTTATCAAGTTGTTGAAGTTTCAAAAGACCAAACCAAATGTACCATCAGAAGATGTAGAGCAAAAAGAATAGATAATCTTGGTTTAACTGATAGTGGTCAACAATATGATTATTCGGAACTTGAAGAACAGTCTGTGGAATTGGTATTCAGACAAGGCTGTTGGAGACAAATCTCAAGATCTATACAATTCTGTGGAAAAGAAAATGTTTATAATCCAGATCATTTTGATGAAAATGGTTTCTTGAAATTAATAGATGGTATTACTAAAATTGTAACTAGCTATCCAAAGATAAATATAGTTTTTGGTATGCAAGAAGAATACTGGGATCCAAGTTTTTAATAGATATGAAAAATCTTTTTATATTAGTAGCATTCGATCCCAAAAAAGAGGATACACCAATTTTCTTCGGATATGGTTTATTTGTGATAGCAATGCATAAAGATAACACATATGAAATTATAGGATCTAGAGAAGATGTTAATCTTGGTTATAAACATTTGTGTAATATGCCAACAAAATTCATTGACTGGAATAAAGTTGAAAATGCCTGTGATAAATTTATCACAGGCATGATGTTCAATAAAGACGAAAATATCATACAATCTTTAATACATATAAATTGAAAGCCAGAGAATATTTTAGAATTTATCAGGAGGAAGATCAAGATAAATCTGCAGAGCAAAGATTGTTGATAGCTTTGAGTGGTATGGTTATTGAGGCAAAAGATATAATCTCACAAAGAAAAGCAACAACTAATGAATCCGTTATTGCAGTATTTAAAGAGATGGAACTAAAATCTATTTCTTTCATAAATAGGGTAAATGAAACAGAACCATTTAAATCTGAAGGCTATGAAATTAAAAGAGATGCATTAAAATTGTTTATGCATTCTATGACACCAGAATTTGCAGAATCAGTGTTTGGAGAAATAATAATACCATAACAATATGGAGAATAGGATCAAAGATACCATAAAACCTCTACTTGCATTTTGTTCGCAAGAAATAGACATCTTAATCTATTATTTTTCTCAATATCATAAGGAAAATATTAATAAAATTTCAAAAGAAGATTCATATCTTTTGGGTATATTATCGACATCTTTCATTTGGAACATGAAAGTACTAAAGGAAAGAACATACAAATCTGTGCCAGAGATGCAAACAGAGATTCCAAACAATGATGCCTATTTTGAAAATCTGTGTAAATTCGATGGTATAGTGGAATTTCTGATAGAAAGAATTAATGAAGATTTTTACAAAAAATCTGATATTTTTAGAATGAAATATCAACATGATGTGAAACAATCATACTTCAACAAAACAAAAACACAGATAGAGGAACTCGAAGGGGACATCTACAAAATAAAAATATGAAAGATAAAATAATATCGATTGTTTCTAATCTAGAACAGGTATTTGAGTTTGATTTTACAGATGCTTTTCCTGAAGATAAATCAAAATCTGTGAGAATCTTACCATCTGATAATATCAAAAAAACAGTGTTTGATATTAAAAATTCTTATGAATTTGATTCGGATATCTGCATAATAAAGCTCCATTCTATTTGCTTTAAAACCAATTCTTATTATAATTGTCTATCAGATTATATAAACCTACCACATAAAAAAGATTTCACAAAACAAAGTATAGAATCGGTCAAACTATTAATAGACACAATCTCTGGAATAATAGATTTGTATAGTGAATGGGAATTGTTTTATTTTATACCAAGGATGAATCAGATAAAATCCATGGGGTTCAATTTTGATGATAATTTTTCGTTTAAACCACAAGATATTCTAAAATTGAATAAAATGGTTTTTTCTAAACAATTCTTTAAAACATATTTGCACCATGGTGGTCAAGACAAAATATTTATATCAGACAAATATGTTTTCTATCCAGAGATAGGTATATCATCTGATATAAACAGCTGGCTCGATTTTTTGTCTAAACAAAAAGAATTCATTAAAAAAGCCGATTCTGATAAAATATTTATAACATTATTTGGTAAATTGTCAAATATAAATCCGATACTATCGAGTTTCGTGTTCACTATTCATAAAGGTGATACAATATGGATAGTATCAGACCAAATACATTTTGATAATCCTAGACAACCACATCTTAGGATGGAGAGGGCTTCAATATGGAGAAATTACGATGATAAAATAGAAAATTGTGATTTGCCATATGAAATATTTGAAAATATAGAAGAATTGGCAATACAACAAAATCAAATAATAAAGAATAAGATTATAAAATATGATATCTTAAAAGAAGTTAGGGAAGAATTTGATTTATATAGAAAAAACCACAAAAGTGGGACTTATCATAAGACATCTGAAATTATAACAAAAAAGAAAATCTCAGAATATCTGACATCTTTAGGTGTTGATTTCTCATCAATACATGTTGATAGGAAAGAAAGATATTTCTTTGATAGTGATACACCAAATTATGGTACAATAAAGAAAAATGGGGAGGTTATAGTAAGATGGGATAAAGATGAATTTATCTTTATAAATCCAATTTTTATTAAGTATGATATAAATTCCCTATCCGATAGCAACAAAGCTTTCATATTGTTATTATCAAATGAAATCATAAATTTCTTATCGATAGATAATAACAATATATCAACAGGAATGACCACAGCAAAGAAATTTATTAACAACAAATTGTTGTCTGGTGAAAACATCCTACTTAATGATAATACAAAGATGGAATATTGGAACGATAAAAATAAAAATAGATTCAACGAGATTATGGAAACACTCAATAGTCTCGATTTAAACAAAAATTATAAATCTCTTGAAAAAGCATCGTATAATGAAATTATGTCTAACCCCATGTATGATGCCAATTGGCTTGCCACAAATGATAATCTTGAATCATTGTCTGAATGGTTGATTTTAGATAACAGATTTGTAGACACAATAGAACCACTGCTATTGCAACTAAAGAACAGAAGCTATGCTGATACAAAAGAATTCGAAAAAATGATATTTTCTTCAAAAACTGTATACAACAAGATACTTAATTCGATATGCAAATCAGTAACAAATTTAATATCACCACATGGTATTAATGGTGATTATTGCGAGACCATAATCATAAATAGAAGAACTAAAAAAGAAGGTGTGGATATTTATAGAGGCGTTGGTATTGGAAAATCAGACAACTTTATGGATGCTGATATATGTGAGTGTTGTGGAAAGAATAAAGCCAAACATACATACCAAATCAATATAAGGCATTATGCTGGTTTTATGTGGCTTCTTGATCTTACTGATAGGAAACAATTACCACCATATTATCAAAACTACAAATATTATGGACATAAAGCATATAGTGGAAATAGTCTTCTTGATCAGATACACCCATATCTTAGATTGTATGATCCATTATCTGAGGAACGCCCGAACGGGATAACTTATGGGTTTTATATATGCCACAATTGTGCAAATATACACTCTATTAAAAAAGATAATATTAAAATAAACATATGATATGTCATAATACCAAATTTTGATATGGCACGGTTTTTGCTATACTTGTTATAGGAACATTTTAAAATAAAATTATGGAAAACAGAGTGGAATATTTCATTACAGACATTGGTGTTGTCATCAAAAATCGATGCGGTTTCGTTTTAAAATCAAGCTACAACCTTGAAATCTTATCTGAAGAAAGTTTCAATTTTTCCAATCCAATAAGGATAAAGAAGAATCAATATTCAGAAGAACTCAATAAATGGTTCAGAAACAACAAATATAAATGGGTTTTTGAGGATGTAGAATATAAAAAACTTGATAATTTCGGTGATGAAAAAGAAAAATATATCGTAGGTAGAAATATTCCAACTCGTACTGTTAATAATATCCCCCATTGTTTCATTGTTATGTACAGAGGCAGACTATATTATACACATATCACTGGAAATTATTATCCGAGAATTCAACTATTATATTTCAGAAATGGTGAATTCACTGGTGTTTGGACCAATATTAAAAATACAGCACCAGTATTCAATTGTAAAACTAAAAGAATAATTTAAATAAAGATGGAATTAAAATTGACAATAAAGACTATAAAAGAATTGAAATCAAAAGGATTTCAATCAAGATATTTAGATGGCTGTATATCATGGAACAATGATAGCAATGTAGTATCTATCAATTCTGATAAACTCGATGATGATTTTATGGATGCATTGCAGGAAATGGCAAAAGCCAATGTTGCTACCGAATCTGGATTCAATTCAATATTACAACAGATATCAATGTTGAAGTCCATTAAATCAAATGTAGATAAGGTAGTACCCAAAAGACTTGATGCGTTAAGAGATGCGTTAAGACAATATATTAAAAATGATTCTTTGGACTATTATCTATATAAAATCCAAAACATAAATGATGTAGACATACCACTTCCTTATTATGTAAATAGCATAATATACAAACCAGCGGAAAAAGAAAGTCCAGCATATGTTCAAATATCATTGAGACATATTGCTTGCGTGGAGGAGAGAAAGACTGATATCACATTTTATTCTTCTGATATTGTATCTGGTAAAACAGTATCAGAAATTTTGGAATCAAAAGGTTATTATAAAGAAAACCCCGAAATCCGAAAGATTTTCTTTAATCAATATGGAAAATATAAGAATATAGTTGAATCCATAGGTAAACAATATAAATCCAAAATTATAATACAATATGATAGATGGGGTGGTATAAACAAAACAGTTGGTGATGGTTCTTATATGAATTTTGTTAACAATATGGATACTATCACAAACAAAATACCGAACAATTATGTTAATTCAGTATTTTGGGATAAAGACATTGAGACAGATGTAGATCATATAGTTCCAACTCATCCTTTTGTTTATATGTTTTCTTTGAGCAAACACAGAGATTTTTGGATACACACTGAATCTCTTGAAGAATATGTCTATAACCCAAAGTTAAAAGAAAAACTTGTTTTACCACCAAACATCAATAAGTTAATAGAGATATTAACTTTGAACACAAAAGATAATTTCGAAGATATTGTGTCTGGTAAAACAGGTGGAACTATTATCATCTGTAAAGGTATACCTGGTACTGGTAAAACATTATCTGCAGAAATCTATTCTGAAATAATGGAAAAACCTCTATATAAAGTACAATCAGATCAGCTTGGTATCAAGATAGATGATCTTGAGAAAAATCTTGAAGCAGTTCTAAAAAGAGCATCAAGATGGGGTGCTGTCTTACTTATTGATGAAGCCGATGTTTATATACAATCAAGAGATCAAGATCTGCACAGAAATGCTGTAGTCTGTACATTTCTTAGAACACTTGAATATTACAATGGTCTATTGTTTATGACCACCAACAGAGCAAGTTCGGTTGATGATGCGATTTTATCAAGAGCAACAGCAATTGTTGAATATGGTGTTCCCAAAGATGAAGAACTCACAAAGTTATGGAATGTTTTATTGGATAATTATGATATTGAGATAAAAAATGGTCAATTACCATTGATAACAGAACATTTCAAAAACATTACAGGTAGATCTATTAAAAATATCTGTAAACTTGTCAAAAAATATTATGGTGATCAACCAATAGACTTAGATATGCTAAAGGATATTGAGGGTTATGTATACATAAACAAAGATTCTGATTAATATGGCAAAAAAGAGTGTAAAGATAGATGAAGATCTTCTAATTGAAATATTACTAATTTTGAAGTATTTCGATCAAGGATTATCCGATATAGAATCTGGCTGTGACGAACCACAGCCCATGCACAAAGAAATAAAAGATGTTTTAAGCAGGATCGAAAATGGAAGAAAATAAAATTCTGAAGATACAATCGATACTTCTGAAAGATATTGTGATTTGGCATTTTCTATATCTTTCAGAAGTGTTTAGTCAGATAGCAGATATCGCCAATTGTATGATTGTGAGCAAAACTGTGATGGTAATCTTATCATACCAAAAGATAGATTGGATATAATATGGACCACATTAACCAATTGTAAAAGCATAAAAGATATCAGCAGAGAAAAAGAGTATATTAAGGATATGGAAATCAAAACCGAGGAATGGTGTAGAATTTTAAAAATGATTGAATAAATATTATGCTAAATAAAATTTCAGAATGACAAGACAAGAAGCAACCAAGAAATTTTTGATTTCAAATAAAATATCAGTTGGTAGTAGCATAATCATACACAAAAGATCTGAAAATTTTATATCTTGGGATTCATCCATGGATGAAACAGTGGGTAAGATTGGAGTTGTTGTGGATATTTCATATGGTGATATGATTGGTATTGAATTCCCGAATTTTGTTAAAAAACCTATATTTTATTTCGAAATTGAATCTTTGAACCCAACAGTAACAATACCTTTTACAAATTCAGATTCAAATCTTTTTAAAGGGGAATGGGTAGTGGCGACAGGTCGAGGATCAAAAACCATATCAGCAGAACACATGATAACTGGCTTTGATGAGTTCGGTGTATTTGTTGGTGGTTTGAAACTATCATATGATGAGGCATATAAAATCTTGAAATTTTCAAATGGTGAAACATTTGGTAAAAGCATGAAATAATGGTAACAACAGAAGTTTTTTATGGTGTAAAATGTAATCGTTGTGGTGAATTATACCAAGATGGTGAACATTCCTTTTGGGATGATAAGAATTCAGCTATAGAAAATTCTATTGACAGTGGTTGGTTTGAATTGAACGGCAAACATTATTGTTGTGGATGCCATAAAATGGATGATGATACCAACGAAGTAAAAATCTTCGAAGAATATCCACAATCACTCAAAACTCTGAATTTATTCATAGATAAGATATTGAAATATGTAAGTAGAGATATTTTAGAATATTACAATAATATTCAGATTATACAATAGATCAAATCTGGATTATACAATAGATCAAATCTGGATTATACAATAGATCAAATCTGGATTATACAATAGATCAAATCTGGAATTATCTGAAATTTATTACATCAAAAGTCTGTTTGGTGATAAATTTGTTTCATTGGATAATAAAGAAGCCAGATATAATAGTTTTCTAATTTCGATAAAAATTGATAAATAAAAATTATGAGGAAACACAAAATTGGTGGTAATAAAAAACATCCAGGTGGTATACAGAGAGGATCTACATCTTTATCATCTCCCCAAGAGGAGAAATCTGTTCAAACCACAGAAATTGCGAAAGAGGATAACACAGAAGAAAACATAGACATTGAATCTTATCTGTCTATGTCATATGTTTTTGAGGAAAATAACAATGTCATATATTGGCAGGATTTCCAACCAAAAATAGGTGTACCACATGGTATAAATTTCAAAATTTCAAAATTTTTTAATAACACAGATTGTAATTTAGTTGGATTTAACAATGGTTTAATGAGCAGTCAAACCAATTCCTATGGTAATGGAGCAATAATTGTTTCCATATCGGAACTTACAGACAGAAATGGCTCAGCTTCCATCAAAGATGATAATATTGGAAGATATGTTAAATTTGGTGAAAACCACCACAGAGATTTCCATAACATACAAGGTCTATTCAAAATTGCTGATTCAGACAGAGTATCATATACCCTTCAGCATGTTGGTGATCCGCTAGAAAGACCAAAGGAACAATTGGTATTGGTAGACAAAAAATTGCTAGGATCTTATTTAAAAGAAAGACAAATATTACCAATCGAATATATAGCCAACAATATCGATGGATTGAGAGATGCGTTGAAGAATGATGATATTTTCTATTTCTACAAAGGTGTTGTATGCAATATGATGACAGCATATAATGAATTGTCATCATTGAGCAAGATAGAAATTGGTGATTATGTGAAACATTTGGATTATAATAATTCTGAATTCGAAATTGTTGGTATTTCAAACAGAGGATTCCTATTGAAAGGTGATTGGTCTGGTGGTACACATAATACAGTTTCAGAATCATTTGTTGAAAAATCCAAAGTTGTAGGTATTTCAAGAAAAGCAAAATCATTATGCTAATAATTTTAATAGTTGCTATATATTCATTTATAGCAGGATTTCTGTTTAATGAATTCAAATGTGGGTATGACATCCAAGAAATTATCACAACAACCATTTATTGTATTTTATGGTTGCCCATTCTGATGATATTTCTATTTTTGTCAATATTTATATTAATTTTTGTGATATATCATAAAGCAAAGCAAGATGGACAAAATACCAACAATAGATGAACTGTTTGATAGATACTCTATCTTATGTAGTTTTGAAGAAGGTGATTCAGAGTATCTCATGGATAAAGAGGATTTTAAGGAGGCTTTGGTTGTGTTCACAAAATCACATACCCGAGAAGCTTTAGTACAAGCTAGTAAAAAAGCCAAGATATATAAATCTGGAAACGGAGGAAGTTATCTTGATGCCTCAATCGATGAAAACTCAATTCTGAATGCTTATGATTTAAATAATATAAAATAATGAAAAAACATAAAATTGGTGGTAATGGAAATAGAACAAAAATGCCAATTATTAGAGAGCATAATGGTTCTTACCACACACAAATTTTGAAACATATCATAATCTCAAAAGAATCAATACTAAGCCTTGTTAGAAGATCAATAGAGATAAATGATAATGTCACAAAGATCTATAATAATGAATAGATTACTAAAAGATTTCCTTATCATGGTGATACTTTTAGTGTTCTGTTTTTTCTCATGTACAGTATGTATTATGGGAATTGTGGATTTTCAATATATTATTTTAAATGGAAATTTATAATATGGTATTCTCACATCTAGAATGAATAAATCAAATTTTTGTATTATCTATCAGAATGCCTAAAAATGGTACATAACAAAATATATTGCGATGAAAAATTATAATAATGCTAATATAAAGTTATCGCACCAGAGAATTTTAGATGGGTTAAAATTCTCTGGTGCGATAGAGATTGGGCATGGTGCTGAGGGTATTGCTTATAGATATGGTGGCTTAGTGATCAAAATCTCAGTTCACAAGAATTTTGAAACCTCCTTCAAAAAGATGGACGAGATTAGTATACACAAAGATTACAGATGTATAGCCAAAGTAATAGATTGTGGAACTTTATTTGGCTATGATTACAGTATAAAAGAATATCTAAATCCAATATCAGATAAAATCAAATATGATATAGATGCATATATCGATTCTTTAGATATAGAAAAAGATCCTGATTTTGATCCAATATACAATCTATTTTTAAACAGAAAGAAAATAAAATATGATAACTTTAATAGCAATCTGCTGTTTATGTTTGATGAATATCAAAGCCTCATCAGTAAAGCTGGGGTAGATTCAGATATAGGGTATGGAAATATGGGTATTGATAATACTGGATTAATAAAATCATTTGATTAAAAATGAGAAGAATTAGATCTTTTATTCCACACACCATAATGGATAGGAACAAGATGTTATCAGATTTTCTGGTGGAATTCAATATTGAGTATTTTGTAAAAACTTCAGAATGCTATATTGATAGGAAATTTGTTGGTATCATATCTGAATCAAACGGTTATTATATTTTTGACCCTTGTATAAAGGAGGATTCAAATATCGTTAATCTTAGGCTTGATTTACCACAAGAATATTTGAATCTCATAATACGTGAAATACGTGACAAAATCAGATATTTGAACCTAAAAGATATGCCCATAACAAAATCAACTCTATATCGATTTGTAAAAGCCCACAAATCTATGATATCCCATGTCTTTCATCCCATCACAAAATTACAAAATGGTTGTGGTATATCAATGAAACACAGTGGTGTTAAAATGGAATCAATGGAAATCAGATTAAATAAATTTTTAACAATAAAAATGGAAAGAAAATGTACGATCCAACAACAGACATCGATTTCATAGAGGCAAGAATAAAGGAACAGGAAAATGAAATTTTAAATATAATTTCAGATACAAAAGCATCAGAAGAAAGGAAAGCCATCATACTTGATTCTGCAGAATCACAACTCCATTATTTTATTGGTCTAAAATCAAATATTTACAACAAAAATTGTAACCTCGGTTGTTTAAATTGATAAAAATATATGGCTGTTGACAAAGAATATATTGAAATGTGCTTAAAGGCACAGGAAATACAGGATCTGAAAACAAGATACTATCTTGGTGATAAATTCATAAATATTGGGCTTAATGGGTCAGATGAAGTCTATATTGTAACAAGTTATTCTTTATCAAATGATTCAAATAATTTCATTGGTACTTTTTTAACAGAGGATTGTGATGAAATCAAAATCTTTGTTCTTGAAGAACAGAAAGAACTTATAAAATGGATACCAAGATTTGAGGATATATCAGGGATCATGAATAACAAAAATGTTGCAGGATTTGCCTCATGGGCTGATAATTTCAATATATTTATAAGAACTTTAGATACCATAACAATAGAGAAACAATTTTTGTGTTATTGTATGTATAGTAAATTTGGTAAATTCTGGAGAAACCGAGAAAAGGGTTGGGTATGAGATACACAATATTCATAAAATTCCCATCGAAGGGTTGGTTCTCTAAAAATTCTGATATAAAAGAAGATTTCAAATCAATGGCTGAATTGAAGCCATATTTGGATTCAATTGATGAAACTGTACTTAATGCTTATTATATAGATAATGTGACAAGCAAGAAATACATTTTAAAATAGGGGGTTTTAGCTCATTAGGTTAGAGCAACTGACTCATAATCAGTAGGTGGTAGGTTCGAATCCTACAAGCCCCACAACAAGAGATAAAATGAAAGTCAAATTGTTAAGAAAAATAAGGAAAAGATTTATTGTTAAAAAACAGTCTGGATTATTTGGATTTACTGTTTTGGACAGGCTTAATGAAGAATATTCAGAACACAGATCCCTTGGTTCTGCCGTAAAATCAATGGTTGAAGCTGTCTTACCAAAATATAGTGTTATTGAACTTTATAGAAGGAAATTCAATAGACAGGCAAATACCGAGAAGAGGAAATCCTATCATGAAAAATTACAATTTAAAAATCTTCATGATAAATGAAAAATTCAGATATTTTAATACTCGAAACCGCTGATTTAACAGATGTACAAAATCAAATACAAGATGTTAATATTGATTGTTTTGATCTAGAAACCATATCAAAAATCAAAATGGCACACATGGTTATTTTCCAATATGTAAATGGAGATATCAAGATCTTGAAGTCAAAATATAATATTGTTAAAAATTAATACAAAATTATGGAGCATCAGATGAAAGAAGAGGGTAACACCAAGATGTTAATTGTTGTATCAAGAGATAAAACAAGCCACATTGATCAATTGATACATGATATTGTCTCTTCTGGATTGACAGACAAAGAGAAAGAAGAATTTATATTCAAAAATAAACCATCTAAAACATACAAAATTACCAAATTTAAGAACCCATTTTTGGTAATATAGAAATACCACAACACAATAATAATCCCAATCCATACAGAATAGGTGCATTGGTTGAATGTATAATAGATGAAAATCTAATAACTTGTGAAATAATAAGATTTTCATCTATTACAATATGAAGATGGATCTGGTGCAATTATTGCTTACGTTATGTGTAAATCGAGTTGCGGAACATGGTGGTCAGATAAACCAATGACAAAAACACAAAAAGCCCACCAAATTGTTTGGGATCATTGTGCTAGATATAGAAAAACATTATCTCAACTCCAGATCCAAATAAAATCTGGATCGAAAGAGAATTTACCAAGATGGGTAAGAGAAGAATTTTTAAAAAATAATGTCAAATTTGTGATTATGAAAGAAACTTATGACGAAAAAATATCAAGAATAGAATCTGGATTATCAAGGGAAGATTCTATTGGTGTATCATACATTGAATCAATAACAGTATCCAAAGGTATATGTTTCAATAAAAAATTCGTGATAAAACCAAAATCTGGTATAAATCTCATTGTTGGAGATCAAGGTTGTGGTAAATCAACACTGTTATTAGGATTGCAAAAACACCAAGAATTTCTAGATGTTAAGATAAAGGATGAATACTCCAAAATGGAAATAAACACTTTCTATTTTGATACAGAGAAAATGAATCCAAGAACAACAAGCATTGATAATTATACAACGCCAGGTGGGGGATCAAAGGGATATGGTGTGGGCAATGCTTTGATGTCACATTTTAGATCACATGGAGAAACCCTCGTTGATTTCACGGTTGGTGTTTTGTCGAAAGCACAAGACTGTATAATATTTCTAGATGAACCAGAATCGGCTCTGTCACCAAGGAATCAGTTTAAATTAATAGAGGTTTTAAATAAAGCTGTTTCAAATGATTGTCAAATTTTTATATCTACCCATTGTGTACCGCTTATAGAAAGTCAGAAAGAAGTGTATAGTCTTGAACATAAGAAATGGCTAAAGAGTTCAGAATTTTTAAATTTACACAAAATTTGAAAAACAATGGAAGCAATCACTAGAACCATAAAATCTAAAAACAAAAGAACTTCCATAACGAAATTTTTCAATAAAGAACAGAACGGTTTCTTTTATCTTATCGAATATAAAAGATTATTAAGAGGAGATGAAATATATCAAGACGATTCTGTGATCAAAATTCTAAAAGGTAAGATAATGGTCACTTCGTTTGTGATCTCCGAAGAGATTTTTAAAACCACACACAGAATTATGGATACATATATGTATTAACTGATATATTTTCAATTAATTCTACGCTATATTCTCTATAATCGACACTGTTTGTTATATTTTAAAATATAACAAAATTATAAAACCACCAAGATTCTTCTCGCCCTATTTCTCTTTGTTTGGTACACATCAAATATCCACTGGGGTAAATTTGGAAACCAGAGAATCATAACAAAATAAAATATAAAAAGAGATGAAAGATGAGCAATTTTTTAGAGTTAAATAGACTAATGCAGGAGCAATTCCACGTACTCACAAAGACAGGGAATCTGTTTAAGACTGATGTTCCTGGGGGGTATTTGTGGGAAATTTACATGAATTCTTTTGATATTCATCCTTTATGGAGAGTGAATTCTGTACACAATTGTGACAATGATAGGCATTTCTTTGAAAGATATGCTAATATTGTAGCCATAGTTGACAATGAGATCGTAACAATGTTTGATTTTGATATTTCAGATTGTGAATATAAAAATTCAATAATTAATGTTCGTGAAAGAATAAAAAATTCAGAAATAGATTCAGTTTATGTAGAATCTCCAATCGATCTACATAAGACAAATACTGGTGTCTATTGTTTGGGTAAAGAGAAAACATTTAAAATTTATAGAACAGAGGAGGAAGCCAAAGGTAAAAAGATAGATTATTCTTATACCTTTAACCATTTCCATGTGTTCATACCGAACAATTTCATAAATTTCAAAAGAGAAAGTTGTGAATCTATCATTGGTGAATTAAACACCACAAGACAGTTGTTCGGAAAAACAATGGGGATTCCTCTTGATACTTTGGAACTTGTGAGAGATTTGATACAACAAGGATCTTTGTTGAAAGGAGATATGTACCTAAACAAAGTATTAGATGTAATAAAACTCAAAAAAGAGTTCAATAAAATATCTGTAAATCAGCAAGGTAATTGGTTGTGGAACAATTTTAAATCGACACCTTTTGCCCGTTTTGCTAATGAACTCATAGGTACTACTTGTATAGAATTGGTTGAAGGTAAAGAACTTAATAAAGTTTGCAAAGACTTCAATATAAGGGTTGATCCGGCCAACTACAATAAAGCAAAATCACCAGTAACAAAATCTATGATAGAGGAGGCAGAGAAAACCATCACAGATCTTGGTTATGGAGATTCTTTTGAAAGAATATTTGCTAATATAGACGATATAGATGTTTCAGAGATTAAACATTCCAATATTGATGCTTCAAAAGAAAAACCAGTTGGATTATTTGGCAAGGCAGGTGTGGTGACATCATCAAACAATAGACACAAACGTTCAGAATTTGACAAAGTGGAAGAAATCCATATAGACAAATTTTTATCAGACATTCTTCCTGTGGCAAACTCTATTGAGGTCTTCATGGAGAATAGATTTGAAGGTAATCTAGTATCATTGTTTACAGCGAAAAATAAAACAGCCAAAAATCTGTTTAAATGGGATAACACTTTCAGTTGGACCTACAATGGTAATCTCAGTGGAAAATCTATGATAAAAGAGGCTGTAAAAACCGCTGGTGGTAACATAGACGGTGTACTAAGAGCATCAATGATATGGAATGAATCTGGTTCTGATTCTTCTGATCTTGATGTATGGTGCAAACAATCAACCAATCAATTTATTGGATACAATACTGGTTTTAGAAAAGATTCTAGTAATCTTTTTTCTAATTGTGGAGGACAACTTGATTTAGATAACACAAACCCAAAAGGAAAATTGGCTGTTGAGAACATATATTTCAGAAGTATCAATGAAATGAAGGATGGTGTTTATTCTTTTTATGTCAATCAATTCAGTGGTCGCAATTCGTCGAAAGGTTTCAAATTTGAAATAGAGTTCGAAGGTGAATTGTTCTGCTATGAATATAATAAGCCAGTGGTTGGTAAAATACCAGTGGCAGACATAACACTCAAAAACGGTAAATTTAACATAGAACACAAATTGCCATGCACCACAAATTCTAGTAAAAATCTGTGGAATATAGAAACAAATCAATTCCATAAAGTTAATTTGGTATGTTCTTCACCAAACCATTGGGGTGACAACAATATTGGAACTAAAGAATATTTCTTTATGATACAAGATTGCAAGTCTCAAGATCCAATGAGAGCATTCCATATTGACCAATTAAATAGTGAATTGATGGGTAGTAGAAAAGCCATCGATATGCTTGGTAATTACAAAATGGTAGAACCATCAGATAAACAATTATCTGATATAGGATTCAATTGTACGGTGAGAGATTCTTTAATAGTAAAAGTTAAAGGATCTCACCAAAGAATTTTGAAAATAAATTTTTAACAATAAATTTCCAATAAAATGAATAATTTCGAACAAGCTGTACGTCAGCAATTAAGATTTGATTTTAGAGGTCAGATATCCATAGAGCAATTATATTCTATGAGAATCTCACAATCTCTAAAGGAAGAATTAATCTCTTATGAAGAGAATCTTACTATTCAGAAAGATTCTTTTGGTAAATCAACAAGAAGACAGACTGAATCAAAATCTTCAGAACAAAAACTGGTTGAACTTCGTTTAAATATAATTTCTTCTTTACTCGATGAAATAGAAGAAAACGAGAAAAAACAAAAAGAAAAAGCAAACAAAGAAGAAAAAAGACAGGAATTACTTGCTCTTAGAGCCAAAAAACAGACAGAAGAAATTGGAAAATTGTCTTTAGCTGAAATAGATGAGCAATTAAAGGCTTTGGATTCATAGATATCTAAATAGGCATCTTGAAATAATTTATAGAGTTTTGGCATCACATATATATGTGATGCCAAAACTGTTTTTGATTGATTTATGAAACAATACAACCACTTTGTAATATAGAAAATATGGTAAACAATTTAGAACAAATATCAGATTTGTTGAATTTCGAATCAGAAGATGATTTTTACCATCTTCAAATCATAAAACGCAAGAAAGAACACAAAGATCTTGGTTCAAATTCTGCTTGTATAAAAACCTACTATGTAAGTTCTATTGAATATCTGAATCTAAAATTCCCAGAAATAAAATCTCTTTGCGATTTTCATAATGCAAGAGCATGCATAAATCTTAATAAAAGATCTTTCGAGAAAATTGGTTTCCACACCTTGAGAAAAATTACAGATCAGATCATGAATAAAGATTTTAAGTCAATAAGAAAGGCTTATGAAAGTGTTTGTGGTACTTATTCAAATGAATCTAACAAAAAATGGATAATTGATATCGATGAAAAGAATCTAGAATTTGTTGAAATTATCAAAAAGCATATAGAAAGTGTAGAGCCAGTTGGTAAGAAAGATATAGCAATAATCGAGACTAAAAATGGTTACCATTTGATTTCGAAACCATTCAATCTGTTGGAATTCAGAAGAGATGCCTTATTTGATAATATTGATTTCCACAAGGATAATCCAACAATACTTTACATACCATGACACTATGACATGACAGACTGACATTTAGAATATGACAAAATAAATTTGGCACGATTTTTGCAATATTTATTATAAGAACATTTTAAAAACAAAGTTATGAGAATAGAAGTAATAATATCAACAGGGGATTTAACAAGAGAGTTTTTTTCGTTTTCAGTACATGGATTTCGTATAATATTGGAAGAATATTCAAGCCAATATAGAAAATCCAAATCAACAAAAGTTTGGTATGCAACAAACGATGCATTTTACAACAGAGGATCTCTCCACAAATCTTCAAAAATAAAATTGTCTGACGTGCCATTAACAGATGGTGTAAAAGATAAAGCTATTCTTGAATTCATGAAAGAATTGAAAGTTGTCACTGAATGGTAATTAAAATAATATTTAAAAACAAAATATGGATTCAACACAAACAGTTAGAAGACCAGAGATAATTGGAAAAGAGATTTTTGAATTACAAGAGGAATTGAGGCAATCTCAAAAACATTATAAGATTCCACCGAAAGACGAGAGATTACGGATACCTACTAGATTTAAAGAATTCTTTCCTGGTGGAGACTTTTATGAAGATATGTCTAGCAAACTTATTTGGGAAGAGACTTTTATGAAGATATGTCTAGCAAACTTATTTGGGAAGAGGATTTTTTGATGTAAAATTCGATTTTTGATTTAAGAATATTAGGAAAATAATGGAAAACAACATTAATAAAAAAGAAATAGAGGAAAAACTATCTTACGAATTCGGAGGTGCTACTTCCTTCGAATATTCTGGTGGATTTGGCGAATATTTAGCCAGAGTAACATTTGTTCACACAGATTTTGATCCAACAGAATATATTTTGACAGAAAATTATTATTTAGAGATATGTAATTGGGATAGTCAAGATGATGATGGTCTAGCAGTAGCTTCTTTTTATATTTTAGATAGAATACAACCAAGAGACGGTGATTTTGACGATTTTGTAACGGAGATATAGAATTTTAAAAACATGGAAGATACTCGCATAAATTTTCAGACTGCTGAATTGGCTCAAGAAAAAGGATTTAATTTGCCTTGTAATGTTGTCTTTGATCTGTATAACAACAATATCGAGATGGATTTTTATAAAAAAGCATGTTTGGAATATTCTAAGGATTGTGAGACTGGTCATAGTGATAAGGCATTGGTCTACTTCAGAAGATATTATAATAGAACTAATAACAATATGGATCTTGGTCATTATATCACAAGGTCAACTCAATCTCTGCTTCAAAAATGGTTAAGAGAAATTCATAATATTGATGTAGAATGTATCAAACAAGATGGGATAAAATATATTTCTCTTGTTTATTATGGTGAAAGAAAATTGAAGATTTGTGTAGCGAAAGAAATATATGAAGAAGCATTAGAGGATGGCTTGTATGAGGCTTTAAAATTAATACCAAATGGAAAAGCACCACAACAAAAGTCCTAAATATTTACATAAAGAAAAAATACGCATATATGTGGCTAGAATAGATGTAATATATTTTTGTAGATATTATATTGATAAACCTTTCTGTTATAACTAAGCAAAAATGGAAAAAAGATATCTTAAAAATAATACAAAGAGAAAATTATGAACAGATACATAAAAATTGCTGGACATGGTAATTGGTTTTTGGTTTGCACCAAGGACTCACCAATATCAGATGAATTCAACAAAAGAATGAAAGAAACTCTGTTTCACAACGAGGTTCAAGGTGGTCTACACGCTGTTGTAGATAAAGGTGATCTATTGTACAGAGCCAAATTGATTGGTTGCCACAATCTCGATTACAATAATATTGTTGAAAAATATGGTGTGCATTTCCCAATAGATAAATTCTCAGAAATAGTCATTTGTGAGAATGACAAGAAAGCAGATCCAAATTGGGTAAAATATCTAGAAGAAAGATTCGGAAACCAAGATATAACTGTTATCAGCAATTTCTTTCTCAGAAGCGATATTGAAATTTCAGAATATTTCAATAGAGCAAAATATATTACATTTTCCACCACTTTCACAGATTTTGGGTGGTTCGAAAAACTTTGTAAACACACAAATCCTGACCATAAAATAATTGGTTATTGTAATGATGTTAGTAAATGGTCAAGAGCCTTGGAAATTAATAATAACGTTGAAATTATATTATGGGAACAACAAAACAGTATAAACTAATACACATAGACACCAATAAATTTGAAATGTGTGAAAAAATTACGATTGATGGTGAGGATTATTACACACACGAAGATTTATATATGGATACTGATGAGGTGTATTATTCGGTTGAAGAAAACTCCAGAAGAATTGTTAAATATACCAAACATATTTCAGATGGTTATCTTGGTAGACCTGTGTTAGCTACCACCGACACATCACTACAATGTCCACAAGTGGTTAATTATGCAGAATATTTAGCGGAATCTCATTATGGAACGGAAATAGATTCCTACAGAAGTAGTAACCCTTTTGATTTAGAAGGAGATAGAAAGCAAGGATTTGTAAAAGGTTATCAACAGCACTCCGAAACCCACAGTTTGGGTGATGAAGAGGTTATTATGTTTGCAAAATATGCAATTGACACCGATATTGTATCTTATGAAAAATCACTTCAACAATTTAAATCAACATTACCAACTAAAATTTATTATAGATGAAGCCACAATATTTGGATCAGATGATAATGTTAATGGTCATCATTGGGATCATTCAGATAATTTTTATGTGTTTCTATTTTTATATAGAACGCAAAACAACGAACCAAATAAGAGAATATATTTTGGAGAACCATAAACGCACTGATGAAGTACTCATCTATAATCTCAAAAGCATTTACAATACTTATATCGACCAAGAAAATTATGAAAGAGCAAAAGAAGTTAAAATATTGCTAGATGAGTTTGAAAATAAAGCAAATAATATGACATGACGATTTGTCATGTCATAATGAATTTGGCACGATTTTTGCAATAATTTATATAATAACATTTTGAAAATCCAACAAAAACAAAGAAACAAAAGTTGAAAAAGCACCAAAGCAAAACTAGCTGTTAAATGCAGGTTTTTTGGCCAATATTTAGAACAAATAATCGCTAAAGAAACAAAATATCCAAATTCACCTACTATTAACACTACAACCGTTTTATTAATAGGGAAATTAGAAAATTATCATTTAGAATTAAAACCAATTCTAAATGATACAGAATATAAAATTCCATATGGATGGGAGTTTTTTAAAGAATACACCCATAAAGAACATGGTTATTCAGGAATGAAAATAAGAAAACAATATGAAATTAATGATATTGCTTTAAATGAAGATGGTTATAAATACGATATGATTTGGCCTACAAAAATAAATATGGGAATAGACCAATATAGAGCTGAGGGTTATGCTACACCTTTTATGGAATATTCGATTAACGATTTAATTTCATTCGGTTGGGTGAGGTTGGTTTAAACTTGCATTTAACGAACTGTATTTACAAAAATGCAACGATCACAAGGAAGGTATAATGAAATAAACACTAAATTTAAAAATGATGCTCAAACAAGATATAACAGAGGAGAAAATAGAACCATACGAACAAGCATTCTTTATCGCTGTCAATGATATAAGAATAGGACAGGTATTAGCCATAGGAAGATTTGGTGATTGGACTTGGAGTTATAATGTTAAACGTATAGATCCCTTCTCCATTACAGGCGGTATAGTAAAGACTAAAGAACTTGCTTTGAAAGAATTACTTATGGTGAAATTCAATGGAACAGGACTGTAAATTTGTTAAAGATTGTATCTCCTTGGAGCAAGGCCAGATACTAGAAATGGAAATTCTTACATGGGATGAACTCTTTAATTTAATGTATCCAATAAAAAATACAGAGGAACTAAAGAGATGCTATGGTGGAATTTGGTTCAGATTCGAGATAACTGCAGTTTGTTGTCATCAAATCAGCGATATAAACCAAGGTGACGAAGTCAGGATTTGGATGGTTTCAAGATTTGGTGACATTGGTGTAACAAAAAATCTGGTAGATCCAAAAGGATATGACATCAGAGTTGATATAGAGAATTTCAAAAATTTCAAAATAAAAAGAATATAACAATGGTAAATATTAAATTGAAATATAATGTTTTAGTAGAGGTAACCAAATCTCAATATGATGAAATCAGATCAATTGGTGCTGGCCTTGTAACTTTCAGAGAGGAGAATAATAAATTCTTCATAAGGCCTCTTATCATGAAATTTACAATACCAATAAAAGAGATTGAGAAAATTCTAAACAGATGAAGATAAACAGATTTGTATCCACCACAGAGGATGATGATATTGCATGGTGTATACACCAATATGAAAAGGCGAATCACAAATATGATGGTTGTCTACCTTATGAATTCCATTTGAGGTTGGTAGCTAATATTTGTAAAAAATACTTTTATCTGCAACAAAAAATAGATGCTCAAGCATACATCAACAGTTATGTAGTAGCTTGTTTCGGACATGATTTGTTAGAAGATACAACCACAAACTACAGTGATCTTGTAAGAAGATTTGGAAGCGGATCATATGAAGACATAAATGTCGCCGAGGTTATATTTGCTGTCACAAATTCTAAAGGCAGAAATAGAAAAGAAAGAGAGGATGAAGCATACTATAAAGGTATGATTGAAACAAAAGGTGCAGTTTTTGTTAAATTGTGTGATAGACTTGCCAATATCAAATATTCCGCTTTGATTAGTTCAGATAATTCAAAATTGGAAATGTACAGAAAAGAATATCCAATTTTTGTTGACAAGTTGAAAGATTTTGTGGAAATTTACAAACCAATGTTCGAGGAAATGAAATTTTTATTAAATCAAGATAGATGATGGAGAAAAACATTTTTGTATTATCAACAGACAAACCAAGTAGGTTACATGTCACATTAAAAGCACCAGATGATTATGACCACCATAATAAATCCTTGAATGTTGATAGATCCAAATGGATTTTATATGATAAACCAAAAGGATCTGGAAAAAGAATATTTGCAAGAAACATCTATATCACTTCCAATGAAGAAATTAAAGAAGGGGATTGGTATTATTTGCCAAAAGAAAATAAATTCGCTAAATGCCCCAAAACATTGAAATTATATAGTGTAACTCCCCAATGGACTCAGAAAATCATTCTAACAAACAATGAAGACTTAATCAAAGATGGTGTACAGCCTATATCAGATGAGTTTCTAAAATGGTTTTGTGATAATTCACAACTTGAATTTGTTGAAGTTCAAAAAGTAAAAGATGTTACGGATAGAGCTTGGTATAATACAATTCTTTGTAGAAGTATTTACAAAACAATTATCCAAAAAGAAGAATTAAAAACATCTGAAGAATGGCAGAAACAATATTCACAAGTCACAGTGTTAGATCCAGATGGTTGGGATAGGAAAAATTTTCAATATTCTTGGTTTGAAGAAAAGATAACATATGGAGAATATAATTTAAGGCTATCCAGAAGCACTGCTATAAGGCAAAATCCGAAAGAAGAACTTGAAAGGGGAATTACAATTACTCATACTGGTAAAACTTTTGAAGATTCAATCAAAAGGGTTGATTCAGAAATTGAAGAAATGTCTAATGACTGGGACACTATGAGTCAACAAACTGGGTCTAAACAACAAACACTTGAAGAAGCTAGTAAAGATTATATTGAAAATACAATGAAGTTTTCATTTAATTCTTTAGAAACTAAAACTCAAGCCAATAGAATGTTAAAATGTGCTGAATTTGGTGCTAAGTGGCAACAAGAAAGAAGCTATAGCGAGGAGGAGGTTAAACATTTAATACACCAAGCTTGTCACCACTCAGGGGTATATATATTCCACGGATTTGAAAAATGGTTTAAACGATTCAAAAAGAAATAATTATATATGAAATACATAGTAATTCCAATTCTAAGAACTATGTTTGTTATATTCTCTTTAATATTGGTTGTATTGTTTGTCGGAATATGTCATCTGTTGATATACATATGGGATTTGGATAAAGTCGTATTAGAAGAATATAAAGATATTGTTAAACTAACATTATATGAAGAATTTCATATATCAGGTAAAAACAATTATTACTATAAGACACCAACAGACTATATTCTTAACAGAAAAACTTTCAATAAATGAACATATACAGAATTCATTATCAAGGATACGAAAGCAATAGTTACCTATTCTTAACTCACGAAAAAGAATTTACTTTCGAAGAATTCGAGGAGATATTTAGAATCTGTATAGAGGAAACAATGAAAGATGGTTTTTTAATATCTGATAATCTACATATAGCTATTAATTTGATGACTAACAACCATGGGTTCAATTTCCATGAAATACAGTCTAAACAGTCGGTTAGCATATTTACGGATACTACCATCATAAAAATTGAAAATATTAAAAGAGAGGATACTTAATGAATAAAACAATGGGAAAGACTAATTCAATAATACAAACCATAGTCGATAGAATAGAATATCTTCATGGGGAGAAGGTATTTGATATAACGAAAGAAGAAACCATGTCACTAATAGGAGAAGTTGCCTCAGATTTAATACAGGATACACCAGATCAGAGTTTTTTAACGAATCTAAAGCAAATGTTCTATGCTGGTGTAATAATGGCGAATTCTGTAAAATCCAGACAGAAGATCATAATCGTTGGTGGTGGTGCATCTGGAAAAGACACATTGAGAGAAAGATATGAATCCAAAAATTATGTCTTTGGTATAAACCACACCACAAGACCAAAGAGGGATTTAGAAATTGATGGTAAAGACTACAATTTCATATCAAGCGAGGAATTTGATTCCTTAGAATTCCTTGAACAACAAGAACATAATGGCTGGAAATATGGTTTAACAAAAGAAAATTTCGAAAATTCGAATTTATTTATATTTTCACCAAAATCTTTCAGATCTCTACCACAGGGAATCAAAGATAAATGTTTCTGTATATTGCTTGATATAGATCCAAAAGTTAGATTAAAGAGATTAGAAGAAAGATTGGATGCTGATTCTGCTACAAGAAGATTTAAGCAAGACGAAATAGATTTAGGTCTATTACACAAATCTGAATTTGATCTAATTGTAACAAACGAAAATTTCTAGAATCGAATTTGAATGTATATTAAAAAGAAAATATTATGCCAATAAGAAATAAGATATTTTATAGGGAATATTGTTCAAATTGTGATGACTTCGAGATATTTGAACGTACCAATAACAAGGATAAAACTTGCAATGTTTGTGGTACACAGCATAACCCTAATATTGATTATTCCTCCGTGGATAGGAATAAAATACAGGAGCAGAGACTTCGTTATGCAAAATATAGAACCGAAAATTTTAAAAGATTTTATGGTAATTTCAATTTCATCAACAGAGGATCTCTCCACAAATCATTGCACGAAATTCTGAAACCACAAGAATACCAAGAGATAATAGAATCTGATGCAGGTCTTGAGGAGGAAATCAGAATCGAGGCGGAGATACAATCAAATATTAGAAAGGAAAGAATTCTTGAACTTCAAAAATTTTCTAATACCAAAAGAAATGACAAGTGTCTTTGTGGTTCAAATTTGAAATACAAGAAATGTTGTCAAGATAAGCACAGTGGATGGAAATTATGAAAGATATTATAATAGAATCTGTAAAGGATTGTGCTCTTGTTAGAATTGGTGCAATAGAGGATGGTCACGATTGTTGGGGTAAACTTGAATATTCAAAATACAAATTCATTACCATGGATGGCATCGAACATATAGTTAGTAATGACTGGTATATTGAACACGATGGTAAAAATGTAACCAAGATACATTTTTCATTACCACAACAAAAAACATACCTCGAAGAACTATTTATCCCTTATGACACAGCCTTGAAATTAAAAGAGTTAGGATTTGATGAACCTTGCCTAGCGGTTCATTATGTAAATTCTTTTAATATTTATACAAAAAATAGAGGTATTAAAAATTCAGACAGAAATAGTGATCATATGTGGGTTTGTACAGCACCCTTATATCAACAGGTTTTTGATTGGTTTAGAGATGTGTACAAATTGGAAGGTATTACCCAACAGGCAGAAGATTTTGTATGGTATAAATGGAAAATAAATCAATACAATGGGAATGGCAAGAAATGTATTGCTGATTCATGTGAGTATGATATTTATAAAGAAGCAGAACTAGCTTGTCTTAAAAAATTAATTGAAATAGTAAAAACAGAGAGCCATGAAATTAAAATATTGGATTGATTATAAAGGTCTAGAAGAATATCTAAAATCCTTAAAAGAAGATCAAATAGAAAGGAACTGGGCGAAACCACAAAATCCAAAGTTGTTTGAAGGCCATTCTGTTTTTGATATTGAATACTTTGGTACATCTAGGAAAACCGAGAAAGAGAAAATTATACAACATGGTGAACCTTTTTTGGTTGATGCACTTGGTAACGACTTATCAATCTGTATATTGTCAAGAAAGAGATACAAATTACCGAATAATAGAATTGTTACTTCTAAATTTGTGACAACTATTATAGATGATTGCAGAAGTTTATATGGCACACCACTTAGTGGATATTGGAAAATACCTAATCAATTCATTAAACCATTGATTAAAGCCAAATTCCATCATAATAGAAAGTATGATGATTGGTTTGTTATTATAAACAAAAATAAACCGATAAATGGATATTTTTATGAAAAATCTTTTGAATGTTATATTACGGAAGATCATATAACACTTGATAATGTTGAGCCAAGAATAGGTGATGTAGTGTGTGAATCACACGGATTACACTTAAAGATAATAAGATAAATTATTATCTTTTAATATCAAATCCAACTCCAGATTCTTTAGTGATAGTTCCGATGTCGCAATCTTCTTGTTTTGGATTTGGTTCATCTGTGAATCTTATACAATATAAAATTTTCTTTGTGGAAAGCGACTGCACGATTTTATAAGTATTTTTTATTTTATGAACACCTCTACCTATGATATCTTCCGAAGGTGTATTTATATAGATTATTAAAAGTGAATCATTTTGTGAATCATACCTTACCAAAGTTTCATGTTTTTTAAATATGCCAGCATTGAAAATGTGTGTCTGTGGTACAACATTATAATACCAGAAAGTTAGAGATTCTTTTCCACAGTCAGAAGCAAAATCCTCAGCATTAGCCAAATGTCCTCTATCATAACCAGAATTAATATAATCAGAATTTGAAGCAGTCCAATCACAAGACAAGAATCTAAATTTGGATCTATCACAATCACCACCACCTTTATATAGTTTGTATTGAATAAATCTTGGATATTTCAATTTTGTATCATATATACATTTCAAAATCTTGGTTGAAAAAATTGTATCCGATTGTTGTGCTAAAGTTTGTGCACATAGCAGAAACAGAAATATAATTGAGATTTTCATAATTTTTGGATTTATTATAGTTCTATCTGATCTTTTATAAAAAACAAAAAAGGCTAACCAATTGGTTAGCCTTTTTATAAGGTTTATTATAAATTTCTATTAAACAACTGAATAGCCATTAGCTTCTTGGATCTCCATTGTCAAATAATTCAATTGTGGTTGACTACCAGCCTCAACGATTGAATATCTTGATTTCAATGCTGATTTAGGGGCCATTGTTAATTCAGCAATAGTATCAATTTTTTCAGCAAGTATGAAAGGACAGAATTTAGCACCTGGATCTTTTTCATTACCTTTTCTGAATACTGATAATCTGCCATCATTCAAATCCATCATAGGATCTTCATAAATATCAATATTGTATAAACTACCAATATGAGCCAAATTACCATCATTCAAATCATTGGGGAATGGGGCATATGAATAACCTCTAACATCTTTTACTGCTGAAGCGAAGTGTGTGTTCATAACTGCCTTATCACCACGACCTCTTCTTGATCTGTTGTTGATCACACCAGAAGCATACATCATACGAGTTATGATCCTTCTCTGTATAGTACTTAAATTTTCAGAGATTGCACCAGTAGATGGTAACACACCACCTTGTCCAGGAATTGTAAGCAATGAATCAGAAGCACCCAAATAAGATTTAGAAGCACCAGTATTAGTATTTACATCTAATAGAGTATTCAAATTAAAGCCATTAGCTTTATACATGTCATAATGGTTCTGCCATCCCAGTGCGAAAATTCTACCAAGAATGTGTTCGTTGATATGTTGAGTTAATTCGTTTTGCAAAATTGAATCACCAAACGCAATAGCATCCTCTCCCATATCCATTTTCATATCTTGGATTTGTTCGGTAGTATACTCGATATCAACATGAACCGTTTCAGCAGAGTAATTTCTAGACCAGTTTTTTACACCCAAAGAACGGTAGTAAGTACCTTCACCAGTTTGTCTTGACATTGCCTTACCATATTGTGCACCATTACCTCTGTTTAATGTCCAAGCATCAGCGTCATTTAAACCTGCTCCAGAATATCCAGCGATAAAGTTAGTGAAACCAGCAACATAATCAACCGAAGCGGCAGTAAATGTCATAGCATTAGTAAAAGTACCAATACGTGAACCATTAACTGCTGTATCAAACAAATCTGGCGTTGTAGCAGTAGAATAAGCTGGATCTACTGCACCAATTCTGAATACAAGATTTCCTCTTAATCTTTCTTTACCGACAAAAGTAACTGAAGCGATTTGTGCACCAGCAGTATTAACTAGGTCATATGCAGTACCATTTACTAGGTTTGGTGCAGTACCAACTGCAGTACCAGCTACTTGGATAACAAGTGGTTTATTAGTAGAAGAATCCATCTTACCATCAGCGTAGATTGGCTCAGCAATATAGATTGTTCCAGAAGATTTGGTCATAGGGACCATAGGCAATAGATCGAAACCGATTGTATTTGCAACAACTTCGATGAATACACCGAACAAATTGCCCATTGCTTCGCCAGATCCTTTTGTAGAATAAAATCCTGCACTGCCTGCAGATGGATTGTTACCAAAAGCAAAAGCACCTTTACCTGGGATACCACCAACTTGTGCCATTCCGTAAGCACCAGAACTTTCTTGTACCCTTGTACTTAACATACGAGTATTACACATTTCTGCGATTTTACTCAATTTTGATTCTGAAATCCTTTTGAATTTCGATTCGCTATCGAGAACTTTTCTGATCTTATCAGACCATTTCTCGACCAATTTTTCCGTAACTAAATTTTTAGCCATTTTTGTCTTTTTTCGATTTGTTGAATTTAAAATTTATTTATTTGTTGTTTTTTTATAACCCCAAAGCACGATCAATATCAGCATCAGTATATCCTAGGCCATCAAAATCCTCTGCTTGGTTGTTATTTACACCATTGAAAGATTCTGAAATTCTTGAACCACCTGTGTTGTATTGTTCAATAATAGTCTCTATTTCAGCATCATTGTTAATATTCCTCAATGAAACCAAAGAAACTATATTTCTTTTACTGTTTGGATCTAAAGATTCCCATATCTTTCTATGAGATTCTGAAACTCCAACCAAGAATTTCGTGTTCTTTTGTGATTTTTCCGCATCAACAAATATTTCCTCGATTTTTTCTGGTGTGATGAATCTTAATTTAGAAATACTTTCATTAACAAGTGATCTTTGATCACCGCCAAGGCTTTTAAATCTTGATTTCAATTCTTCACCCATTGAATCATAGGTTGCGTATTTAGTGGCAATTGAAATCTCTTCTCTATCAGCTCTCTGTTTTTTAACTGATTCTCCAATATTTGCAATTTTGTCACTAAATTTCTTTGTAAGAGATAAAATATTCTCTTTATTTTCTTTTATTTCTTCCTTTTTGCCAAGGATTGGATTAATTTCTTCTGTACCCTTGTCTAGATATTCTGCTATATCATTAACAAAATCTGTTTTCTTGTCAGCATCATCAGCTAGATCATTGTTAAAATCAACTATTTCATCAGATTTGTCGGCTAAATCATTAACAAAATCAACAATCTGATCGTTTTGATCAGCCAATTCATTGATAAACTCTCTTATATCATTCTCTATATGACCAACCAATTTGTTAACGACATCTGATAAAGATTCAGTATCATCAGACAATGAAGATAGAATTTCATCTTGGTGGTTACAATAGTCAAGAATACCTTGTATTTTCTCTGATTGACCATTAACTTCATCAACCATTTTATTGTGAGATTCCGTAACAGAATCTATGTGAGCAAACAGTTTAGCAAAAATTGGATTTGATTCCAAGGCTTCAGTTATGCCTTCTTTTTCTTCCTCTTTTTCGACAGTTTCTCCATCAGTTTTGAAAACTTCACCTTTTGCATTTGATAAAAATACTACATCATTTTCACCATCATTAGTTTTGTATCTGTAAACAATAGGTTCATCTGTACCATTATTGTCTTCTTCCTTTGCATCTTCGACTTCTCTTATGATATAGTTAACTCCATCTATAGAGAAAACATCATTAACTGAAAGCTTATCTTCAAAGAAAGAAATTTCTTTACCTTCAGAATTTTTCAGAATTTCTATTTTTTCAAGACCTTCTGATATTTTTCTGAATTTGGATATTTTGCTAATTTTCTTTTGGGTAGAGTTTATAGCAGTTTTAACTTCAGCTAAATTTTTGGTATGTTTAATAGAAGTCATTTTCATTTCAGATACTTGACTTTTTATTTCTTGTAACTGATTTGTGAATTTTTCTTCAAGGATTTGCAATGGTGTTTTATTATTTTCCATATTATTTTTTTCTCTGCAGATTGTTAATTGATTCTTTTTAGTAAGGTGTTCACAGATGATTTCAAGTTTTGCATCTTTGAAACCTGGTTCCCATACTATATCAAAAGTTATAATTCTATCAAGTATCGTTTTCCCATCTTTACCAACAAAACCCTCTGCTCTTGATGATATGGAAATCGGAATTCCTCTATCAACATAAGTCATTATGTTCTTACCAGATTGTGTTGGCAACAATTCAACTTCTATCCAAACCTGTTTTTTAACTTCATCATACCAAAGTTTAGTTATGATGTGAGAAAGTTCCTTTTTCAGATCAAGATCATATTCTTCATCAGATTTTGGATGCTCTGTTTCACCAACAAGTTTATTCTTTTGTATTAATGGTTGCAAATTTTCTACTAAAGGAAGATAATTTTCTGGAACATAATATCTACCGTTTTCATTAAGTTCTCCGCTGAAATCGGCACACATACCACGCAAACGATAAACCTTGTCCTTACCAACATTGGTTATTGATTCAACAACCATGTTTGATAATGATCTGTCAAAAAATTTTAGCGATTCTTTAATCTCGTTAGCCATTAATAAATTAAACTTAATTATTTTTAGTATTTATTAAATTCTAAAATATTAATGCTTATATATATTGAAACCTATCTACCAATAGAAATATTTAACAAATGGATATTCTAAAAGGTTATCAGTCCGAAACTGAAAAAGCTAATATAAAAGGTGCATCAGTTGCACAAGATGGTGTTGTTGTGAATCTTCTTGATTTCAAGGAATTTTCATATATTACACCAGAGAAAATAGCAACAGCATTGTCTAGATTGAAAAGATATTGTGGGAATTCACCAATGTCGGTTGCACAGCATTGTATTCGTGGGGCAGAAGCTTTTATGCTTACTGGTAAACCATATTTGGCATACATTTTTTTGCACCATGAAAGTTTTACAGAAGCTATGGGTTTCGGTGATATACCTGGTCCAGTTAAAGCCATATTAGGTGAAAGTTTGAAGATCCACGAAAATAAGCTAGAGGAAACAATAGCAAGACACTATGGTTTTGAGTACCCTTTCCCTAGAGAGATCAAGATTATGGATAAAAATCTCGCCCAAGATGAAATGACAGCCATGTTAAATACCAACCATTCTGTTTCTATAATGGATGAAAATACTGCATATCGTGAATTCGTGAAACTGCACTATAAATTGGTGTATATTTTAAGAGAATATTACAAAATCGAAGTTAATGATTTAACACAGTGTTCACTATCATAAAATGAAAGCATTATTCACAAAAACATTTGAACCAAAAAAGATATCCGATTTGGTTCTAACAAAAAGATTGAAATCTGATATAGGGGAAGCACCAACAAAACATGTTCTTCTCCATGGTAGGCCTGGTATGGGCAAATCAACCGTTAGCAGAATATATGGGAACAAATATGTTTCAATGAAAATCAATGCTTCCATCGATGGTAGAATAGATGCTCTTAGAAACGATATCTTGGAATTTTGCTCCACTGTTAGATTGGAATTTGAGAAGGATACTACATACAAGGTAATTCAGCTAGAGGAACTTGATAAAGCATCAGAATCTTTCTTTGATGGATTAAGGGGTTTTATGGATGAATTCGAAGATACGAATGTCAGATTTGTTGCAACTCTGAATTATATTAGCAAGATACCAGATCCTTTGAAATCAAGATTCAAAGTCATAAATTTTGATCCAATCTCTTCTGATGAAGATGCTGAATTATATGAGTTATATTGTACTAGATTTAAAAAAATATCTAGTTTAAGTCAGATGAAACTTTCCATACAGGAGGATCTCTTTAATATCATAATGAGAGAGAACTACCCAGATTTCAGGAAGCCTCTTCAAATTTTTCAACAACTTTATGAAAATGGAACTGTAAATCCAACCAAGGAAGATCTAGACATTGCAACCTATAACTTCATGGATTTATACAAAATCATGATAGATCCAAGTACAACTTCTGAGCAATTACACACAGTTTTGATTGGAGAGTATGGAATGAAATCTTTGGATGTTTTAAATTCAATTGGTCAAGATTTCTGTACCTTCATAATTAAGAATCACAAAAATCATATGAATATCGTACCGAACATAACCATACTGATAGCAAAGTACCTTTCAATGCTACCAAGAGTCGATAATGCACTTGTCATGAAGGCTTGTCTTTTTGAAATAAATATAATGCTCAAAAATAATCAAAAATGATGAAAGCCCTAATAGTACCTGCTTGTATGATGATAGTAATATTGTCTATTATGGTATACCAATCTAATGATAATGAAAAATCAGTAGAATATAGAACTGGTATAGTAGAATCACATTATGTTGTTTTTGATAATAGCACTATGAGTACCAAATATTTGACTGTCGTAAAATTTGGAAATGGTGAAACCAAATTGATAGAAGAAGGTTCTGAACCGAAATTATTTTTGCACAATATTGGAACTTCTGTTAAAATTAATACGGATCGCTGATGGTTGATATTGTCATAGATGGTAATTACATTTTCAATAGATTCGCATATGCACAATCAAACAGTAGCAAATCTTTTATCTTCCTTGAATCAGAGGAAGATAAAAGATTTTTAATTTATGCTACTATACATATGCTATCTAACACTTTCCAAAGATTCAAAGGATCTATTGGTGAAGTTTATTTTGTTTTTGATTCTGGTATTTCTTTTAGAAAATCTTTATATGGTGAATATAAAGGAAATAGACAAAAAGATAAGGTTTTCAGATATTCTGATCTAGAAAAATGCATGGTTAATTTTGGTGATATCACAAGGGATATTTTGAATCCGATATCATACAAGGATTTAGAAGGTGATGATTTGATCTATTTCATATCTGTCATAAAAGCCAATCAGAAAAGAAACCTCATCATTATGAGCGGTGATTCTGATTTGAGACAGAATATAATAAACACCGATGATTCTTTTATAGTCTGTTATGATCCTTTCACAAAACTTTATTTTGGTGAAAGTCCAATTAAAGATAAGACAGAATCATTTGATATAACTGAATCTTTATTTGATATGAATGCTTCAGATTTGCTTGGTGGTCTCAATTTTAATGGCATAGTGTCTACTATCAATTCAGATTCAAAATTCATAAATCCGAAAGAAGCACTCATGATAAAAATATTGAGTGGTGATAAAAAATCTGACAATATACCATCATGCTATCATTACCAAAAAGGTAAAACCATGATATCCTTTACAGATCTGAGAGCAAAACAATTGTTAGGAGAATTTGGTAAAATTGATTCTAAATTTGTTACAGATTTATATTTGGATTCAGATTTTAGATTAAAAATAGCCGAATCCATAACGAATTTAACGAAAACAGATATTTCAAATAAGAAAGACATATCAAAAAATATAATAAGAAATATGGATTTGATATGGCTCAACAGGAGTGTTTATGACAGATATCTGACAGATTTTCAAATTACAGAATGTTTCAATAGGATAGTTAACCACAAAACCAACCATAATTTTAATATTAAAAATTTTTCAGATTATTTCATAGGAACTGAATTTGAATATAAAAGTTATATCAATAGTACTGACAATTATAACAGAACAATATAATAATGGATTTAATAGACTACGTAAAATTGTTATTCAAAAGAGATGGTTTAGAAAATGTTCCAAACAATATTATTAAAAAACATTCTTTCATGACACTCAGATTCATGTCGATTAAATATCCAATACAGGCTTGTTTGATGTCAGAAATTGGTGCTGATGAAGTTGCCATTGCAAAATATTGGAATGTTATGATGGTAAAACTTTACAACGGGAATATTCCACCATGGATTTATACCAAGACAGCAAAACCCAAGAAGGAAAATTCCGATAAAGCCCTTGAAAATAAAGATGTTTTAAAAAGGTTTATCTATGATAAGGATTTTGATGAAAATGATATGGGATTTTTATCAAAAATAGATCCACAAGGATTAATAGATGAGTTAAAGAAAACTGAATCTTTGATGAAAAAAGAATCTAAAAATTATGAATAAAATCATGACAGACGAGGAAATCGTAAAAATGGATTTCTATGATATATGTGGTGTTGAATCTGTTGGTATGGCAGATGAAGAAAAAATAAAATATTGGAGAGAATTCGAGTATAATTCTGCCGATCAATATCATACGGGGTATATTGATTTACATCTTGGAAACTCTGTTATTAATCCAATATAAAAATTTTATGGCAGGAAAAATCGTTGAAACAAATTACGGCAAGGGCAAAACTAAAAATGAAGATAAACCAGATTATGGCAAAATGATGGTTTATTTAGATAGTGGTAAAAATATGATATTGAATTCTAAAAATGTGAAAGTCATTGGTAAATGGGATTAGTTTTGGTGGATTCTATCCTTAGAATCCACCAAAATATTATTTTATTATAGATTCAACACATTTTGATATCCAATATGCATCAACCAAATCAGATATTGGTGTTTTCATAAGTGTAATTTTTTTCTTCAATTTCATAGCAACAAGTTCTGGTTTGTTGGCATACCAAATTTTTCCTTTTTCAGAAATTGTGAATTTCTTCTCTGTTTTCTTTGGTTTATCATTAATACCAATAACTGTAATTTCATTTAAAACCGTTCCAGAATTGTAATACAGATTTTCGTTTGTTGAAATTGTCATGCTACTCTTTAAAGGTTTTATTGACGATTCTGTTAGAAGAAGTTCATTTTCCAAAAGAAATGTAAAAAATTCTGATTTTTTGTTTGATGTATTTTCAAGATAAGATTTATACATTTGGTATTTATCGAAATTACCACCACCAGCAAAAGATTTTATTCTTGGTCCAGGTATACTATAAAAATTTTCATAATTATCATTCAAAAGATATTTGATGACTTTATATTTTATTAGAGTTGATAATTCCACGATCTGTACAAGTTGGTCACCTATGCTACCATAGGAATAAGATTCTATGCCGACAACAATATCCTTTCTATTTATTTCTGAATATTTCTCAAGAAACAATTTTTGTATTGAAGCAAAGATTATATCCGCTGATAATACAGATTTTTCAAGTTGATCTCTTTGGTTGCACATGAAATCATCTGATTTTGTGGTTTTATCTCTGCTTACTACTACAAGTGTAACATCGGAAGAATTCGAAAGAGAATTTAGAATATCTGAACCTTTTATTATTTCTTCTGTTGTCTTCTTTTTTGAAGTTGTATAGCAGAGTTTTGATGAAACTGATATAAATTCAGTATTACCTTTATAATTAAAACAAATACCAGTTGAGTTTAAAGAAATATCTATACCTATGTAAAGTTTGTCTACCATATTAGTCATTTTTAATATATTTTTTGAAAACATTTTTTGTTCTTTGATATCCTATTTCAAGAGATTTCGATATAGCAGATATTGACATACCATTGTCTAAAAGTTTTTTTATTTTCTCATTTTTAGACATGAATTCATCTTCAATGATAGATTTCAATATAGTATCATCTATATTTTCAGTCATGATTTTTGTTTTGATCTCATTTTTAATATCGTTCTTGTATTGTATATCAAGTTTGTGTTTAGAGAGAAGAGATTTAGCAACATCCCAAGAAAGTTTGTCGGAATTTTTGTAATTTCCTATATCCAAGCCCGTATCTGTTATAATTTTAGATAGATTTATTGTAAAATCTTTTATATCAGATGGTGTAAATACAATATTTTTCAGAATTTTTTCAAGTATTTCCTCTTGAGCCATATTTAATATAATTTAATTTAATTTCTTTTTTTTATATATTGCGAAACTTCAATATCATTAGTATATAAACTATAAAAAAGAAAAACATGTTAGAAAGAGATAGTATATTTGGAAAACTAAGGGAATTTACAAAAGATATTCAAACAAGAAGATCAAATTTGAATGAATCAGAATCCAACAACAGAGAGAAACAATTCTTGTCTGGTAAAATGGATGGTGAATTCTCCGAAATTCTTTTTATAGAATCAAAATTATTAGATAGCCAAATAGAGATTGCGAACATTATAAACTACATCGATCAAAAAACATCGATATCCTCAAACAAATTCATTGGTGAATATAGAATGGAATTAATGGAACTCGATAAAATTGATCCATCAACACAGTCTGAAGATTTTGATTATAAAAGAGGTCTTGTTTTAGGTAAAATAGATTGTCTCATAAATTTAAAGGAACATCTAAATGTTCTAGGTAACGAAAAAGCCTTGAAAGATATTGATACTACAAGTATCAAACTTGTTGACACAGAGGATTAAAACAAAAAAGGCTACCATTGGTAGCCTTTTTTAGTATTCAAGAAATTAAATTAATATTTATCGTAAAAGTTTGTAATATACACCAAAAAGCTTAGTTGTATCTTCCAAACCTATTGTTCCGCCATTTATTGATCTCCTTACACTCTCACAGACAGCATTTGAATCACCTTTGTCTGCCCTAATATTGAGATTTGCTCTGTTCCAAAACCACCCAGCAGATAACAAAGGATATTTTGTAGCAACAAGATCTGGATTTTTGGAGATATCATCATTAACGAATTTATCGAAATCCTTATATTTATCAGCACCAGTTAATTGGAAATATCCTCTACCTCTGTGTTTCCATCCATCACCAGACAATTCATCTCCGTTACCCATTCTACCACCATACACCCTGTTTGCGATAAGTTCCTGTTTGCGTTCATAGGTTTTAGCAAATTTCAGTGTTGGGAAATATCTTGGGAATATTTGCATCAAACGGCCAGCACTATAATTAAGATTTTCAAAAACTTTGGTAAAGCCCCCACTTTCATGGGAGGCATTAGCAAGAAAATGCGACAATCTGAGTGGTGTGTTGATATTAAATTTATCAATAACCGATGGTAGTTCGTTTAAAACAGATTGCGGTATAGAACCTTTTAATTTATTAATATCCATTTGTTATTAATTAATAGCCTTGGTTATCGAAATCTGGATCACATCTGAATTTAACGGTAACCTTGTATAAATTGTCTTCGACATATTCAAGGGTTTTTGGCGTAATAGGTTCCATTATGAATATTGTATTGAAAGTCCAATTTTCCAAAACCAACCCATCCTTTCTGTGCATTTCTATGAAAACAGAGCCACAATAGTCTTTCTTTAAAGCCTGAAATCCAGATTGTTTATCATAAATGATTTTACTCCAATCTCTGAAAACATTGAATGGATATTGAACACCATTCGTGTCAACGTTTACTTCGAACTCCATTTCAAGTTCATAAACAGTATTCGGTGTAGAACCAGCAAAAGATCTTTTTACGAATCTATATTCTTGTTCAACTGCTTCTGGTACTCTATATGTATCCAAACCATCAATTTTTTTCAGCTGTTCTGTTAAAATCTCTGTCCCATACACATTTCTAAGTGGAGCAGGTAATGTGAACAAGGCTCTGAATTTGGTCTGGTAAACTGGTTCGTCTTTTGAAGTAGATGTTCTACTGCTTTTATAATCGTACATATTTTATTCTTTTAATATTTAACAAATTATATTTTATTATGCTGGTATGAAACCTCCAGATGATGCTCCACCTGTTCTAGTTATAGTAATTCTATTAACAAAAACTCTAAGCACATTTGGTATTTGAACAACAATATCAACAAGACCGATATTCTCTCTTATGATCGCATCTGGATTATTTTTAGAATCAAATATAACATCATTAAAGGTTATTGCTTTGAAACCAGTTTGTAAAGTATTCAGATAATTTTTCAATAAACCCTTAACTTCAATTCTTGTTGGATCATCATTATATTCAAAAACATAATTGTTAAGAATATTTTCCGTTTCGATTTCGATTTGAATTAAGGTATCTCTTGCATGTAAATCATTCAAAGTAGAACTATATTTTTTGAAAGAAGTAGTATTACCATAGATTTGCATAGAACCATCAGATGATTGTTTGATGGGGTTTATACCTTTTGCTTCAAGTAAACCTCTTTCTTTTATATCAAAATCTCTTTCCAATCTCAATATGTTCGCCCCAACAATAGAACCTCTTCTTTTACCAGCAGTTGGTTTGTAAGGATTACCAGATGTAAATTTTTCAACAAAATTGTTAGAAACATAAGCTGCTGGTGGAACAGAAACTTCACCATCGTCGTTTATGACAATATTTGGTGTAAAGAAACCAACATAAGACGCTCCATCTATTTCTTCTGGTAGGGTGTATCTAAAAGATGGTGCTTCAGCCAAGTTACCACCATCAAATATGTGTGCCACATTAAGAACTGGCAGAGGGTCGGATGGTGTTGGTGTATTAGTAAATCTTGGATCTGTTGAATTCAAGAATTCTTGCACAGATGGTGTGTTCAACAAACCCAATGCTTTAGATCTGAATTTGGCAAGTCTTGATAATAGCCTTTTCGAATTTGTCTCAAGACCACCATTGAAAGTATCAACAATATATCTGAAATTAACCATCTCTGGATCAATCAAAGTATTGAAAAGATTTGTTGATTCAAGAACACCATAGATCTCATTTACCCTCTGAGTCGTGTTGTTAGGCAAGGCGGTAGTTTTTATTGAGAAGCCAGGAAGATAAGTCAAATCAAATCTATCAAAGAAATTCTGGATTGGTTTATATCTTTCAACATAAGTATCACCAGATGGATCTATTATCAATTTGGCTGGATAATAGGTTTCAAGTGCAATATGTGTTGGTGATGGTGAATTGCTTGGATAATTATATTTCTTTATAGAGAGTATCTTTGTCAAGACCTCATTACCATCAGAATCTAGACCAATAAGGTAATCACCATAAGCTATCTCTGATTGATTAGCTATTGGAACAATGACAATATTCGATGAAATTCTTATAGCCTGATATCTTTTGTTTAAAGAATCTAAATAAGAAATAATATTAATGGTGTTAATATTTGTTATAGCAAATCCAGATGAATCGAAACTTTGACCAAATCCAATAGCCTGACCAGTCGATATTGGCACTGTTAAATCCTGATCTGAGAATAGACTAACTTTGAATATTGGACTATAATCATTATAGAAAGTTGAATCATCATAAATTTTATCAATTTTGATATATTGAGTAGCAATACCATCAAAAATTTTATCACCATCAACAATTTTACCAGCCAAATAATCAACAGCAAATGCAGAATCTGGTTTAGCCACATAGAATGTATCTGTACCATCAATTTCGAATTCTGTATGATTATATGTATAAGTCAATTGTGTGGTTGATACACCGTTTATGTCAACAAAAGATCCAGAATAAGTATTTTCTGTGGCTTTTAGTGGTGATGTTAAATCAAAAACTATTTGAGTTGCTGATTTTTGTAATCTAGTGATTGTTAAGACAGGAGATGGATTCGTGATACCAGCAGATAAACCTGCCGCTGTTGTTAATCCAATTACATGACTTTTTAAACTGAAATTATTGGAAGTAAAATTAGCGAATCCAGGGTTTGCATTAGTGATAGTGACAGTTATCTTGTTTGGTAAACTAGCTATCGTAACACCAGTGTAAGAAGTTGCTGTGTATGATTGTGTAACATTAGATTGTCTAACATATGCAAAATTGCTTACAATTCTTTTCTTATAAGATAAGAAATTAACATCTGTTATTGGATTAGAAAGCAATCTATGTCCTATTAGATCAACGAAACTTGTATTGGTTTCAGTATCATAAGCATCAAGTTCTTTTCTATCAATGGCACAAAGTAGACCTGTTCTCGAAGTATCACGATTTATGATATCTTCAATAAATTGAGAAACATTGTTTTTATCTTTGAAATTCGGTATGATACAACCAGTAAATTGTGATCTCACACTAACCTCTGGTAGATTCAAAAATTCTGTTAGATTTGAAACTATTAAACCATTCACATCAAAATACTTACCCATAACAGGATCAGTTGATAATTGCAGATATTTTGATGAATCAAATTTACCATCAATAACATAGACATCGATGAAATAATCTGAAATGAAATCCCCCTCCTTTACGAAACTCGGTATATCTTTAGAACCATACCATTCCTTTGCTGTAACATCATACCCAGTAGCAGATGATTTTCTCAATATGATAGAGCAAGGCGATTGTGATAAATTCACTATATTGAATAATTTTTTATTATCAACAACATCTCTTGTAGCAAGCAAATAATTTCTGTCTGCTCTCCAAAGTCTTTCTTTGTTATAGAAAGAAGACAGTAATTTTGATCTATTTACACCATTTGGATCAACGATATCCAGAGAAAATGACCTATATTGAGTTGTATCAGCGTTTGCTGTTGGTACTCCGTATACAGTTTCATTGTTTAATTTCAATAAGTTTAAGGCCAAAACTGGACCAGATTCCAATGCAATATCAAGAGATCTATGGAAAAAAGAGCCTTTTCTTTCCAAGGATTTATCTATAGAACCATATATCGATTGTGCAGTTTTTTTATCTCTCGTATTTATAAAGGTTAAAGTGTTGAATGGACCAGTTTTAGAAAAACCAACCACCAATTTAACAACTTGGTTGCCGATTTGATTTGGTTGTTGGGTATCATCATTGTATACTGTATATACACCTGCTCCAGACGAACTAAATTTTGAAAGATCTATTCCAGAAATTATTGCCATGATTACGTAATTTATTTTAAATATTTATTGTCGGTAATGGTCAAAGGAATATTATATACAATAAAAATTAGTATGGAAAAAATAAATAGAATCTCTTTTAGTGATTTTCTTAAAAATAAAAAAAAGATTATTGAATCAAAAATCTCAGAATCTATAGATAAAGCCTCTGAGTCGGAAAAATTGTCAAATGATGATAAATTTGATGTTTTTTCTGATTTATTAAAAAAGAATAACATCAAATATGGATATCTTTCTGTTGTACCACATGGAGCATCGTCATCAGTCAATGGTGAAAATATAGATTTTAAAATTGGTGTTGATAAATTCGATTTGAATTATGATAATGATATTTTATTATACAAAAACGGTGATCTGTTGTTAACAAACCCAACAGAGGATGAATTTAAAGAGATCATAACAACCAAATTGATTGAATCTGATGAATCTACAGGAAAAACTGATTCTGAAATTTTGACTGAACTCATAGAAGGTAAAAATTTCATTAATAAGAGGGAGGAGGATACTCAACTTATGACTAAACTTCTTGATATTCTTGTTGATCCATCAGTTAAGGATGGTGTAAAGCAATTGGCACTTGATAAATGTAAGGAATATTTGGAATTGACCTTCATTAACACTGATATAGACGAGTGTTATTTTCAAATAAAAGAATCTTTCAAACAGAAAGAATGGCAAAAAGAAATAATTTCAGAAGATGTTGTTAATGAATGTTTCCAAGAGATTGCTGAACTTTTGGCTAAAATAACCGATGAAGACCAAGAGGTTAAGACTTCTGATATCGATGCTGTTTGTAGCAAGATAAGGAATTCTAATTACAAAGATGAGATAAAGGACGAACTTTGTAATAGAATATATTTGTTCAATGAAAATTGGTTTTCTGATTTAAATAAGGCTAAAGAAGATTGGGCTGATATATTAACTCTTGCAGAATAATAAAGAAAAGCCCAACAAAATTTGTTGGGCTTTTACTGAACCTCAACCTATTTCTTTTATATTTTGCAAAACAATAGATTATTACCTATTGATAATCTTATAAATTCACCATAGCATCTTTTGGATTCGACCATTGCCTTATCAATACCATCAAATAGACCATTATGCATCAAGAATTTTGCATAATTCTCAATATTTATTTTTGTGCAAACCAAAAAATTTTTATTTCGAGAAATATTTTTCTTTGTGATCAACTTTCTTATAATTCTTCCCTTTCATGATTTTGTTGTCAGATATTCTCCTTAGAGCATAAACAATTCTATTTTCAAGAGATATTTCGACAAACATCAGTTCTGAATTTTCTTTACAAGCTTCGATAGCGTCCTCTTTATTATCAAGGAATTTTGACATGTTTGATTCCATAACATCTTGAAAACTTTCATCTGCGATATCTGTATAACCACAAACATTGTATCCACCAAGGACTGTTACCTCAAGATCATTTAAAGCATCGAGAACTTCTGCTTCATCAAATTTATCTGTGTTTGGTGGCAATTCGAATCCATTTTCTGTTTTAACAAGACTATCGAAGTAGTATTTCCTACAAAATTCAGCAAATTTTGTATTTCTACCAGAGGCTTTAGCATATTCTGATAATTCTTCAAAAATTAACGATATTGAGGAATCTCTTGTTTCAACAGATGGTACTGTTCTTTCTGTGAATTTTTTAACTTCACGACCACCACAAGTATTGAATTCTGTTACTAGAACTAAATGTTTGCTCATATTGTATCTTATTCTATTCTGTTATTATTTTCATTTGTTATTTTTGCTATATCAGCAAGTTTCTGTATTTCATCAGACATTGATTTAACAATCCTTAGTCTATTATCCTCTGTGATAAAACCTTTTGTTGCTATAAACAAAGCTTTTACTATTATTGATATTTCCCTCTCTGGATTTTTGGTGTACCAAAAAGATTCTGATATTATGATTTCCGATATGGCACTTGATAATTGTGCCATGCTATATTCTTTTTTAACAAGTTTATCGAATATAAATTTGGCTTTTTCTTTTGGTTTGAGTTCAGTATTTGTGTTTTCGAAACTATAAAATGTTCTGTCACCTATTTTGTGATATGTATGCATTAAAAGTAGTATATATAAAAATTATTTTAATATTTTATGAAAGTTTCATCTGGTATATGGTCAACAATATCAATAGATAAACTTATTAAGGAAATTAATACTACTGGTAGAAAACCAAAGAGTACACCTTTTTTTGATGGGGATTCTGAACTTCGAAATCAGAACATAAATTTCGAATATAACCAATGGGAGGCAGATGAGTATACAAAGATCTGTGCAAATCCTTATTATTTTACACAAACCTATGCTAAAGTTAAGACTGATGATGGTCAGAAAATTATAAAATTAAGGAAATACCAAAAAAGAGTTTTAGAGGGTTATATCAATTATCAAAAAATTATCTATATGGCAAGTAGACAATGTGGCAAATCCATTGTTACTGCTATATACATTGTTTGGTATATTCTAGCTAATACTGATAAAAATATAGTACTAATTTCACAAAATGGTGACAAAGTTAAAGATCTATTAGACAAAATAATGTCTATCTATAAAAACCTACCATTTTGGTTAAAGCCTGGAATTGTGACAAACAATACTCAAACCAAAGTTTTTGACAATGGAGTGAAAATAACTGGTCTTACTACTACTGCTAAATCTGGCGCATCTTTTACTGCAGATTTTCTTTATATAGATGAATTTGCTCTGATCGACAAAAATTTTATAGACGATTTTTGGAGAACAGCATTACCAACAATCTCATCTATACCAAGCCACAAGCTTATTTTAACATCAACACCAAGAGGATTCAACAAATTTTGGGAAATTTGGAATCTTGCTATAAATTCTAAAAATGGTTTCCATCCAATGGTTACCTATTGGTATGAAGTTCCTACCAAGGTTGATGAAAATGGTAATGAGATTTCATACAGAGATGAATTATGGAAAAAAGATGAGATAGCTAATCTTGGCGGTAACGAAGAAGATTTCAACCAAGAATATGCATGTCAATTTTTAGCTGGGTCAACTTTGATATTGAAATCCGATGAATTAAGAAAGATAAAATCACAAGCATCAAATTTTGTTAATAAATATCCACAAAATTGGGAAAATCTTGATCTACCTTATTATAATTTTTGTGTTTTCAATAAAATTGATATTTCAGAATTCAAAAACAAAAATAATCAATATACGATCATAATGGACATCGGAGGTGGAGAGGATGGTCTTGGTGATTATACTGTTTTCAATATTTTCAAGATTTTACCAATGTCTAAAGATGAAATCTTGAATCTTGATTATTATGGTAATGAATCTGGATTTTTTAAATCTGTACAAATTGCAATGTGGAGATGTAACAATGTGGAAATACCAGAGCAAGCAAGAATGTTCTACCACATTATAATTGATCTTTTTAATGATAATATAAAGGCTATACTTGAAGTAAATTTTGAGGGAAATTATTTCCTTTCAGAATTACAAAAACTTTATGGTGACAACAATAGAATATCAATACAAGATCTTTTTGTTAAATTTCTACACAGAATAGACGGAAAGACCGAAAAAATTGGTGTTAAAACAAATGTGAACATAAAAATAGATGCAACTAATAAATTTAAAGTTAAAGCAAAAAATAAACAGCTTATAATACTCGAACAAAATACTGTTAACGAACTTATGTCATATGCCAAGACAAAATCTGGATCATATGCTTCGAATACAGGGCATGATGATACTTGTGCTACCCTCATAAACCAAGCAAAATATATGGAGGCAAGAATGTATCTTGAGCAGATATATGCTATCATGGATGGTTGGTCCAAGGAGAAAAATATAGAATTTTCAAAAGAAATATCAGCCAAAATGGATGGTTCAGGTATTGATTTCAAAGAATCAGATGGTAAAAATTCTGATATGTATTCATTTTTACTTAATGGGGGTGAAGATTTGGAAGAGGATGAAGAAAGAGAACTTGATACATCAGAATTTGATGGTCTTGTTTAGATATAGAAAAGGGCAACAAATATTTGTTGCCCTTTAATTTTTATGGTTTTATATTGTTGTAATATCAAGACTTTCAACAAGTTTCTTCCCGTTGTATACTTGAATAAGATTTCCATCGAAGGCGAAATCATGGGAACTGTCATATTTTGAATCGAACCAGTTTTTAACTTTCAATAATTGAGCATCGAAATCATCTTTTGATTCAGTGATTGGAAAAATTATTGTATAATTTGTTATTGGATATGACGGTTCTCCTTGTGTTGTTGTGGAATAGATTTCATCATCTACCCCAACATAGTTTCTGTCATCAGATCCTTTATATGTTTTTCTACCCCAAGAATCTTTGCCAATATACGACAATTTTAAATCTTTTGATTCAGTGATTGGCTTATATTGGCCTTTATTATCTCTTTTATAGGTTTTATAATTTTTAGCCTCTTCTTCAGATAAAGATTCAAGAGCATCATTCATATCATTAATATCTTCAAAATATTCTCTGTCGAAACCATCTTTTTTAGTGATTTCAAGCATGTAATCTTTTTTGATTTTGGCTTCATTTATGAAATGACTGACACCAAGGATTATTGGTTTTCTGAAATTTAAAGATTTTGATTCATTTGTTATTGAAGATATTGTACAAACATCACCTTTGAAAGATCCATCAAGTATTTTAACAGTTTTTGATAAACCATCATTTGATAATACTTTAACTTTTGTACCAGCAGTTAAAAAACAAGAACCGCCTATTTGTCCAACAAACGAACAATTTTGATCATGATCTATTGTTATAATATCTTCTGAAGATTCGAAATAAATAGACTCATTTATTTCTCCTAATAAATATTTTTCTATGAAATGTATATCATTTGAATCCAAATCCTCATCTCGTCTAATTTGATAATCACCATCATCATAATCTATCTCGTCTAAAATTGTACTTTGTGATAATTCACCTCCGTTGCGTTTTATTGACCTTTTTATCATATCTGCGATGTGTTCCAACGAACTTTGTTTCAATGGATCACGATAAATAGACTCATTAACCCAATTATAAGTAACAAAATATCCAGATTTTCCGAAATTTTTATCACCCTTATCAGTAACTTTATCTTTTTTAAGTCTTGAATAACCAAATTTCTCAAGTTCTTTTTCAGCATTGTCTGGAAAGAAATATTCTTGAGATTCTTCACCAGTAACCTTGCCCATTTCTGGTGAAAGTTTGTATTTAGAAAGAAGTTTAACAAAGTCTTTGTGTCCAGATTTTCGATATGCTTTAGAGTTATCTTCTTTTATTCTTGATTCATTGATTTTAATTTTGTAACCAACTTTTTCTAAATAATCTTCCAGAGATGTTCTTTCTTTGGCAGAACAAGAAATTTCATATCTGATACCGTTTGGTATATTATCTGCCTTGTTTCTTTCAAATTCTATACCAAGTTTTGTTAAATGTTTAGAAAGCAGGATATCTTCCATTATTGAAACAGAAATGTCAAGATTATCAGATTTGGATTCCTTAACTTTGGAAAAAGCTTTATCAAATCTTTTCTTAGCATCTTTTTTATATTCATCCATCAAAGAACCACCTTTTGTTGAAAAATTCTTTTGGTTCTGTTTAGATGCTTTATCTGATACCGAATATTCAAATTCACCGTTTCCAGATTTGTAGCCGAGCATGGTTTTAGATTTACCCATTGCTTTTGAAAATCTTTCCTTGGCTTTTCTTTTGTATTCATCCATGGGAGATTCAGAATTTGGTTTTTTAGATTCACCAATCTCTATCATCTCCTTTATCCTATCTGATATAGCTTCTTTTACTTCATCATCTCCTGGTGATACACCCAGTCCAAATCTTTCATATAAATCGAAAACGAAATTACCAAAACCAACAGAATCTTTAGGAATTCCCAATTTATCATCTTTCGATTCAAGATAATCGAGTAGTTTTTGATAATTTTTTTCTTGATCAACAAGTCCGAAAGATCTCAAATCATACAGAATACTTGCAACATCTTCTATATCAAAACCTTTTGATTCAACTATTTTTCCAGATTTGATAGACATCGCTTTATCAAGTATTCCATCTATATCATCATCAATAGAAACCAACATTATATCTTCATCTTCATTTTCATCTCTCTCTTCATTGAAGGTTCTTTCAACAATAGCAACATTGTCATTGTCATCAACGACAAGAAATATTCCAGTAGAATTGTTATCTTTTAATGCCCAGACTGATATACCACCCCATCCAGCAGAAGAATATGAATTTTGTTTACCAAATAAAGATTTGATTTTGTTGAAATTTTCTGTTCTTATATCAGCATCTTTATCTTTTTCACCATCTAAAGATTCTTCAACTTTCTTGTTGTAAACCTTTAGTTTAGATTTTTGTTCTTTAGATCCAAATTTTTCAATATAGTTGTAAACTTCATCACA